CCCTGGAGACCCGGGGCTGGGGCTGGGTTCAGGAGGTCAGGGCGGCCGACCATTCGATGCAAATGTTGGGTGTGTGCACCCCACTATCTCTGGTTCTGCAAAGCTTGCTTTTCGTGCTGGTGCCAGAGTAGCTCAATTGGTAGAGCAACAGGTCACCGATCCTGGTGGTTCTCGGTTCAAGTCCGAGCTCTGGTCGAGGAAGTCGGTCCTACTATATTCCTAGATTGTGATAGAATGGCCGTACTTCCTTTATAATTAAGAACCCTCAGTGCAATCACTTGTCTGCAATTTGAAGTGATTACACGGAAGGTTCTTTTGTTTTGGGACTTGCTGCTTTGCTACAGCCCAGGCTTTTATGTGCAACCTTCTATTTTTATACTATGCAAAAGACCCGTAGGTTCATCAAGCCAAGTAGACACTTTTTACAGAAGGCCAGGGTAGCTCAATCGGTAGAGTAGCGGTCCCTGGAGTCCGCTGGTTCTCGGTTCAAGCCCGAGCCCTGGTTGAGAGGGGTAGTGTGTGGTCTGTAGAGAAACATGAGTTGATCGGCAGACCAACCTCCCCCTCTCCCCCTCTTTAAACAGTAGCGAACCTCTGCTCACTGCCCGGGCCCTCCGGGAGGTGAGCAGGAGTTGCGCTTTTCTTTCTCTGTTTTGTTTTTGCCATACCCAAGGCTATTGGCAGCGTGCCAATCTCACCCTGACAGCTGTCGACCTAATCCTGACCGTGAGAACTTTTCAGACTCATATCGAAAATGGGTGACAACTCTGAAGGAACAGTGTCTTTTTACAGTGTCGGGGTAGCTCAAATGGTAGAGTGGCAGGCCAACATAGCCAGCAGATCTCGGTTCAAACCCGAGCTCTGACCATCGAGGAGCACGTGTTATTCTAGACCTCTGTTCCAGCTAAGATAGCATGTGCCGTCCTCTTTGTTTCCAAAGTCAGTATTCAAGCGCAGACCATCGCTGCCTGGTGGCTCAGCTACCGTGGAGTGTTTCCCCCCCCCCCATCGCCCCGTCATAAGAGTATGCAAATCACAGTCACAGTGAAAGCAAGCTCTAAAGCTCTGGTCTGCTGATTGCCCCTCCGTCGGGGTAGCTCAATTGGTAGAGCGGCAGGCTCATCCCCTGCAGGTTCTCGGTTCGATCCCGGGTCCCGGCGCAGAATTGAGACCGGGTCGTCTCACCCTGGCGGAAGGAGGCGTCCCCGAGCTCCTCGTCCTTTTCAGCCACCTCCCACAATTTCAGAGTCTTAGAAAGATTATCTGACACTGTGTGAGGTGTTTTTTTCTTTTCCCCGACCCCCAGATTTCCCAAGTCTTTTTCTTTTGGTGGAAACGCTAGCGATGGTCTAAACTCTCCGACCCACCCAGTGCCTTTCTAACAGCGCACAGCCGCTTATGCGCCCAAAAGACCATGTCAGGGAATTCCCCAATGACGCCAAAGTCTAAGTCCCTGTACAGGCTTAAGTTTTTTAGAATTCCCTAAAACACTTGCCAGGGTAGCTCAAGTGGTAGAGCATCAGGCTAGTACCCTGTCGGTTCCGGTTCAAGTCCGGGCCCTGGTTAAAGGTGGAGGTGCGGTAACCTCCTAAGAGTACTGTTGGGATATCGCGCCCACCTTTATTGTAAGGATACTCTCATCACCAATGTAAATTAATATGTAGCAAACATTGGTGTGTGAGCCCTTTTGAGCCCTTTTGGCCCACAGGCCGCCCACGACCATCTAGCCTCCCACCCAAACAAGAACAGTTGCAGGTTTTGCAGTTTTCCTTAATATTTATCTTTGTGTGGTGTTCAGTCAGGCCTTGCTCTCAGTTTCTATGCCCCCAGGCTGGTTTCAAACATTGGTCAGAAGGCTATCTTTCTTGGTGGTTTCACTTCTAAACATGGGCCATTAAAAGGGAGGGAATTGGCATCATTGAGCAGCGGCGACCATGTGGCTGGCCACCTTATGCCTTCTTTCCTGCATACTAGGCCAAGGCATAGCTTATTGGCCATCAGTGGTCAACATCGAAACCTACCCATTTCCTGAGGATGATACCAAGGAGGATATGAGGGACTACTTGTTTCTGGTGCAGAACTGTCTCCTGCAGGACAACTTTAATGCCACATATTGTTCTGATTCATTCGAGAAACTGGATAAAAGAAGTCATTTTACCCTACCAGACACCTGCAATGTCAAGACCACCTTCCTGGTAAACTACAACAGGCATAAATATGGCATGTTTAAATTTGAAAGTAGACTCCCACTACCCACCATGGCTTCTGCCACCTCAGGAAGGGTCATCAAGGTGTTGGTTCTAGCTGAGGCTGGCCGGCCCTGGAAACGCCACTGGGCCAACCTGGCCATGGTCACGTACTCTAATGTGGTCCGACTCACAGACTTGAATGCTAAATTTAGAACCAGGTTCTCCAGGATCTGGTCAGTCACTCTAGATCGCCACGAAGTCGATCTGGATCTCACCTTTGCAGGATTCTTATTTGCAGCGCCAGAGAGCGTGCAGCTGACCCTGCTTATGGATTATGTTCCCACATTTACCTGGTGTGGTCAAATATCTCTCAAAGACCCTGATCTGCCAGTGCCATCGTTTCAAGCCATCAGAACCTTACCAGTCATGTGTTTCCCCATGTGGAGGTATCTTAATGGGCAAGACTTTCATCATCAAGATGGGTGTCACCAAGAATCCAACTGGTGGAATCCTACCCATATCATCCCAAGACTGAACCCTGGTAGAGAATCTCATAATATAACACTGAACACTTGTGTGTGTCACGTGAAGTATAACGACCTGAAAGAACTAGACGCTGCCCACAGGATCAAGATTCTAACAATATCCAATTTTTTTGGCTTCTACAAACCACTGTATGTCCTAGTAACATATTTTGGTTCATCTGATGTTAATGTTGAAGGGCCGGCCCCACCGCTACAATACTGCGTGGTCTTTATACATAGAGGAAATTATGGCTTCTTTAGAACCCGACAACGGGGAGACCCCGACTGCCCTTGTCACTTTTCTTTGGGAAGGGACGAGCTTGTGCTAGTTGGCCATTATGTGGACGTGAAGAGAATTGTAGGTATCACTATATTTTTTGATGGGCAAGAACACAGAATCTCTTACCTGGGAAAACTCTCCAGAGCTGCTGTCGTGGGGGATGATACAACCAACAAAATTTTTTTTCCTGGTCAGCAGTCCTAAGCCTGAATACATGTTTACTGGGGACCAGATGTAAAGCCGCCACTTCCCACTGTACATTATTATGCAAATTAAACTCAGTGCGACAAACCAGGTGGTGAACAAAGTTCTTTTACTGCAGAAAGCGTGGGGGAGTTCTTACCATCTACAGCTGCGCCTCTAGAGGAACGGTTGTGTCATGACGGGCTTCAGTCCATTAAGTTGATGCTGTCACCTACTGAGCGCCAACTTCCACAGTGGGCGTGGCAACCACATCAAGCATACCAAAGACTACCCTCTATCAGCCCCCGCCGTCCAAATATGCACCCCTGGAACAGTGGCTGTTCACACACATGCAAATGATTCTCGTGCCACTTAGAATGTTCAGTGAAAGTTTTCCCCTTTTTAGATGATTGCCAGCGTAGCTCAATTGTTAGAGCAGCGGCCACCAAGCCTGCAGGTTCTCGGTTCAAGTCCGGGCGCTGGCATGAGAAGAGTCTGTTGAGTGGCCGCGTAGGTTGTAAGCTATCTCATGTGCTCTTCTTTACCAGCACTCACTGGGGGTTTGGTCAGGGGATCAAGTAGATCTGACCAACCCTAAGTGAGTTTTTCTTCTGGCTTAACACAAGATTTTTATCTGGATCTCCTGGAGTTGTGAAAGAGTGTCCGAGACCTGGTTGTGTGATGGAATTGTCTGGTCAGCCACGCTTCTCCTTCCAGGTGTGTTTACAGAAAAAGTTATGTTCTACGTTAGCACCTTCACTGTTACTCCTCGCCCCACTCCACAAAACCTTTATGACATTTGGATGGTGGAATAATAGGAAGAAAGATATCAGGGTTCATGGGGTGTTGGGTCGGGAGTTTAGGCAAAGGTCTTGTAGGTGCGCCTAGACTCTCTGTACTGCCAGTCGAGCCAGAGTCCAACATCATGGATGAGTTCGAGCAGATTGGCTGTATATAGAGTGGCTCATTGTTAAGGGCATCATAGATGTTTTCTTCAGGACTTTCTGCAGGGTTACCTTCTTCAGGCCTTGGTCCAGGGTTCTCTATGTTCCTTGGGGACCTGATGGTCGATCTAAATTTATGGAATCTCGCCTTTAGGGAGACAGGAACGCGCCACCTTGGCCAAGATCGGCGGTGGGGTTTACCCCCAGAAGTGGAGGAACTGTTTTTATTTCCTGCAGGATGGCCCCCACGGTGATCACATGGCACTTGGCCTAAGATCCAGGGCTCTTTGGGACTGTTGTGCCCGTCTGTCCCATCACCCCATAGCACTGGATTTTGTGAGGATCCACCAGGCCACTGGTTGGGAATCTTTCCTTGTGGGGGTGTTGGGGCCATTACCTGAAAACGAAACCTCATCAGACTAGTGCCTGTTGAAAGCCCCTCCAGTAAAAGGATCGGTCTCCCACCCAGTCAAAGTGTCAACATTTGAAGAAGGAAGTTGGAACCTCCAGTCTCGACTACACACATAATTCCCATAACTCATGTTTTCCAAAAGACTCCTCTTTAGTCGATCCATACTTCCTGTTTTCCCTAAACACTCTTGATATATTGTTGGGTCCAGTTTTACTGCCCCTGCAGAGCTCCACCTACCCATTTTTAACCTGCTGCACTATGACCAGCACAGGACTTTCCCTGCTCACAGTCCCTTCAAGAAAAGGTTTCTTCTTGAGGCCATTGGCCAGGGTAGCTCAATTGGTAGAGCGACAGCCACCACCTACGTGGTCTAGTCTGTGGATCTCGGTTCAAGTCCGAGTCCTGGCCAGCTATAACGCGCGATTCCACACAAACTGTGTGGTATGACTCTGTATTCTTAGCAGTTCTGCATCAGTCACAGCCCCGTTCTGGATGCTGTAGGACACTCAAGTTGCTGTACTACAGCGTGCAGAACGTTTTAGGGCCATCACGTGGTTAGACTCTCTAGAAGTCCCCAGGATTTCACCTAGTCCCTGCCGGCCCTGCGTGGCCGGGAAGTCTGTCTCGCGGCGGTCTCTTCTTTATAAAAAAAGACCGTGACTTCCGGCGTGTGCTAGCGCCGGCTCTGCTAGCAAGGCTGGCGCGCCTGTATGCAAAACTAAGCTGGACTCTTGAGGAGCTAGAGTCTTCTTCCCCACGCGCACCAGAGTGGCTCACCTGGTAGAGCACCAGGCTGCCCATCCTGTTGGTTCTCGGTTCAAGTCCCAGCTCTGGTGACTAGGTACCCGCGTGGCCAGAGTGTTTAGACCCTCTAATCCACTTTCTGGGTCTCTCCTTTATAATTGAGGTTCCCGGCGAATGTTGGATAGATATGTAACTTCTCACATTTGCCTGGAGCTTTTTTGCCACCCAAGACGCGCTCACCCCCTTCCCCTGACCTCAGAATTTAGGACACTTTCCTGGTTACCACCACATGTCTTTCATGCAGAGAAATTTTTGCAAGCAGCCGATACGCCACCCCCGGTCTAGAAGACACGTCCCACCCAGGAAAACATTCCCACCCAAGATTTTTCCGCCCTGAATCAGTTTTGGCAAAATCTCCACCCACCATTCCCTCTTAGGCCCAGAATACATACCACCCTGTGCGTGAGAGTCTGTACCACCACCTCACCCAGAAGCGACTGGCTAAGGAAGCAGCTTGAGAGGGGAAGTGCCTAAAACCTTCCCGAAAGCTGAAAGTCTCTTCTGCTAGTCAAGCGTGGTGCAGAGCTGATGGTACCCGAGGGGAGGGGGAGATGGGACGAAACCACCTGACTCGTATCTTTTTAAAAATAGCTTTATTTTTAACAAAAAAATTTCCTCTTAAGTTACTGAGTATCAATGATCCCCAAAATACTCCAGCCTGTACTGTTGCCCCTCCAACATCAAACTGACCCCAACCAGCTTAGGCATCGATGTCGGAGCCACCAGGACCTGCAGCACATTTCGAGACTGGCCCTCAACCAGTCTAATGGGACACTGCTCACTGGAAGTTGAAGTCCACACCCCATCATGACTTGTCATCTGTAGAGCACAATGATAAAGCTTGCTGGATGGTCTCACAGGATTTTCATGTGTAGAATCAAAATATGCTGCCATCACATAAACAGGTGAAGTGAGAGAATCCAGGCCAGCTAGGTCAGCTAGGATCAAGTGGTCCATGGCAGGCAGTGGGCTCACGCTGTACTTGTAGTAGCATGGGCAAGTGTTCATCTTAGCCTGTTGAGGTGGGCCTCCAAATGGAGTGAGCAGAGACATCTTTTCCATGCCAGTTTCAGCTGTGCATCCATCTACCTCGCAAAATTTTGAGGTAGAATATCTGGCACTGTTCTTACAGACCGGGGATCTGGCACTCAAACTTGGTTGTGGGGCAGATTCTTCAGAGATGGCGCCAATCTCTCCACACCAGGTAAAGGTGGAGGAGTAGGGAATCATGACAGTCACTTTGGCACCCGGCCACTGCTCCAGGAAAGTTGCTCGTGTGAGCATACCATCGTCCACATAGGATCTTGGAATGTCAATCATCCAGATAGTCATGTATTCACTGGCATAAACAACATTGGCATCAGCCAGGCCAAAGGTGTACAACCCAGTCTGAAGTTCCACATAGGCATAAAACTCCTCCTCTGGGGTCTCTTCTGGGGTGTTTGATTCTGCCACCACCAAAACTCGTACCAGGTCATTCACTGGTGTGCCACCCACAGAAGGGAATGGCAATCTGCCTGTTATAATCTCTTGACCCAGCTCTTCCACAGAAACCCATGGTGCACCCATTTTGTTCTTAACATTACAGAGCCCTTGGAGCTCATGAAGATTTTGTGCCAGAACATCTTTCAAAATGCTAGCACACTCAGTCACTTCTGTCTCTGCTGGGGTCAGACAGTGGGCTTGAATTTCAGCTCCTCGCTTGATCTGAGACAAATCAACAGACTGGGTTGTTACTCCAGAAGAGTAGGTGGTCAGGGCAGGTCTCAGGCCTATACTAGTGCTCTCAGCTACAACTCCTACAAGCAGGAGTATGCAGCATTTAATGAGCATAGAAGGAGTCTGGAAGGCCATGGCTGACGCTCTCCCAGAATCTCAGGTAGGTGCCCCTTAAATATGCTCCATGGTTTAGCCAAGCCTAGCCTAAGCAAACACAACACTTTCTGTAATGCCCTATGAATCACACAAAGGTGCACTTTTCAGATTCTTGTACTGCCTCTGTGGGATCAAATATAAAACTGTTTCCTGGTTCTCTGCTAATGACTCATTTCGTAAGTGGTGGTTAGGTGACAAATCTAAGTCTGAAGGACCACAGTGACCTGCTATAAATGCATTGCTATGGACTTAACAGCTGGAAAGCTGGACTATATTAATTGTGCCATTGTGGCACATTCTCTCTTGCCATGTGAAATTCTACCATCCTTGACTGATTAATGAGCCCTTTATGAGGGGGGGAAACGCGCTTCACCACCCCACGCTTCCGTATGGAACCTTGCTCTATAAATATGTGACCCTTTAACCCTATCAGCTGTTATGTTTCCTATCTCTTAAATTTTATTATATGTTTTTTTATTTTACCAACGCCCTATGTCACTGAGGTGGGCCGCAAAGTACTATATGGCGCCAGCCTCTCACAAAATCTATTTTAAAGATAGTCTTGTGGTTACAGTCTGCCACCTGCTATATGCCCCTGCACCTCATCAGGCTGCACACGTCTTCCCGGGAGAGCTGTTCAGAGCAAGATGTCTTTCACCAAATCACTCAGCAAGCACCTACGTGTCACGCATGCAGGGGTCACCCAATCCCTTTCAAACAACTCCTATGAGAATTTCTTCTGCTGACAGGGGTCCACTTTCTGCAAGGACTGTAGCTGGCTGTTCTAGAAAAATTTGAGGCAGACTTTAAAACAAGTGTGTTATGGTATGAAAAGTGACATTTTGGCCCTTGTTACCATGGTTTTTTTTAAAATTTGGTGCCAATATGTATGGTACACATAAGGCCTTTGGGACTACGGTACCACCACATAGGAAACTTCTATGTCTTCCCTCATAACACATTTTTGCACCCCTCTTCCTCAAGTGTTCTTTTTTAGGGTTCTTTTTTTTCACACCTAGAATGTTCTTTTGGGTGGCGTATGTTCTACGTATGCAGCAAGTCAGATGAGTGTATGGTGGGCACCCAGCCTAGATTTTTAGTTAAAATTCACCAAAAATTCTATTGGGCAATCAGGGATGATCTAATTATCCATGGAGGCTATAAAAGGTCCTGCCTCACATCATCATTTGCTCTTGTTGCGATGGGACCGTTAGGAAGACCCTGGGCTATGTCCTTTGGTTTCTTTTTCCTGGCGGTCATCAGCCTAGCCACACCCACCCCTGGAGAAGATGATGATATTCCTGTAAAGATCCATCGGCTGACATTCGTGAAGGGACTGGTACCAGATGTTACTGGCGGGAGCAGCTATTATGTCTGCGTATATCCATCCAGGAAATTATTCTGCACTCCTACCCGCTGGAAAGATTTATCCAGATTCCTGAACTCTGAAACCTTGAACCAGGTATGCAGCGCCCGGACCATTTACAGTGTTGTGCCAGTAGAAATGCTTAGAATCATATCTTTGCCGCTTCCACCTGAGATCAAGTCTATCGTTGGTGGGTCGATTAGAAGTCAATATGTATCCTTTCCAACTTTCATCTCCCTGCATCCTGCCAAGTTGCCCATCTGGAAGTCATTCGCCAACCTCAAAGTGTCCATGAAATTTAGATCCAGTCAGTGGGAAGTTGCCTTTAGTGTAGTTTCAAAAACTGATTATGCCATAACATACTGGGCAGAAATACCTGGATTTTTGATACACGAGTCCGCTACCATAAATCTCATCAACCAACCCCTCCTGGCACTTTATGCAGATTTGCACGTGGACATGGTTATGCGGCTGACTGATAAATTTATTTATTGTCAAACATACACCCTTCAACAAAAAAATTTGACTGACCCTAGAACTGGGAAGAGACCAACTTCCTCTGTGCTAATTCCTTCTCCCCATGTGAAGAACTGTCAAATCAGGAGAAGGAATGAGACCCATTTTGTGGAAACTTGTTCCTCGGCATGGGATAACTATACTTCTGAGGCTCATAATATTTCAAGGAACAGTTCTTCAAGAGGTTCAAATATCACACAGCTGGTCAACATTACAGCCAACCCCTGCACTCTCCCTACCTTGTGGGATAACTGGCCATGTTATACCAACTACAGAAGTTCGCCAGTACCAGAGATTGTCATTCATGAAAATATTCTCCTAGAGGGGCGGGCAATTTATATAATTTATCACCAAATTGGACTTTTCGATCAGCCACGATTGTGTGTGGCCACTTTTTGGATGTCTAAAGAGGAAACGCTCCTCATGCAGCTTGATTACCCTTGTGAAGTTTCTGTAGAGAAAAAGGGTAAGAAATTTTTGATCAAATCCATTGTGTCGACGTATCATGCCATTTCCATGGTTACATTCATCTGGGAATATGGTATTGAGATTTATGACTTTCTAGAATAGCTGTACCCTGTCAAGTTTCAATTCCTTGTGGCCCTACCCCGAATCTCTATTAAAGGGTTAATAAAAATTACTTTCAACAAAATCATGACCAACTTCCACTTTTTCTGCGCAGTATTGGTGGGGATTGTGGGTGTAAATGGTGACAACATGTGCCACCACCTTCCTCAAATGCCCACCCTACTTCCATCTTCTAAATTTACACCAGTCACACGCGGCACCACCCTGCAGCTCCGCTGCCGGCCAGGGTTTACACCAGGCTCGGGAGGGCGGAAGACAATGACTTGTTTAGGGAACAATATGTGGACTCCTGTTCCTCCCTGTAACAGAAAGAAGTGTCCCCACGTTGTTTTCCCAACCAATGGGGGCGTTAATTACCATTTTAAAGACAACGAGACCAGGCCAAGTTATGGTACTGAGGCAACATTTTACTGTAACTCAGGCTACAATCTGCTTGGACAAGATAAAGTGTTTTGTGAGGTCCAAGAAAATAATAAAATGGGCTGGAGTGGTGAGTCTCCCATATGTGAAATAAAAAAGTGTGCCCCCCCTACGGTCAAATCCCCAGTTTATGTCTTGCAGAACAAAGATGTCTATAACACCCGTGAGGTGGCCAGATTTGGCTGCCCAATAAATTTAAAACTATATGGGCCATCCCATGCAGTCTGTGTAGGACCCGAGTGGACACCATCCACCAGTCCCTTTTGTCTGGAAATTCCCTGTGGCCAGCCCACAATTCCACATGCCACAATACACCCTAGGCCAGGGGCACCCCAGGGCTCCAGAGAACTTATTGTTACATGTAATTCAGGCTATACCCCCCTAGATGGTACCGTCCTGACCTGTGAAGGGAGAGGTGTCTGGAAACTGCCCCTCCCAGAATGTGTTGCCTCAAAACCAGGAAATGATGGAGATTCATATGTGACGCCAGGTATGCCTGAGCCACCCAGCGGTCCCACCTCGTCAGACATGAGCACCACTTGGAGCACGCGAAAGTTGACCAGCAGCACTCCTCCTGACCCTGAGGTGCAAACCATGGATAGCTACGAGGATGAGCCAACCTACCCTACCAGCCCTAAAACTGCCTCTACGGCGTCCCCAGTCACTCAAACTGTCCCACCACCCAAAAGGTCACCTTTAATGACAGTTTTTAAATTGCTGGGCCTTCTTCTAATAATCCCCCTTTTAGTTGTCAGCATAGCTGTCATAGGCTTCCTGATTACCAGATGTTGCAGACTCTGACACGCGGACATTGTGTGGGTGGTTACTTTCTGTTTCCCATGACTCACATGTTTGGCAGCAAGCCCGCTGCTAGACAGTTGGAAAAGCATACTTTTTTATTGTCCAGGTTTCAACCTAGATTATAAAATCCCAAATCTCCTCATGTTAGCCGCGTCCTCTCTTCCTTTGGACACTCATCATGGAGACTACCAATGTCTGCACCCAGGCTCCTCTTGGACCTGCTGGTTACATCTATTACCAGCTTGTGGATGACTTTCCTCTAGAAGAGGCATCTCTTTTATCCACCAACTTCACCACAGCCAAAGCCTGCTTTCTACCACTCTTAACAGGCTTAACTGTTGAACCTGGATTTAACTTCAATGTCAAGGCGCCATGTCAGAAAATCATGTTTGAATCTCTGACTGTAAAGCCTACAAAATACTTTAATCAGGCGATAGTATTCCACAACAGTAACAAGATTCCCCCAATCTTTCATGGAAGTGGATTGGAGCAGCTATGTGAGGCCACCAGGCAAATGTTTGGGTTTTCCAGCTTCAAACCTGACACAACTAAAGGACCGTGGAAAGGAAGTGCGCATCTGCCTCAGCAGCCAGAAAAATATATTGGCTGGGTAGTTGTGGCAGAGAGTTTCAAAGAACGCCTAATTTGTGGAGAGTTGGCACTTCTTTCAGCCCTGGAACCCATGAAAACTGTGACTATAAATAACAAACCTTGCTTTAAAATACCCCTACATGACACCAGATTCCTGTCTACTGACATACCACTACCATTTTATGATGAAAATATCAGCAAAATTATGTATGAGAGCTACTATACCAATTTGGCACAGGCTGTGCGCATCAGAGATGTCTCTGGACTGATAGAAGTCCTGCAGGAAAGGGCTCTTACAGAACAATACAAAACAGCAAAATTGGCCAGCCTCAAAACATATCCTGCAGAAAACTGCAGTGCGGGCAATCTGGAATATGCAGTCATCGACGCTGCAGTTTCAGAGCTGGCCATAAGCCATGGCCTTGCCTTCCTGGAAGCGCCTCAGGAGGAGTCTCCTATCCTGAACTATCTACAATGGCCCATGTTTGCAGAAGACTCTACTCCAGAAAGAAGAATTAAAGCACTCCAGGAGTGGAATGCCAAGATGGCCATCCATGTCCACGCTCAAATCCTCAGTGCCAACTCTGTCCTCTACGTGACCAAAATTGGACAGTCTCCTGGTAAGACTGCTGGGGGAAAACAGGATGACAATTTCCTGAACCGCTACTACATGCAACATGGCCTAGGTCACCTCAATGTGCAGACTAGAGATGAGAACAACACTGTGGTGTTCCCGGGGGTCCCTGATTCCTGCATGAATGGTTCTACGTATACTGTCTATCATCTGGCATATGCGGCGTCCATGTCTCCACACATTTTAGCCAGGGTTTGCTACTACCTTCAAATGTGCCAGAACCAGCGCCTGGCCTGCACGCCCCAGAGCACCACCGTGCCCGCCTACGTGACCACTGCGGCCAACACTTCAATGTGTGATCTTTGTGGAGGAGACCTGCCAGCAGTGTGTCTCCACACCCTATTTTTCCGTCTACGGGACAGATTTCCTCAGGTGTTGACTCCTCAGAAGCGGGACCCTTATGTGGTGACAGGAATAGCCGGCCCCCACAATGACATGGAAATTCTTGGAAACTTTGGAAGTTTTAAAGAAAAGGATGATGATCAGGAAAATGGGCAGAAATATTCATATTGGCAACTAAATGCCAATTTAACTGAAAGGTTGGAAGAAATTGGCGTGACAGTTTCCACTCAGGCGTGCCAACTCATCACAGATGTGGACTCTTTTTTGGCACTCTTCAAAAAGATCGATGCAGTCGTGGATGAAGAGGCCATTAGGTTTAATGAAGGACTTGTGAGAAATAGTGTCAACTTCAAAGAATCTGTCAAGTCTATTGCCCATGTGCTACAACTGCAGTGTAATACCAACTGGTTGCCACCATGCCCAATCATCCAGAACCTGTTTACCAGGTCCTTCTTCACCATACTTCAGGACATGTCATTCCCTCTATGTGTGACACACCACACAGAAAATCCTCTAAACTATGGGACCGTCAGTACCTGGATGTCTAACCATTTCCAGACCCTATGGAGCAACTTCAAATCAATCTGGTTTGACAAGGGGCTGCTAACCTGCAGTGACATGAGGGTGGTCCACAATGAAACCACCTCAGATATGGAAAACCTGGCTGCAGACATTCCTAAGCAAAGATGTTCCATTAGACTGTCCAGGGCACAGATATTTGCTCCCAAGGTACTGAAGATAAAAAACAGGATCATATTTTCCAACTCTTCCAGCACAGAATCCCTCTCTGCCAATTTCATAAAGGCTGGGAAGGCAGAAAACCCCATAACTTCGGGACCATACATCCACTTCTTAACACAGCTACATAAGCAGCTGTTCCCAACAACCAAAACTGGAGCCTATTACATCTGGCAAACTTTCATGTCAAGCAAAAAACTTCCACAGGCAGGCTCCACTAATGCTAAAAAACTCTCAGAGTTTATTTCCTATCTCATGACTAACAGCGTGGCGCACGATGAGGTAAATGTGCTGGACTACATACCAACCACCCTTATGGCCTACGCGAAGCAGCGACTCAACAATGCCATCTTGCGGCTATGTGGACAAACGCAGTTCTATGCCACTACCATGAATTTTCTTCAGCCCACCATCCTTTCCATGCCCAGCCTCGACTACCCGCACGTGGCCGGCCCTGTTCCCGTGAAAGACCTGACCACATATATGGACATTACCCGGGACAAGTCGGCCACGGTCATCCAAAGTTCATGCAGGGAAGACCCAGCCGCAGTGTGTAAGATGCGCCCTATCGTGACAATACCCATGATGGTTAACAAATATTCAGGCTCCAATGGGAATAATTCTATCTTTCAAAGTGGTAACATGGGGTATTTCATGGGCAGGGGGGTTGATAGGAAATTGCTCCCAGACATTCCTAGGATGAGAAAACATGTAAACACATCTATGAGAAGAAGATATGCCTTTGCTACACCCATGACTGAGAGTCTATTGACCCAGCCAGGTAAGAGTGCGGCCCGCACCTTCCAGCTAGAAAAAACTAGAAAGGTGATCCATGATATCATATGCTCTGGGAATGGGGAGCCTGAAAACCTGGTATTGGGATTGGTAAAATGTTTAGGGCAAGAATGTGCAACACTAACATCAGATGATGTGGAATTCTATCTGGGGGAGCATGCGTTTATGATGAATGATGTGATGGAGGTGCTGGAAACTTTAAGAGGTTCAGGGTGTACCTTCAGCGAAGAGAGTGTTCAGACCCTGCTTCCCAACCCCAGCCCGGGCACCTCAGAATCATTTGTGGAGGTAACAGACAATATTATAACTAGTCTCCCAGAAATGTCTGTTACTCAGTTTACTACAGCCCCACCAAAACGTAGACGCATTGCCACCTTTGAGGATATAGATTTATAATGTCTAAGGAAATAGCTGTCATCTATGCTCAGATTTATGGACTATGTGTGGACCTCAGCCTAGTACCATACATGGATCCCGGAAGCTTCCATCTCAGTGCCATCACCAATAATTATCACAAGCTCTGCCAAATTCAAAAAATAATTGGTGACCACCTGCTAAGCAATAATTCCCAAACACCTTGTGCTCTTACGCTGGAACTTGAACACTTGCTCTCCAATGCTATAGAATTGTGTAAAAATATACTCTCACATGAAAATACTTGTACTCCTTTACTCTGTAATAATCAGTGTCTGTTGGATATGAGTTGTATGGTCTGCTTCTATGGTGGAGACACCGTGGATGTACCATTGGATACCATCAATAAAGTTGACATGTTATTCAAAAAGCTGAATGTGACCTTTTATTGTACTTCCTTTAACCACACCATGCCTCTTTTGAGGAAGGTTTTCGCTCAGTTGGGAAAATTCAGAGGACTATCTCCCATACCCTCTCCTGGTATCTATGACATAAGCCAGCCCTGTATTCAATGCCTACAACAAGTGGAATATTTGCCAAACCAGGGCCTTTCCAAGGACACCTTGCTCAGGAAGGCCATCTGTAATCATGTGTTTCCTATGGTGCCCCCCGAGCCCATCGACTTTGCACAAGTAGGCCCATCACCATCCACAGTGCAAAAGTCCTCTGAGGATGCAGTGGTCATGGCACGTCCCCAGGCCATGGTAGAGTATAATGTTTTTTCTGTACCTACCAGTGACGTGCTACAATTGTCTAATCTGCTGTATTGGACCTCCTCTGACCAACTCACCACCTCTAGCAACATCGACTGCTCTAACCTGTCAAACATCTATGCACGTGAAAATATGCTCCTGACCTCCTCAGAAAAGGTTGGGCAACTGTGTCACAGAGCCCTAAAAAAACATACCCCCTCCCCCTTTGAATTGTTATTTACAGGAGGTTTGGTCACTGAACATTCCAAAATTGTGTCTGCTCTAAAGGATGACTGCACAGCTAGTTTTCTTAAGAAAACAAATTATGCTGACTCCCTCAAGCACAAAAATGAGATGTTTGCCTCTCTACAGAGTCTCCTAACAGGCTCATCATCTAGCCAAAAACTTAACCAAGAAAAAGTCTCCCAACAGGACAGACCTGAGAAGGGCTTTGCCCATGATGCCCATAAAAGAAAGGAAGCATACCTTAAAAAATTGGCAGATGAAGGCCTCAAAAGACTGACCAATTCATTAGACGCCAACATTGCCAACTTGGAAAAACTCTTAGGAATTAGGATCTGGGGCCAATCAGTTTATGAAGAGCTGGCCAAACTCCTAAATCACTTTCTCATTAGAAATTTTCTAATACAATCAGCTTCCCCCACAGATTGGACACTGGAGGAAACAAGGGAAAGGTCCCAGTTTATCAAGAGTATTCTATACGGGCACTCAATTAATAAGGAGCATGTCCAAAGCCTGGGAACAGTGTACTACAGACTGCTTAATGGTCCCCTCATACAAGAAAGGGGACTTTTCAAACTCCCCATCAATATCATTCTAGCACAATCTTTAGATGCTGCAGAGGTCTTACCCCACCAGAAAATTTCCATGTGTTTTGATGTGACCAATATAAAAAGTCCCAAAGACTGGATCGATGTTCAGTTTAATCAATTTTATAATTTTCTCCAAAACACTCCTCTAGCTGGTGTCCAGGAGCAGGCTTGGAGGTATATCAGGGAGCTGGTACTTAGTGTCACCGTTTACAATGTCATCTGGGAAAAATCCTTGTCAATCTGCTCTCCGTCTGATTTTCAAAACATCAAAGACTTTGAGGCGCGCTCCGTAGACCTGGACACTGTATGCCTGACATTTGAGACCTCCTGTCCCCTCATACTGATATCAAAAAATCAATTGAGGGTATTTAAAGACATCTATTCAATGTTAAATTACCACTTGTACATTTGAACTGGTTCTCAGCGAGTGCTGTGTGTACCCGACAGTGAAAAGTATGAAAATCGCCCCCATAACCAATCTCTTAACCATTCTGTGCCTGCTGTGCTATTCCCAACTTTATGTATGCCAGCCAACCACGCCGGGCCAGCCATCAGACGTGACACCACATCAGACCACTCCAGCAGAGACGCCCCCGCCCCTCTCCACCAACACTAACAGAGGATTTGAGTACTTTCGTGTGTGTGGGGCGGCCGCCACGGGGGAAATTTTTAGGTTTGATTTAGACAAAACATGCCCAAGTACACAGGATAAGAAGCATGTTGAGGGCATCCTACTTGTGTATAAGATCAACATTGTACCCTACATCTTCAAAATCAGGCGATATAGAAAAATAATTACACAACTCACCATCTGGAGAGGCCTAACAACTAGTTCTGTTACTGGCAAATTTGAAATGGCCACTCAGGCCCATGAGTGGGAAGTGGGAGACTTTGACAGCATCTATCAGTGCTACAACAGCGCCACCATGGTAGTTAACAATATCAGACAGGTATACGTGGACAGAGATGGGGTCAACAAAACTGTGAACATACGCCCCGTGGATGGATTGACAGGAAATATCCAAAGGTACTTTAGTCAGCCCACTCTCTACTCTGAACCTGGTTGGATGCCTGGCTTTTACCGTGTTAGGACTACTGTAAACTGTGAAATTGTAGACATGGTGGCACGCTCTATGGATCCCTATACCTACATCGCTACCGCCTTGGGAGACACCCTGGAGCTGTCCCCTTTTCAAACATTTGACAACACCAGCCAATCTACTGCGCCCAAGAGAGCAGATATGAGGATTCGAGAAGCCAAGGATTACAAGTTCGTGGATTACAATAACAGAGGATCTGTCCCAGCTGGACATAGCAGGACCTTTCTAGAGACCCCATCTGCCACCTACTCCTGGAAAACTGCCACCAGACAGTCTGCTACGTGCGACCTGGTTCACTGGAAAACATTTCCCCGGGCCATACAAACTGAACATGAACACAGCTACCATTTTGTGGCAAATGAGGTCACCGCCACCTTCAATACTCCCCTCACCGAGGTAGAAAATTTCACCAGCACCTATAGCTGCGTCACTGACCAAATCAATAAGACCATCACTGAATATATCCAAAAACTGAACAACTCATACGTTGCCAGTGGGAAAACACAATATTTCAAGACTGATGGTAATCTATACCTCATCTGGCAACCCCTCCAACATCCAGAGATTGAGGACATAGACGAAGAGACCGCGCCAGAACCAACCTCAGCCCCACCCAAGCCATCAAGGAGAAAAAGGGATGTTGCTGACAGCGGGGACTCCAATGGAAATTCAACATCTGGGGTCTCAAAGGGTTCAGAAAATCCCCTGATTACAGCCCAGATTCAATTCGCCTATGACAAGCTGACCACCAGTGTTAACAATGTACTTGAGGAGTTGTCCAGGGCATGGTGTAGAGAGCAAGTCAGAGACACCCTCATGTGGTATGAGCTGAGCAAAGTCAATCCCACCAGTGTAATGTCTGCCATTTATGGAAAGCCCGTCGCTGCCAGGTATGTAGGGGATGCCATATCTGTGACAGACTGTATCTATGTGGACCAAAGTTCAGTCAACATCCACCAGAGCCTGCGGCTGCAGCATGATAAAACCACCTGCTACTCAAGACCTAGAGTCACCTTCAAATTTATCAACAGTACAGACTTGCTAACTGGACAGCTTGGTCCTAGAAAAGAAATTCTGCTCTCCAACACCAATATAGAGACATGCAAGGATGAAAGCGAGCATTACTTCATTGTTGGTGATCAAATTTACTATTACAAAAATTACATTTTTGAAGAAAAGCTAAACCTCTCCAGCATCGCCACCCTGGACACATTTATAGCCCTCAATATATCATTTATTGAAAACATTGATTTCAAAACAGTAGAGTTGTACTCCTCGGCTGAAAGGAAACTGGCATCCAGCGTCTTTGACATTGAGTCCATGTTCAGGGAATATAACTATTACACCTACAGCCTCGCAGGCATTAAAAAGGACCTAGACAACACCATCGACTACAATAGAGACAGGCTTGTTCAGGACCTGTCAGACATGATGGCGGACCTGGGCGGCATTGGAAGATCTGTAGTGAATGTGGTTAGCACCGTGGTCACATTTTTCAGTAGTATTGTGACAGGGTTCATTAAATTCTTTACCAACCCTCTAGGAGGAATATTCATTCTACTGATTATTGGGGGAATAATCTTCTTGGTTGTAGTCCTGAATAGAAGAAACTCACAGTTTCATGATGCACCCATCAAAATGCTGTACCCTTCTGTGGAGAACTTTGCTGCCAGACAGGCGCCACCTCCCTACAGCCCCGCTCCTCCGGCTATAGACAAAGAAGAGATCAGGCGCATACTTTTGGGTATGCATCAGGTACACCAGGAAGAGAAGGAAGCCCAGAAACAACTACATGACTCCAGGCCTTCTCTGTGGCAGAGAACCACAGAGTTCATCAGAAATCGCAGGAAGGGCTACCAGAAACTTCCTCTGGAAGATGATTCAACTTCCCTCTAGTGGCCGCCTTGTGACTCATACACCTCAAAAACTAATACTTTGAATAATAAAATGGTTTCTGTTTAACTTATATTGTGCTCTCCTTTGTTGAGTTTTCTACCCATATAGGCTACTCTGTCCGCTCACTACCCTAGCCTCAGCGCACCCTCTTGAGTTAAGATGAATTTTTACAATCCCTACCTACGCAAGGGCTCTAAGAGAAAGGCTGACCAGCCTTGCCAAGAAAGAACCGGGCCCGTTGAAAACATACAGAGGTTAATTCCTTTGTGTTTTGAGACCCCCGGGACGTCTGGATACAAAACTTTTAACTCGACGCTCCCCCCGGTGACATTTTTGGATGACCGGCAAATAAATCTTCCGCTTCAGCCCGGACGGTCTCCCTGGACTCCACCCAACCACACTCCTTCCCCCAAACAGAGAAGTGGACTTGTTGAGAACTTGAAATTTCATGTCTATGACATCATTTCATCCTGTTACAGCCAAGACCGCTGCGAGGACGTTCCCTTCAGATTCCAGGCGGATATTATTCCCAGCGGGACTGTTGTCCATCTCTTAGGTAAGCTGGAAAATGGGCAGAGCGTGTGTGTCAATGTATTTGGTCAAAAAATATACTTTTATGCTAAGGCTCCAAACAGCCTCGTGCTCAGTTCTGCCATCCAGGAAGTTATGAGCCAGTTCAAGGGCAAGCGGGGTCCCTCCTTTCACATAACCCAGGAGGAAAAAATACCACTGGTAACCTACACTGAAGAATTAACTAAGGTCTACAAAGTTACCCTCTCATCCTCCCAATTATTGTACCCAATCTGCGATAAGCTCAAGGCCCTTGGCATTGACTTGTTCGAGACCAACGTGGACGCCTGTCAAAGATTTATGATTGATAATAATTTTTCCACGTTTGGTTGGTACACGTGCGATGTGGCCGACCTTCGCCAATCTAAGAAAGACTCTTTGTGTCAGCTAGAGCTAGACTGTGGTCTAGAAAACATCTGTCATCACCCTGAGCTCTCCTCCTGGCCCCCCTACAATATCATGTCATTTGATATTGAGTGTTTGGGAGAATGTGGGTTTCCTTGCGCCCTAAAAGAACATGACTGTATTATTCAAATTTCCTGTGTGACCTGGAACTGTGCAACAAACTCCATCTCTAAACTGCTGTTCTCCCTGGGTACCTGTGACCCCATAGAGGGCACTGAAGTGTATGAGTGTCCCTCAGAATATGACCTGTTGATGGGCTTCCTAATATTCATGAGAGACAGTGGTGTAGAGTTTATTGCAGGATACAATATTGCCAACTTTGATTTGCCATACATCATAGACAGGGCCACCCAAATCTATAACATTGACTGTACCCAATTCACCAAACTGTTGACAATGAGGACCTTCGAAGTGAGGAAGCCTATAGACAGTGGAGCTGGATTCATGAGGGCCCAAACCAAAATCAGAATATCAGGGGTCATTCCAGTGGACATGTACACTGTATGTAAAGACAAACTCAGCCTCTCAGACTACAAATTGAATACTGTAGCAAAACACTGCCTGAATATGGAAAAGGAAGACGTCTCTTACAAAGATATTCCAGTACTCTTCAAGGATGGCCCCACTGGTCGGGCCAAAATTGGAACATACTGTGTTATGGATAGTCAACTGGTCCTAGACCTGTTGAAATACTTCATGGCCCACATCGAGATTGCAGAAATTGGGAAGCTAGCCAAGATCCCAGTCAGAAGAGTGTTAACAGATGGACAACAAATCAGAGTTTTCTCTTCCTTGCTCGATGCTGCCAGGAGAGAGAACTACATCCTTCCATCTAATCAGGCAAAGTGCAGCAACAGCGGGTACCAGGGAGCCACGGTCATAGATCCCATAACAGGATTTTATAACACACCTGTACTGGTGGTGGACTTTGCCAGCCTGTACCCAAGCATTATTCAGGCACATAATCTGTGTTATTCCACTATTATTCCTGACAACAAGCTTCAGATGTTTCCTAACCTGACACCCACCGACTATGAGACGTTTACTCTCCCCAGCGGCACTGTTCACTTTGTGAAAAAACACAGGAAATGTTCTCTATTGTCAAGACTGTTGACTAAATGGCTGGCCAAGAGAAAAGAAATACGAGCACAACTTGCAGCTTGTGACGATCCCATCACAAAGACAATCTTGGATAAACAACAGCTGGCCATCAAGGTCACCTGTAATTCTGTCTATGGCTTCACAGGAGTGGCAAGTGGAATGTTACCTTGCCTCCAAATCGCAGAGACAATCACTTACCAGGGCAGGAAAATGCTTGAGAAGTCCAGAGCATACATAGAAAACATAACCTCTGCCACTCTTGGAGCCTTGATGCACAAGACTTACAACCCAGATGCCTACTTCAGAGTGATTTATGGAGACACAGATTCTCTTTTTGTGGAAACTCAGGGGTATACTTTGGAAGAGGTAGTGGAGTTTGGAGAGATGTTGGCAGACACAACAACCAAGGCTCTGTTTGTGCAACCTATAAAACTAGAAGCTGAGAAGACCTTTAAAAGCTTATTAATGATCACCAAGAAGAGATATGTGGGGACACTGAGTAACAACAAACTGCTCCTGAAAGGGGTGGATCTGGTCAGGAAAACTGCTTGCAAGTTTGTCCAGTCTGCCACCTCAACTGTGGTCTCGCTGATTTTGAATGACAACGATGTCAGAGCAGCCGCCCAAACAATGAGTAACTGGGGGAAGCTGGACGTCTACAGGAAGGGCCTGCCAAGTGGCTTCAGTAAAGTCATTGAGGCACTTAATCATAACCATTCACAATTAATATCCAACTCTGTGGATATTGACCATTTGACCTTTACTACCGAACTGAGTAAGCCCTTGACTGAATATAAAACCACAAACCTGCCCCACTTGGCGGTCTTTAAGAAGCTTGTCAGCAGACAGGAAGAGTTACCACAAATTCATGACAGAATACCTTATGTATTCATTGACGGTAGTGAAAAGGGCCTAAAGTCTGACTTGGCAGAGCACCCCACCTATGTGCGTCAGCAGAATTTAAGAATTGCACACAAGGTATATTTTGACAAACTGGTCCACTCAGTGGCCAATATCATTCAGTGTCTCTTTGACAACGACACGGACTACACAGTAAAAATTCTCTACAATTTCCTGAACATCCGCCCAGACCACATATCTGAGATTGCTGAACTTTTAAACATCCAGACTGGTCATGGAGACACCCCCATCAATTATTCTTGATCATTGGTGCGTGACCTGGCAAGGCCACCAATTTCTCTGCAGAAACCTTTCAAATATAAAAATTCTAAACAGAAGGAATGGATATGCCACTCTAGACATACCACTGACACTTGGGGACCTGATACAACATCGAATGGCTCATGGACTTCGTGAAAATCTGATGGCACACAGATCCTACTCCCAGAGCATACCCTTTCTAACGTCATCGAATGAAACACCTGGCATTGAGCTTCTTCCTAAGGTGATTAATGATTTTAGCACTCCATTGTCAGTGGCTATAAAAACTAACATCCCTTCCATCGCTGCTAACCAGCTGCTTTTTTACATAATTTTCATCCAACCCTTACCTCTGACATCCATGTCATGTTATGCCAGGCCCCTGTCTCTAGCTTCCACTACCACCACTAATGGCCTGTGCCAATCGGTCTGTGTTTTGGACAATAAACCAGGGATCCTGATCACAGCTGCGCTGTGCAGAGATCCCTCCAGTGGGAAATATATCAGTAAAGTCCAGGGACCAACTTCATTTAGCCTATTCAGGGTTCTAAATCTCAAGCTATGGGGAGAGGATGGAATGGTTTCTCAAAAAGTAAGACATCTGACACTTGATAAAGATTCCCTGGATGAGGGGGTCCTCCAACTGTGCTTAAACATGTGTGGTGTACCTGAGGAGACTCTTCAGTGTGAGTTATTATTAGAATTGATCAAGGAGCCTACAAATTTCATATTTCCAGCAGCTTTCCCACCCCCCATAAGTCTCCCCAACAGAAACTGTATAGAACTGACTGGTGACACAGAAAGGTTTCTGAAACCAGGTGATGTTATGAAACTGAAGCACAGGCTGCTTTATGAGTTGGGTCAGAGGGGAGACACACAAAAAAATGCCTTTTTGATTGTTGGGGCGCATGCACCTGAAACAGTGTGGATTTCACCAAGTCTATGGCTCCCAGGCCAACCACTATATATAAACATAATAAACCTGTCCCACAAACAACTGCTCTTGTCTAGAAATTCCATATTGGCCCTGGCTATCCCTATATCTTATACTCACGACCCTGCCTCCACACCTGAGACTACAGAGACTACCATTTGCTACTCTGGAAACAGCAGAGAACTGGTCTGTGGTGCTGCACGCGTACTGGAAACGCACTTCAGATTGCCTCTAATAACCTCCAGGGAGATTACAGATGGCAGAGAGTCACCCATGGAGTGGCAGGCCCTCTAGTTCATCCACAAGAGGGGAGCCTACCTTTGCCAACTATGCCTGGAAGCATACAGTCAAACACAACAGGATTGTGATTCGCAATGCCCGGCCACTGGTCATCAATTTTGCCACTGACAAGCTTCCTGTGCTCAAGCCAGTCAACCAGATCATACTTGAAGACGCTGGCACTGTGGGTTCTGCCCTGAATCTACCTGAGGAGTCCATCTGCACCAGACCAGGCCTCCTCTTCTTTGGACATTACAATAACGCCGTGCCCATCATCCCCATCGTGGACTTTAAGCCAGATGAGCCCCTACAGGTTGTCCTGGCTGCCCACAAGACCATAGTGGTTCCTCCAGGGGACTTTGTCATGTTCATCCTCTGTGTAAATTTTGAAAAACTAAAATCACTGGACCTGGTGATCCATGACATGACAACCAACAACATCCCTCTACCTCCAACTTGTGGACAGACCTTCAAAAACTTCAACACAGCCACGCCCTCTCTGGAGATGTATGGAGATGTCCTAGAGTATAATGATGACCAAAAGACCTGCGTCTTCACAGCCGTCTTTCCCGGCCCCCACCGCCGTTGCAGCCTCCACGGTCCCCTAAATTTTATGGGATTTGTTAACAGTGTTAATTTAACTGGAGGTATACTCAGGGTGTACTATTCTGGTGTAGGTGGACCCGCCCCAGAAAGCATACTTGTCAAATTTAAAACCTCCTCTGCTGTGGCCTTCAGTAAGAACCCATGCCAAGGACACGTTCCCAGCCAGGATGATACTGTGATCCCTCTGGTGTATACCGGACCCACCCTGAGGCTCCTCCCCATGGAAACCATTGGTATTCCCTTCAATACCTCCTTTGTGGCCCAGAACCCTGACCTTAAAGCCATCATATATGATAACAACTTACAGGACATCAGGGTCTCTCCCACCATGTGGACTGGTGAACATACTCCCATCTTAGCCCACAATTTAACTGCTGCAGTAAAACTTATTCACCATGGGACCGCGTTTGCCAGAGTAGCCTTTTTCTCAACCAAAGAAAACAAAAAGGCCTGCACGCTTAAACTCTGTCCCTCAACCATCCTACTTCCAGGTGGTGAACTGAGTCTAGACACCTCAACCCTCCCCAATTGTTTCAGGTAATGCTTGTTATGGCTGTACAGAGTCTAATAAATAAAGATGATTAAATGAAACTTTGAATGTGTTTTATTTCCACTCAGCCTACACACAGCAAAGTCTCATACACCCAAGTTTACAGCAGGCCCTGCATCTGGAGTTTCTGAAGCGGGTGGATGGTGTCTCACATGCCTGCCCCTGGCCAGTCTTTGTGGGCTGTTGGGTGGCGATAGCTTCATCAACAGAGTACACAGTCACAGTAGAGTTTCTGGCAGCACAGGTATCTAGGCACGTTGCTCCTTCTACCAGCAAGTAAGAGGAGCTGGCAGAAAACACGATCATGGACAGGAGGACAATTATGACGAGAAAAACTTGCAGTCTTCCATTGAGGAGGCCGTTGTGGTTCACCAGCAACCACGTCCCCATCACTATCAGCAACAGAGTCAGGGGTATCAGGAAAAGGGGTAGACAGACCTCCATCGCTGACACGACCTCATCATCGCCCCATATCCACTCACGAAGTGGTTTAGCTTTCCACTTCGTGGAATACTCCTGTCCACATAGCGCACACTTCTTGTGATGTGACGTCTCCAACCAGCCCCGTAGACATTCACGATGAGCCAGAGCACAGGAACCCTTACAGGCACAGAATCTTTTAAGGGGACCCTCGGGCTGGTGGCAGATCCAACAGAAATCTGATGTAGAGTCCATACTGCTTGCCACCAGGTAACAGCAGGTAGTGTAGTAGTCCCAAACGAGGGCCAGACGAATATAAGCATGTACACATTTGCATATTGGTCACTGGTACTTTTTCTAGGGCGTAATTTCCCTTTATCATGAGATTATTCTGTCTTAACTTTTCTTAGGTCTGGAACCTGTGGCTTACCACCGCACTTCCTACGTCTGGGTTTAGGTGCTGACTTGTCCCTTTTACCTTTAGATGACTTATTGCCATGACATGCCCCGTCTACCGCCTCCTCACCACCTTTAGAACACTCCCTCATACTCAGTAGTAGAATTCTTAGAAAGGTTTTCCACAGCCGGTCTCGCCAGCCGGGGTTGGAGCATAGAGCGAGCAGGCTCCGCATGGTCCTAATTGGAGGGCTCCAAATAGCACTCTGGAAAAATTCCAGGCTTATATGGGCTCCGTTTTTTCACATCCCTCAGAAAAGGAAGGGTTTCGGTGAATCTTGTAGCACCAGAAGGAGTGCCTAGTTGAAACTTTCAGTCATCGCGCCAGAGCGCACTCAAACCCAAAAAATCGATATCTCCCCTGAAGCATAGCTCTCGAGGGGCCGGGTTACTAAATTAAAAACATAAACATAAAGTGGAGAGGTAGAGATGTTGCACCGAAACCAGCTGACCGAAACTCCCGCGGCGGCCAAGCACAGGTGGCACTATTGATTTTTGTTAGGTAAACACTTCAAAAAGATGCATTTTGAAGTGTGACAAGACGCGAGCGGCTGCACAGGATCGAAAGTGCGAACAGTCAAACATAGCCTAAATGGACACTTGCGGTTAAAGCAAAACCACAAGCGGCTGACAGGCCGTGTCTCCGGCCGGCCAGTGCACAAAATACACTTTAAAAAGTATGCTTTTGAGGCACGGGGGGTGATATCATACAGGCGTGGGAATAGGGGCGGGGATCCAACTACACTTGCATCCTATTGGCCTGTCAAAAAATCAATCAAGAAATCCCACCATGGCATTGGATAATGCCAAAAATCTAGCCTATTCATTGGCTTAGAGCAAGCAACCAATCAAATGGGAGGCGGATCCCTATAATAATATATTATATAGTATATACTATTGGGGGGGGACCCTCCCGACCCATACCAGCAGAATGTTTCTCCCATACCAGGAAAAAAGGTTTGCTGAAGGTAAGAACCCACCATGTTGAATATTCAATAGGGCGGCCCCCTACCTGGAAACCCCCCTCCCCCAATAGGGGCAAACAAATAGGTGAACACCTTGTTGGATATACAGAATGTTTTGCACCAACCAGGAACCCCATCTAGCAACAAGCCACGCCCACCCACCACATACTCCTCCTGCTTTGGAGGAACAATATTGTTTGGTCATACCTGTAAGGTTGTACCTTGTTGAACACCTTAATGTATGACTTTTTGATGTGTTTTATTTTGATATAAAACCTTTCATGTTGCCGGACCAGGTCATTTTACTGCTGCCTCCCGACCTGTGCGGACCTCCCCGGCCCCCTCCCGAGCTGGGGCCCGGTTCCCCCCGGAACCCCCGACCTCCCCGGCCCCCTCCCGAGCTGGGGCCCGGTTCCCCCCGGAACCCCCGACCTCCCCGGCCCCCTCCCGAGCTGGGGCCCGGTTCCCCCCGGAACCCCCGACCTCCCCGGCCCCCTCCCGAGCTGGGGCCCGGTTCCCCCCGGAACCCCCGACCTCCCCGGCCCCCTCCCGAGCTGGGGCCCGGTTCCCCCCGGAACCCCCGACCTCCCCGGCCCCCTCCCGAGCTGGGGCCCGGTTCCCCCCGGAACCCCCGACCTCCCCGGCCCCCTCCCGAGCTGGGGCCCGGTTCCCCCCGGAACCCCCGACCTCCCCGGCCCCCTCCCGAGCTGGGGCCCGGTTCCCCCCGGAACCCCCGACCTCCCCGGCCCCCTCCCGAGCTGGGGCCCGGTTCCCCCCGGAACCCCCGACCTCCCCGGCCCCCTCCCGAGCTGGGGCCCGGTTCCCCCCGGAACCCCCGACCTCCCCGGCCCCCTCCCGAGCTGGGGCCCGGTTCCCCCCGGAACCCCCGACCTCCCCGGCCCCCTCCCGAGCTGGGGCCCGGTTCCCCCCGGAACCCCCGACCTCCCCGGCCCCCTCCCGAGCTGGGGCCCGGTTCCCCCCGGAACCCCCGACCTCCCCGGCCCCCTCCCGAGCTGGGGCCCGGTTCCCCCCGGAACCCCCGACCTCCCCGGCCCCCTCCCGAGCTGGGGCCCGGTTCCCCCCGGAACCCCCGACCTCCCCGGCCCCCTCCCGAGCTGGGGCCCGGTTCCCCCCGGAACCCCCGACCTCCCCGGCCCCCTCCCGAGCTGGGGCCCGGTTCCCCCCGGAACCCCCGACCTCCCCGGCCCCCTCCCGAGCTGGGGCCCGGTTCCCCCCGGAACCCCCGACCTCCCCGGCCCCCTCCCGAGCTGGGGCCCGGTTCCCCCCGGAACCCCCGACCTCCCCGGCCCCCTCCCGAGCTGGGGCCCGGTTCCCCCCGGAACCCCCGACCTCCCCGGCCCCCTCCCGAGCTGGGGCCCGGTTCCCCCCGGAACCCCCGACCTCCCCGGCCCCCTCCCGAGCTGGGGCCCGGTTCCCCCCGGAACCCCCGACCTCCCCGGCCCCCTCCCGAGCTGGGGCCCGGTTCCCCCCGGAACCCCCGACCTCCCCGGCCCCCTCCCGAGCTGGGGCCCGGTTCCCCCCGGAACCCCCGACCTCCCCGGCCCCCTCCCGAGCTGGGGCCCGGTTCCCCCCGGAACCCCCGACCTCCCCGGCCCCCTCCCGAGCTGGGGCCCGGTTCCCCCCGGAACCCCCGACCTCCCCGGCCCCCTCCCGAGCTGGGGCCCGGTTCCCCCCGGAACCCCCGACCTCCCCGGCCCCCTCCCGAGCTGGGGCCCGGTTCCCCCCGGAACCCCCGACCTCCCCGGCCCCCTCCCGAGCTGGGGCCCGGTTCCCCCCGGAACCCCCGACCTCCCCGGCCCCCTCCCGAGCTGGGGCCCGGTTCCCCCCGGAACCCCCGACCTCCCCGGCCCCCTCCCGAGCTGGGGCCCGGTTCCCCCCGGAACCCCCGACCTCCCCGGCCCCCTCCCGAGCTGGGGCCCGGTTCCCCCCGGAACCCCCGACCTCCCCGGCCCCCTCCCGAGCTGGGGCCCGGTTCCCCCCGGAACCCCCGACCTCCCCGGCCCCCTCCCGAGCTGGGGCCCGGTTCCCCCCGGAACCCCCGACCTCCCCGGCCCCCTCCCGAGCTGGGGCCCGGTTCCCCCCGGAACCCCCGACCTCCCCGGCCCCCTCCCGAGCTGGGGCCCGGTTCCCCCCGGAACCCCCGACCTCCCCGGCCCCCTCCCGAGCTGGGGCCCGGTTCCCCCCGGAACCCCCGACCTCCCCGGCCCCCTCCCGAGCTGGGGCCCGGTTCCCCCCGGAACCCCCGACCTCCCCGGCCCCCTCCCGAGCTGGGGCCCGGTTCCCCCCGGAACCCCCGACCTCCCCGGCCCCCTCCCGAGCTGGGGCCCGGTTCCCCCCGGAACCCCCGACCTCCCCGGCCCCCTCCCGAGCTGGGGCCCGGTTCCCCCCGGAACCCCCGACCTCCCCGGCCCCCTCCCGAGCTGGGGCCCGGTTCCCCCCGGAACCCCCGACCTCCCCGGCCCCCTCCCGAGCTGGGGCCCGGTTCCCCCCGGAACCCCCGACCTCCCCGGCCCCCTCCCGAGCTGGGGCCCGGTTCCCCCCGGAACCCCCGACCTCCCCGGCCCCCTCCCGAGCTGGGGCCCGGTTCCCCCCGGAACCCCCGACCTCCCCGGCCCCCTCCCGAGCTGGGGTTACAGATTACAGTAAAAATTGGATACACAAGAGTTACACCAAGCACAAACATTTTATTGACATTCATAACTCTACCCATTACATTTCCACTGTGTTATTTGGAGAGCTCTTCACAAAAGAGCTGCTGGACTTTACTCTTCTCGTGACTGGTCAGTTTACTGGCGTCTACTCTCTTATTAGAAACTGTCTTTTTGGCAGCCGCCAGAGTGTCTTGGTCCCGGTCGGCATTCTGGGTGACAGGGGCCGCGGGAGCAGATTCTGGTGGGTGTGGGACACTTTCCACCCCGTGCGGGGGCGCGGTTGCTGCTCCAGCTGGGCTCGCAGCTGAAAGAGGCGCCGGGGAAGGATGTGGTACATAGCATTGTTGGGGGTTGGGATGACGAGCCGGATAATGTAATAGGCTCCCAGTCTCTGGATAAAATGTTGTGGCTGTGGTGGATGGTGGGACGCAGGATGGCAGGGTCTGTTTCAAACTTTGGAGTTCACTCTTCAGAGAGGCGATGCTACCAGCCATGGACAAGAGCTCGCTGTAAAGACCACGCTTGTTGGTTTCTCCAGGAAATGAGACTTGGTCATCCTCCTCACATTCCCTTTTCCTTTTCCCTGCCCTTGCCTCGTCTCGATGGCCGTAGGAACACATCGGAGGCCAGTAGGGACCGTTTTGATGTGTGGCCTCTTGGGGCTGAAGAGGGTAGGTTGGTGGACCGTACGGACTCCAAGGGGGCATCATGGGCCACTGCCCCGCATGGGGATAGCCCAGACCAGCCCCAGGCGCCACGAAGGCCGAGTGATTGGTGGTGAGCGAGGAGGCTGGCGCCTGGAAAGGTGGCAGGATTGGAGGGATTGGTGTCTGGCCACCCTGAGGTCGCTGAGTGGCCTCGGCTTTAGTCAGGAGGGAGATCAAAGTTGCCTTGGGCACACTGATCAAGTTATTGTCATCCATTCCAGGTGTCAGAGTGGTCATGATGGTGGATTGAGTAGGTTGGGATATGGGCTCGGGGTCTGCATTTGGTACGTGACTAGCCTTTAAATATGCTGATTGTTTTACTGCAGCAACTTGCCTGTCTGTTTTGAGCAGATCAAGTCTGTTTTGGATGAAACTGGCGTCTATGGCCTTGGCCAGCAGACTGTCCATGCTGATTGTGAAATTCAGGGGCCGCTGACCCTGGAGGCCGTGCCTCTTGGACACACTTTCAACACACTGTTTGATGGAAGTAACCTCCCCCGGTTTGAGGGATTCAAACTTGGAAATTACCCATTCTAGAGTGTGGCCATAGACTGCCACTACCCCTCGCCGTTTACCCAGGGCGCACAGGGCTACGTGGTGAAATAATTCCGCGTCTGGGGTAGAGTTCATCAAGTCTGGTGAGATGGAGGACAGGGAGAGTTCTGGGAGCCATGTGTGCAGCATCTGCAGCGTTGGCTCGCGGGGGAGCTGCTTGGTGAGCGTGATGTGAGAGGCGGCTGACTCCGCCGCCAGTTGAGTCACGAGGTGCAGAAATTGTTGGTTTATTATCTCTCCTATGCAAAATAGGCCGTGGCTGGCGGGATAAATAGCTCGAACCCAGCCCACCTCCGCATCTGCCAGGTGTTCCACGTTGATGGGGATAGGTTTGAAGGAGGGCACGGCCTTCAAGAGCCTGTCATGATCTAGCACCAGCTCCCGTTCGAGGGTTGGATATTTTTTTATGTCCACAAAGCCTCCCACGAATATTGGTGCGTCAGACATGTTGGGGAGATATGTGATAGTTGGAAAGCCAATGTCTCCGGGCGTACAGGCGCTCCTGTCCAAAATTTTATTTAAGGATAAATTAAATACGCTATCCTCCACAGAATTGAGGTTGTTGCATGCGATCATTTGTCACCTGTATAACTTTGCCATCAATTGTTACTTGTTAAAGTATGCCCTCTACAACACGGGCACCTATGATAATGGTGTTTTGGGCAGAAAAGTGCCCATACAGTTTTGGAGCCTTCTCTATGAGGTGTGCCTAGAAAGTGGCCTGACACAGAAGGACCTCTCTGATGAGACCGTGGCGGCCAGCCTCTGGTACCGCCTGAACACAGCTGAGGATGGCAAGCTGTGTGGGTTCTGTGAAAAGATCTTTCAAAAACTGGGCCTGACCCATCATGTGACTTTGGACCTAGTCAATCTGAGAGATGGTAATCTGCTTTACAACCTGGGAAGTGCCGTCCCCTGCAGGCTCCTGATGTGTCTCCTCTTTTGTTTGAGGAATTGGGGGGCACAGGGGCCGGAACCGTGGGTCAGACACTATGTGGGAAAGTTTTTCCTCTTGTACTTGATTCTGGCTGGCTATCTCCTTCCCAGGAAAGAATGTGTGGAATTTGCCGCGACCCAGTCATATGCAGGGTTAATAGAAACCATCTGTGCTGACATCTTGACTTTCAAGGGAGCCCAGGCGACGCGCCGCCCACCAATGAATTATCTGGAGGAACTGGATCAGCTTTTTATTTTTAATAACAGTTTTATTTCTTACACCACAGCCACTGTAACAGGAAGTGCCCCCAACACACAAAAATAAACAAAATCGTAAACATCTTGTGCCATGAATTCTTTTCTGATGATATCTCTCATGGTGGTTCCTGGGGAGAGACTTTCCAGGAGATTACCACTGCCTGCTTCACATCTGATTCTCAGAGCTTGTTTGGCCCTGATAAGCTCCTGGGAGTCCTGAAAAACGTTAGATTGTATAAGAATATTGAAAATTTCCCTAAACTTCACATCGGCCAGGTGAATGGCGTGGGGGGTGGAGGCCCCGGCGCTAAACTCTAGCTGCACGAGGTAGAGGCCGGGGAAGAGGGCGGACATGTTGGTGGTGGGACGGTGCAGCAAAGTAGGTACTAGAAAGCTTTCAATGAGAAAGTTGAAGACTGACCCTCCAGAATCTAGGGGACCTGGCCGGTGAGTGGGAGGACGAGAACCCTTGCTGTAGGACTCTCCCAACAAAGTTTCCAGATGTAGTCTCTTGTTGGAGGCGGGTGGGACATTTACATCTAGGAGCAAAAACAGTAAGATGAAGGATTCTAGGGCCTTGAGGCCGCTGCGTAGGTTCCACTGGTAAGCAGCGAAGGGGGGAATGTTGTCACCAAACACGGCAGCCGTGATGGCTAAAACAGAATCTGCCTTGGGATACTCTGACGAGCTTGAACTTGCCAGCATCCCAGCTGTTCTAAATAAAGCATACAGCGCATGTTCCTGAAAAAAATCATTGCTGTAGACACCACCCTGGGGGGGCAGCAGGGAAGAATGGTTTTTATTAAAATTGAAGCCTTTGTTGGCCGCTGCCCTCTTCAAATCCCTAACCAGGAGTGTCACCTTTGCTGTGATATTACCCAGAAGTTCTTGGAGGTTAGTGGGTAGAGGCGTCTGAGTTTTTTCACTGTAGTAAGCAGTCATGAGACACAGGGCGGACATGGTATCGCTCAGATGTCTCAGATCTGAGTAAAAGTCTAGGGAGATCCTAGAGATGACGTCAGTCAGTGAAGTTATGAGTTTGAGGGACATGGAGTTTTGAAAATTTGCCTGGCCACGGAGATTACGTGGAAAATTTCGGAGTTGCATGGCGGAAGAGGTAAACCTGATGTGCCAAGGTCCGTAAGAGGGTAGCCATCTCTGCTGATGGAGGTATAGCATGGGCCATATTTTCTGTGGTAGACTATCCTGTATTTCAAAGGCTGGATCTCCAGGATATACAGTTACAGTGTAAACGCCCTCTGTCCTGGGTTCCACCCTGCTGGGAGGGGGAAGGCCCTTTTCTTTCCCTCGGGGTGATTCAGGCGTGGCCGGTAGGTCTAACAGGGTGTTAGCCAGTAAGCTCAGATTTGTGGTCAAAGCCGCAGAATGTCCCTTTTCAAGGATTTCCAGGTTATCCAGCTCTGCCCGCAGCATGCGCTGGTGCATTCCCTGTTTTATCATGTGATACTTTAGGTCCCACGCCCTGGCGGCGAGCCTTCTGGTTTCTGCTAGCGCCTCCGCGTCTATTCTTAAGGTGTTTTTGGGGTTTGGGCTCAAGTAAACAAACATGGCTCCTCCGTCCAAGGGATCTGGCAGGGGGAAGGCCCTTAGTCAGGCACGCTCTCAGTTCATTGTCCGCGTTTAACCCCAGAAAGTTTAAAAGTGCAACTTTTTGAGTGTTGATAGTGTGAGTCATCCAAGTCAGTGTATAACTTTTTAAGGTGTGCAGCCCCCGCTGGCTCTTAAATATCAGGTGTGCAGTGACTCTGCAGGGGTCAGTTCCAACTGGGGCTAGAAGTGTCAGTGCTCTGGCGGAGTCCCGCAGTTGGCTGCTACCCTCTACTCTCTGAGCCTCCCTGGTGGTGCTGTTGTGGTTGAAGAAATTGATTTTACACGTCTTTAGCTCAATCAAAAAACAGTGGATGTGAGGACTACTTTCTGAGAAAACCACTATAATTGCATCAACCACCCTGCGTCCTAGTGTGACCTCAAAAAAAAGCCTGGAACCTACTGGGTGTGTTATCTGGTGTGCAATTTTTAAAGATTCTAGCAGTTGGAGAATATTTGAAGCTCCCTGCATTGCTCTGTAACATCTGACGTGTGCCAACTTTCCAGCCCTAGCCCTCCTCTTTGGTAGTTTGTTGAGCAGTTGCTTAGCTCCTTTTTCATCCATGGCTTCGGGAGGCAAAAACAATCCTGGATTTCAACCAGATTCAGACACTGAGGATGAGCACGTTTATGCGGAGCCAGAAGAGGTCTATGATACTCCTTTTGACGCCACAAGGCACCAGAGGCCCTATTCTCTCTTGAGGCCCGCCTATAATAGACAAGAGGCCGTGGGTAGCGATGATGAAGGCATCTATGCTACCCCTACTTTTGACAGGATAATCACACGCAGACCCAGCACGGGCGAAGTTGATGAGGCGGTGGCGAGTCTGCCCCGCCGGCCACCCCCCGAGCAGTCTAACAGTGACTCTGATTATGAGGAAGTAAGCGGATATGGGCAGGATGCCAGACAATCTATCTATAATACGCCCAGGAGGTCCACCATTAAATGCAAGGTCTCTTCTGGAGGCGAGAATTATGATATCCCCAGGGATACTCAAGCTAATACTGTTACCGTGCAGACAACTACTCATAGGGGCGGGCGTCATCGGTCTCGAGTGCCCAGGGTTTTGGTCAGACACCCAAATGCTGGCGGCAACAAACCTGACTTCCTGCCAGTAGACAAACCACTTCCATCTGTACCTCAGCACGTACCTCAAGGGTATGAGGAAATGGCAGGCTCTCCTCCACCAGAAAGGGATGTCAGGTCCCCCAGACCACAAAGACGACCAAACCCTCCAGTGATAATATTCTCTGATTCGGAGACGGAAAGTGACGTGGAAGCAGTTGGAGGCCGCCAGGAGGGGAGTAAAGGGGATGTTCCAACATCCTGGAAACGCCTGCTTATGACTAAAGATACTGGCGCCAAGAGTAAAACCGCGTTTGACAAGCTAAAAGGAAGTTTTGAAAAGTTCATGGGTGGAAATACAAAGACTGAGGACACGGAAGGGCAGCGGTCAGTTGTCAGGAAGGGAGGGGACAGGAATACGCTCCAGTATTCATACATGTCTAAAATGACAACAGATAACCCGGCTGGTCCCACCCAAATTGCACATGTGTTATATTTTGATGGTGGGATTGGGGTGGGTAAGACCACAGCCCTGGAGGCGGCTGCTGAGTTTTTGCACAATATACTTGTGATACCAGAACCTATTCCTTACTGGACTTCCACCTTTGATAAAAATGTCTGTCAACAAATATATGATGTTGTCAGGACCAAAGAAAAGGGTAAGAAGCACTCCAAAAAGGTACTGCAGTGCCAGATGGCGTTTGCTCAGCCCTTTTTTGCCACGCAACACCTACTACGTCGGACGTGTTTAGGTACGAAGGTCTCAGATGGAACATGTAATAATCATGTGTTGATTGACAGGCATATGATGTCTCCCACAGTGCTGTTTCCCTGCCTGTTTTTCAGGTTGGGGGTGTTGAAGTTTGGTGATTTGATTTCATTGTTGTCCATGTTTTCTGCACAATGTTTTGACAATATTATCCTCTTTAAACTGAATCCCAGAGTAGCTGTGACTAGAATTAAGGAAAGGGGGAGAAACCCAGAAGGTGTCATCAACCATGGTTACCTGAAACTCCTTAATGAGGTGGTGGATGCAATTTTTTGTGCATGGGAGCTATTGGCGATTGTCCCTCCTGAAGTTATTGTGGAAGCCATTCTTTCCCAGACTCCAGTCAAGAGAATTTTTCAAAAGGTTGGATTTGCTGCACCCAGGGCGCGGCTTATGGAACACATGTTCAGAGAAAGTATTTTTAATGACTTGAGAGAAAATGTCCAGGGGCTGCCAATAATTGGATCATCCCTTCCTAACCTGCTACATAAATTGTGTCATGAACTATCCAAACCACAGATGTTTAGACTTGATGCTGGGCAATTCCCAAACGATATTCCAGGGTTGTGGACTCACATATATACCCAGATACTGACAGACCCGGCTATTAAAACATGCATCCTGAAATGGAATACCCTAGAAAAGGGCATATCTGGTGGAGACCCTCAATAGTAATAAATATCCAATCATAATGAAGACATGTTTGAGAAATTTATTTCTTTATTGTATTTTTGTGTCTATGATGGTATGTTTGGTATATGGTTTACTTGGGATTGACAAAGCTAGTAAGGGGGCCACAATAAAGCTTAAGAGAAATGATAATGGCCTCATCTCAGTATATATTGATGGGTCAAACTATGCATATGTCTTTAATGTGACCAGGGCTCTCCATGAAATTGGGAGGGAACCTATAAGAATAATCTGGCGCCATTCTGATGTGTTTAGGCCTCTGGCCAGAACCTTGACAGAAAGGGATTCCATATTGGTAACCAATCAAACAGTACACATAGACACTGGCAGCAAGTTTGTCTGCCCGACTGGTAGTGGGTACCCCACCATCACCAGTCAGGTTCAATGGAAAGACCTCCCCCCTGGCTATCTGGCTAAATTTGGCTGGCAAAAGAAAATTGCTCTGAAGGAATTTAATGAAAATGAGAGATACACCATGTTCTCAGAGGAAGAGCGAGAGAAGACCCTGGTAGTGGGGAAAGATAAATACATGGAATATGGAAGTCTAACCTGGATTATGCCTGAATGGGGGGGCACTTACGGAGTTGTGACTAACAGTTTTGCTTATATTTCTGTGAACATTACTGTAGAGTCACAAATTTGTTCAGCTTCCATCATTTTCTCTCATAACAAAGGTGGTCCCAATTTCAAAGGATCTATTCTCCCCGAAAAGATACTTATTGGGAAAACTGAGTTATATAGCATGTATTTTATAGCCTTCAATAAGAAACCCGTCTGTCAAAAGGATATTGTGAATGCGATCAATCTCCAGGCACTGTTTACCCAAATGGTCACAGAGTCACCAGAGCACATAATGGCGGATATTGCAAATGATGTGGCCTTTTTCTCTGCTGTCAACTGCCACCCCTACAAGATTCCTGTTCCCAGGCTCATAAGCACCTTTGCAAAACTGACAATTACCCATTTTTTGACAATATCAGGTATTGTGGCTACCAAAACTGATACAGTAGACGTTGGGTGCCTTATTCAGCAACTAGCTGACCTCAGGTACTTGAGGGAATCTCTCACTGCTTGTAGCATGGCCTACACTCCCCACATGTTTACATCTCAATTCCTACAATTTCTGTCAGGGGTCCAAATTGAAAGGCTACCCAAAGCTACCAAGATTCCTCAGGCAGACATGTCAAGAGCCATGGCGCTTCTCAGGTTTGGGATCTCTAACTACAACGTCTCCGCCCACGCCTTTACATTTATGGAGGAAATGTTTGAGACTATCTATAAGGATTATTCTTATGTCTATTCTCTAACCGCTGAAACCAGAAAGGCCATGATGGGCGTGAGTGAAACCTTAAAACATGTTGGTAAATTGTGGAAAGTAACAACTAAGGACTTGATAAAATTGTTTACCATAGCTACATCCATGTGCACAAATAATGAAATCAGTACCATGGTGGAAAGACACGCCCCCCTTTGGGACATTGACGCTGTGGAGACGTTCTCGCCATGCTACCTGAGCCTGAGGTTCGACTTCAGTGCTAATAAGATCAAGTTCGAAGTGGAGCAGACCAGTGAGCTCACACCCAAAAGGACCGCTGAGGGAGTGTCTGGATTTCTGACTGATCTACACAACCATCATTTGGACTTGGTGGCATCTTTGCCTTTTGTCAAATGTTTGTCTCATGTTATCAACAACACTGATGTGATATTGCCCTTGGAAAAAATAACATATATAATCAGTAAGGAGGCGGTGCCTGGGGTAACGGTATATGATGTCTCTGAAACCTTTCTGGAGAGTAAATTGGTGATTTCTGTGTTCACAGACGAGTGCCAGCCCGCTCTGCAAGACACTGATGTACACAGAACTGTCCCAGTGATTTACAATATAAGTGATAGCAGATGCCAATTTTGTGGTTCCATCATCATGAGTTATGATGAATCACAGGGATTTTTGGCAGCCATGTATGTGACAGACAAAGTGATCCAGACTAATCTGTTTCTACCAGAGTCCCCCTTCTTTGATAACCACAATACCCACGTGCACTATCTCTGGCTCATGAGCAATGGATCTGTTGTAGAGCTTAGAGGAAAATACAGGAGGCAGATTCAGAGTGTCTTTATTTTATTTGCAGTCATCTCCTTGCTCTGCTTCCTCTGTTTTCTGGTATTGCAAATAATAAAGTATATTTTCAGTTAAAGTGTCAATACAGTGTATAATTTAATTGTGGGAGTGTGGGGGCGGCGCATAACATGGGCATATTTTCGCAGCACCAGTACAATTTCACGAATTGGGGTCTCTTTGCATATCTGATCAAGAACAGCAGCACCAAAAATCACAGCTGCGTCCTTATTCATGGGAGGGAACATGGTGAAGTACTTGTTTGCCATCCTGATGTATTTGATATTTGCAGATGTTGTCACTTCCACCCGAGGTCTAACAATGGTGGCAATGGTGCTCATGCAGAACACTGCATTGGTGGCAAATAGTTCAATTTTTACCAATGACAATTCTACTTTTTCAATGAGCTCTTGGGCTATGTCCTCTGGAGCCACTGGGAGGTATGCTTGAAAAAACATGAGGGTACAACTATCAGTTCCTTTTCTGGAAAGTAGCACATGTTTCAGAAACAGCTGTTGCATGCCATTAATGTCAGAATCGTTTAGAAAGAAGTCTAGTCCATTATGGGCCTGATTCATAATCTGAAGACCCCGGTAGAGTTGGCACGCTCCAGGGGCATGAACCTGTGGTGTTTTCAAAGCAGAAAAAACTCTGACAATATAGTTACTGGTCAGATGATAAGGTTGTGCAACATTTTTTATGATTGGGCCATTCCCTCCAGTGAAGAATCCCCTGCTGAGTATCATATTTTGGGGAAAGTGTACTATTGGAACCAGTCCTGGGAAAAGATCTTCTGACAATCTGTTTGGAACTCTGGTGCTGGAAAGGGCCCCATTCGAAGTAAAGTGTAGTTCTATATCACATATTGGATCCAGTTCTTCTTGTGTCATAGTAATGATTTTTGCTCCTCTTCTGAGGATATAATGAGTTTCATGATCTTCCCCAAAACACAAGACACCTGTCAGGTCATAAGGTTTGGGAGACACCATCAGTCTGACTATTGAAAGTAGAGGATTGCTTGTGCTCACCAGGGGCAAGGACAGAGGGGTTCCGCAGGGAAAGGTCTTGAAGAGATCCTGAGATGTCACAGAACCAGAGCTGGTCGAACCAACAATTGAACACAGAGAGGGAACCTTGATTACATAGAAAATTTTAGTCTGATTGGCCAGGGTTACTTCTCCTCCTGTTACTGCACAGTCTTTTTTTAAAATCCGAAGCATCCTTTTTATGGTGCAGTGGGGATCTAATAAATGAAAGATAATTGGAATTCCGCCCCAGCTCGTCCAGGCGGGTCTTTTTTGTACCTGTTAATATTTTTGGTACAAGATTACACTTTCGGTAGCCATACAGGGCACATTCATGCTTGTTTTTTGAATGACTAATTATATGTCTGCTGAAATCGAAAATGCCTGAGGAACATAGTCTTTTCACTGTATTATAATTAAGGTTACTGGTTACGCATGACTCAAACAGGCACTCGAGGAATCGTTTGTGTAAAGTTTGAATCTGAAAGCGGTTTCGCTTTTCCAGAGTAGTGTAAATACAATTTTTGTTGGTATTTATAATTGCATCACTGCTGAGTAATATCTGTGAAATTTCCCCTCTCACTTGGTCTATCAGTGCGCCACCGTGGATCTTCGAGACGGTGGCAGTGGCGGCCTTAAACCAGGAAATGTTGTACCCTCTCTTGGTAGAGACCGCCGATGGGAAGTTTGTGGTCCAAAAGACGTCATGTCTGCCAGTTCTGACAATTTCTTGATTTTCTAGACCCTGTAGATCAAAGGTTGAATTCCAATTGGATATCAGCACAGGGTTTATTGTTTTGATAGGCATGAAGCATTTTAAACAGCCCATGGCAAAAAGGAAGTGTATTAGTGTGCCACTGATATTGATGTTGATTGCCCCACTTTTACATAAGTCATCAGAATAGAACACACTTATGGTAAAGGATGGTTCTTTAACAGAATACTTTTTTACCACAAAATTGTTGGTTAACCTGGGTATGTCCAAGAAAGATCTAAATCGGGGGGTGATCTTTTTGCATGAAATTTTTGTATTGATGACCATGTTTGTATTAAAAATTGTTACTTTGAAACTATTGATGCTAAGATTTTTGATGGGACAGTATTCATGATACATGGTAGTTGGCCTATCGCTCAGAGGGTTCTCACAGGGGGTGGAGCATACTCTGGTAATAGTTTCTGCTGTATCTTTGGGTAGGTAATCAATTCTTCTATATAAGTTCATCAGCATCTCACCATGGCTTGGCTTATCGTGGGTGACATCATAAATTGCCTGTTGTACAGTATTGTTGTAGTATATCTCGCTGATGTAGGCAGCACAGAGCATAATGCGAAACATGGCAGAAGCTGGGGTGTATACCAGCCACATGGACTCCGTGTTAGACATGACTATTTCCAGTTTCTGGTTTAAACATGAGGAAGGTTTCTTTTGAACAGATATTGTAACATGTGGAAATGTTTTCATCATAGTTAGGTGATCCTGGTAAGCCAAGGGATTCCTTAACTGGATCTCACACACAGACATAAGTCTTCCAATAGTGGCCAACTGGTGTTTTTTGGATAAATTTGTAGAGATGGTTTTTCTCAGTGGCCAAAGGTCAGGGCAGTCATTCCATTGGTCCTGGAAGCATTTGATATTGAATTTGATATATTCCAAATGAAAGGTGGCATCAACCACGGGCAGCTTAGTGAGTGTGACATTTTTAAAGCATTCAGTGAGTTTCAAGTAATTTTTTTTACAGGCAGTCTTGGCCCAAGGTTCCAGAGTCTGGATGAAAGAGTAGTAACACTCGTCTATCTGTTTCATAGATAGAAATCTGATAAGGGTGGAAAATACAAAGGAATAATCAATTCCTTTAAAAAATAACTGCTCATGGTACAGCGCCCTTAGTTTTCCAGGTCCCATGCCATCATAGCGTGCATCTGTCTGTTCAAAGCTGTAAATCACTGGAACATAAGTGCAAGTATCTATGCGCTGAATATATCTCCCCATAGGACTAATCACCAACCCATTTCCCACATACCTCTCTCCTGTCACTACATATTTGTTAGATTCAGAATTGCAGGTTGGATATAGTCTTACGCCCAGGAGTAGTCTTCTTAAAGCTCTACATAAACAGAATGTTAAATCTTTACCAAGTATATTAAATTGTTGTACATTCTCTACCACCTCATATGTATTGGATGATATCCAGAATAAGATAGACAGTTGGCTGGTTTCATCATATTTACAATCTTGACACACTTCTGGCAAATCACAGAATACTGGTAAAAATATTGTCATCTTGTACCAATGGACGCACCCGTGGAGAATAGGGCGTTTGCCTATGTCAGAACTGGTGCAAACTTGACTTCTCAAATTAAAGAATCTGCAGCAGAGGGACTCTTTAAAAGTTTTCACCTGCTGGTGGGAAAAAATGTTAGGGAAAATAGTGTCAGATTTGAGGCACTCCTCGGAGTCTACACCAACGCAATAGAATTTGTCAAGTTTTTAGAAACGTCCTTGGCAATTTCCTGCCTCAACACTGAATTCAAGGACCTCAGGAGAATGGTGGAGGGAAAAATCCAATTCAAGGTTTCAGTCCCCACAATTGCCCACGGAGATGGAAGAAGACCAAGTAAACAGAGACAGTACCTTGTCATGAAATCTGCCCACAAACATCACATAAGTGCAGAAATTGAGTTGTCCACAGAAGACATAGAACTTCTTTTTGCAGAAAAGGAAACCCAGCTGGACGTTGCTGAGTACGTGGGCGCTGTGAAGACGATCACGTCAGCTCTCCAGTTTGGTATAGATGCCCTGGAGCGAGGCCTTATTAATGTGGTGCTCACTTCTAAGCTGAGACAGGCACCGCCCACCTTTATCCTCCAATCAATCAATGACCCTAGTACTGCACAGCGGGGCTTTGGCAAAGCTGCTAAGTCTGATATTGTGGCTAATTTCAAGAAGCATTTACTAGATCACACCTTCTTCTTGGATGATGGACTCAGAAGCCAGCGGGGCAGAGATTATGTCTTAGCAGTGCTGGCTGACGCGGTGACTGCGGTCAACAGTGAGTCTGTTTTTAAAGGAGCAGATTTTTACACTACAGAAGGTGGGGAACCAGTTAGTGGTGTCTTTGAGACAACTGATGGGACCATGCAAAAGCTTTTAAACCTGGTTGGACAGGCCACCTCTTCAATTTTGGCCCCCGCTGCCTATGCAAATTATGTTATCAGGGGAGGGAATGTAGTTACTGCTATGAGCTATGGTAAAGTCATGAAGAATTTTGACAGCTTCTTGTCCAGAATGATTGAGAGTGGGACAAACAAGGCGGTTACTGAAAATGACTTTTATACTGAAAATGGTGACACCGATATGGATGTCTCAAAAACCATGATTCCTGCTTCCACAATCAGGATAGGGGAGAAGGTTTTTGCCATTGAAAGTCTACAAAGGATGTATAGAGAAACTCAACAGGCTTACCCCCTAGTAAGAACCATGCAATACACCTATTACTTTCCAGTGGGTCTGTACCTACCAGATCCAAAATATACTACTTCTGGAACTCTGAGGGGCCTGGAGGGGGGAGCGCCTCCCTTGGAAGCATGGATTGTCAATAAAAACAATCTTATACAGTGCTTCACATTTGATAATGCTCTAAAGATGATATGCCACCCAAGATTCCATAACCCCCAGCTGTGTCTTCAAAATTTGCCAGGAGAGGAGTTTCAGCAAGACCACGTTCTTGGGTATGGCATCCAGTCTCGCCAAATTGGTCATATGAATCTTTATAGAATGATGTATGGCTACTATGATGGTAAAGCTATTGCTCACATTCCAGACGTGGTGGCCAAATCCGAGCTCTCCACCAGTGAGATGCTCAGCCCACCCATGGCCCATCTCTTGAGACTGGAGCTTCATCCCGTGTTTGACTTCTATAAGATCAGAGGCCCCAATGGGGCCATTGAATGTCGGGCCACACACAGAACACATGTTGGTAATATCCCAGAAGCATTTGCCCCCCATAAGTTTCAAGAAGGGCGTGGCCAGCAGCTTGAGTCAGCTGCTGGTCTATCACATGTGATTGATCAGCAAACTATGGAATTGGTCCAGGAGACAGCTTTTGATGCCAACTACCCCCCAATGTGTTATGTAATAGAAGCCATGATACATGGTCAGGAAGACAAATTCATAATGACCTCTTCTATTGTGGCACTCACAATAACTACATACTGGAACAACACTGGACATTTGGCATTTGTGAATAGTTATTTTATGATAAAGTATATCTGCAAGCATTTTGCCAACGGCCTGATCCCCAGAGAGATCTATCTACTCTATAAGAAAATCATGGCAGAACTTGTTACCATGGAGCAGACTCTTCTCAAGATCTGCGGACATGAGAAGGTAGCCAATGTGGCCGTTGGACAATATTTTAACAGCATTATGGACCCTGCCCTCCTTCCTCCCTTCATTAATGATGATGTACTATCAAAGACCCTTAAAAATAATCACAGAAAGGTGTCATTTTACATTGGAGATGAATTGTATGATGACCAAGAAAGAAAGAATGTCTACATCAAGGAGATTGAGACCCTGGAGAACTCTTATCCCGCCTTTGATGACATCTACACTGACATGCAAGACGCAGATCATGATGACAGGAAACTTCTACTATTGGGACCAGAGCCGGCGGGGGATTTGATTCTTGAAAAATTGTTTTATTATGTGTTTCTTCCTGTTTGTACTAATGGACATGTGTGTGGGATGGGTGTTGATTATGAGCATGTCATCCAGACCCTGGGATTCAATGGTCCAGTATGTTTGCCCACTGTCAACGGGCGCGATGATGTATTCCAACATCTGGCCAACGGGCCCTTGAAAGATCTGCTGATTGCCAGTGACCTAAGGCCTACAGTGGGAATGATCAGGCTCATGGTTGCCTGTTCTTTAACTACCCCCGCAGTGACTCAGCTTGTCAGAGTGGAGGCGGAGAGGGACTCTGTGCAACAGCTAGCCACCCATGAGAGTGGAACCAAAGTCAGACACAGTGTGCTAGTCAATGGTATAGCTGCCTTTGTAGTGGCAGACAGGAACAAACATGTGACAGAAACCATGTTCTATCCTGTGCCTTTCCATAAGTTTTATGCTGATCCAGTAGTTGCTGCAACCCTTCATCCACTTGTTAATAATTACCTTAATAATATCCCATCTCAAAGAAATGGAATCTGCTTCAATGTGCCAAGTGAATTCATGGCAGAGTATGAAGAGTGGCACAAGTCACCCATGTTAAAGTATGTCAGAGACTGTGATGTGCAACCTCAGTCTCTAAGCACCATGTTGGCCATGCATATGAAGCTGTCCCCCATGGGATTTATTCACATGACTAAGCTAAAGGTGCACCCTGGAGTGGCCATGACAGTTGTCAGGACGGATGAGCTGCTAACTGAAAATATTCTGTACAGCAACAGAGCATCTACCTCTGTGTTTATAGGAAGGCCAGCTGTTAAGAGAAGAGAAATTCGCGCAGACGCTGTGGGGTTTGATGTAAGCAATGAAATAGCTTCTTTAGATACTGCCATGGGGTACAGCTCTACCCTGATTCCCGCTAGAGTGGCTGGAATTACTACAGACATGGGAATTCACTGTCAGGACTTGTTTAAAATGTATCCTACTGACAACTACAGGAACAGGGAACTGTCCACCTTTATCAAAAACAAGATAGGAAGTGAGAGGGCGGCTAACGGACACGGTGTGGACCCCCTCGCCTATATGGCTGAGTCAAGACATGGATCAGAGATGTGTGGATTGGCACACGGTCAGCTGGCCACCTGTGAGGTGATTCTCACACCTGTCACTGCAGATCTTACCTACTTTCAGTCCCCTAACAGCCCCAGAGGACGAACAGGATGTGTGGTTTCATGTGACACGTATTCTCCAGACAATGCAGTAAAACTCTTGTATGATCACAGTCAGCCTGACCCGGCCTACGAATTTAGGACCACCAATAACCCTTGGGCTTCTCAGGTCGGGTCACTTGGTGATGCCCTGTACAACAACCACAACAGACAACTTGTGACACCAGGGCTATACAGTCCCTGTAGACAATTCTTTAACAAGGATATGTTGCTGAAAAACAACAAATCCCTCTTCACTCTGATCCATGAATACATCTCCCGCCTTGGAGGTTCTCCAGCCACTAGCAATACAGATGTTCAGTTTGTGGTAATTAATGGCACAGATGTGTTCTTGGAGCAGCCATGCATGCTGTTGCAGGAAGCCTATCCAACCCTGTCCTCTAGTCACAAGGGTCTCCTGGATGAGTTTATGTCAAATAAGAAAGGGCATGCTCCTGTACATAACATGCACTATCTATTAGAAGAAGTGGCTCCCCTGAAAAGAGTATTAAAGATTGGCAACAAGACTGCATAAATTTTATGAGGCCTGAGTCTTAAAGCTTCCTATTTATCATGGCATCCAACAGGAACATTGTCATTACCCTGACCTCTAGATTGTATGCAGATGAAATTACTGCTCTACAGGAAATGGTTGGCTCTGTTATTTGCCTGCAACACTATCACCAAGTGCAGGATGTCTCATCAATTGGCCTAGGGCACATCATCCGCCCCGAGGGGCCAGTAGACTGGATCGCAGCCTTCCACTATCTAAGAAGATGCACATTTGGTATTTTGCATGAGATCAACCCAGATTCAATTTCCATTATTCGGGTTGATCCAGGAGAAAATTATCAAATAAAAAATACTTCAAAGCCCTATGTGATGTGGGATGAACATGATGATCTGGCTATAATTCCTCCAATATTTGGAGTGCATCAGTGTACTGTGAAACTTGACTCAAATGATGTTTACCTAGTGTTTCCCAGTGTGGTGCCTGCTGGCCTGGCCCAAATGGGGATACAAAAAATCCTTATGTACAATTTGTATTCGAACCTCTTGGCAGATGATCTTAACCAGGACAACGTGAATGCGCTAGTGCACTATACCAGGAATATCTCTTATATGGGACGGACATACAACTTGGATGCCATGGCCCAGCACCAAGATGGTGCCATGGCTGTATTGGATGATGTTGCCATGTGCACCGCGGTCCTGGGTGCTATTGTTCCAGAAGTGTGTAATCGGGTGGCGCTTGCCACCATCAGAGAGGGACAGCATCCACTTGTGGAGATATTTGGGAACAATGTTCCCTTGCTACGTAGGGGACAAGAATTGAATGTGGAGCGGGATGTAATGCTCATGGGACTGTTTATGGCATATACTCACAAGCTTGGTTCAATATTTAATCTGAGTACGCGTCTCTGCTTGGGAACCTACTCTCACGAGACAAAAATAGGAACCTGCTGGATATAGTTAATCATGCCTGAGGAGATAGAACTTAGGTCCCTGGGAAGAAACAGCAATGGAGAGATTGTGCTAAATGGGCCCTACCATTGTTCTGAAAATTCTAGATGTCCAGACTGTGAAAAGTTTTCATACCTGGCCTATGCCTTTCTTGTCTTCTTGAGCCTGCTACTATTTTCAGTGTATATACTCTTTGTTTGTCCCTTTGAGATAAGACATTTATATGGTACCTGGCAGAGTGGAGACTCTATCTTGACTGGTGAGGTAGGGCCCATATTGAACAGAACTGATACCTCAAAATCTTGCTGGAGGGGGCCCAGGTGTGAACTATTTATTCCAAACATTCCTATTATGCTGCCAAATGATACAATTTATCCCAATTTTACAAACTACAATGGTAGTTATGCTGACTATAAGACTACGCTTCAAGAAATAATTCATACAATCCTATATGATCAATGTAATGTGACAGTTGTTTTGCATACATCCTTTGGAAAAACATATGGCTGGAATGATCCATTTTTTAAAACTGTCATGTACAGACTCATCACGTCTTTTCTGACTGAAGGGAGCACCATGTGTGATTTGAAGACGGCCGCCCTGGATATCTATGCCCTACATTCACTATTTTACCTACATGATAGTGGAAAGAGTTGCAAACTTAGACTTGATAAAATTTATGATGAATCCTCAGGAAGTAACTACAATCAAGAGTGTGTGAAGCAGTTTGATTGTATGCTGTGCATTTACCCCCAGTATATAAGTGTTTCCTTCAATTGAAAAACTACCACCCACTATATTTAAAATTTGTTCAGATAAAATGTGGCGTGTATCAGAAACCTACAGTATGACTGAAACAACAACCATCGCTGGGCAGACCTCATCTGGATTTTCATTTCACGTGCCTATCATGATCATACTTTTGATTTTGCTTATTATTGGCCTGTTGCTGTATGGGGCATATAAGTGCTTTTTCTGGGTCATGTACAAGCGGGCACAAGTCATGGGGCTGCCTGTCCAAGCACTCTTGTCACGTGTCAAAGTGTAAAAATGATGAATGTTGCACAAAACTGACTTAATAAAGATTATTTTATTGAAAAACTAATGTATGAGATCTTATTTGTTGTCATCACATAACAGGTCATTACACATGCAATTAGAACATCATCAGACATTGTATGGGTTTTGGATTGGAAGGTTATGGTTTTATTCTTGTGGTATACACATCTGGTATTTTTTATCTGCTCAATCAGGTAGGAGATTGGATCACTAGATAACATTACAGTGTTAGATACCACAGTTTGGCTAGCGCACAACATTCCCTGATTTAAGTAAGAAATAAAGTTTTGGAAGGCCGGGGTCTTGTCTCCACTCAGCATATAAATAGGCCATTGCATTCCAGTCTTGTCTCTGTAAGAGGCAAACAGGGTTGGGAGTTTAATGGCGTGAGAAATAAAAGTTGCTATGGCCACAGCTGAATCCTGGTTGCTGTTCCCTTCAATGATACACCTGATTTCCTGTATCCAGGGATGTTGGAACAAAATTCCTTCTAGCATAGTAGTGATGCATGAGGAGATATTGTGAGCAGCAGTTCCAGTAAGGTTGTTTAAGAAGAAATGTTCCAACCCTAAAATAATACACTTTTTAGTGTGTTTACAATGACTCATTGCAACTATACCAGTTCCAGAGGCGTGTACGTTGTTTCCATAGGCGGGGTCAACATACACAAAAAGTGTATTTTCTGTAGTTGGGCCCCCTTGGCCCGCAGTATCACACCTATAAAAGTCCAGTCGGGTGAGACTGGACTCATGTATGATATTGCTTCCAGAGACCTCTGTGTGTGATTGCATACTGCCCATTAATTCTGTGGCGAAGGATCCCTCCAGCAGTAAATTAGTGGTACACTTTATATTATCATTAATGGTGATAAATTCTGGAACATACAGGCGATAGCATGGACAGGCAGTGATTGTACTCTGTTTGTTGAAGTCCTCCATATGTTCACTGCAGACATAACTGACAACATTTACCATCTTCTCATTGGCATCTTTGAGATTGTATAAAAAACTTGTTGTCTTCTCTCCAGAATTTACAGAGGATATAAAAAAAATCTTGGCGTCCTTCTGTAGCATAAACCCCAAAATTGCTGGCAGTGCTTCCTTCTTTATGAAATTTGCTTCATCCACAAACAGTAGATTAAATGTCTGCCCCCGGATACTCTGTGAATAAATCAAAGACCCTGGTTACTGAACAAGATCTCCTGGAAGTAGCAACTTTTTTTAACAGACCATTACGTGATCTCATTGCTGAGGTCTCAAAAACCACATCTGATTTGGAACTTGTCAGGTCAACCACTCAGGGCATTGAAAATATCTGCCTACTCCTTGACTTGGTTGGAACAGAATGTATAAAAGATGCAAGCGCGGCCCAGACAAGTGTATGATGAGACCCCTATCTAACCCTTTAACAGAGGCCTACAATGTGCAAAATTTGTACCAGTGTATACATTGTGATGAGTATCATCTATGTAATGGTTCAATCAGCTGTGATCCTCTAGTGGATCGGGAAGGAATTGTGTGCACAGTCACTGGAAAGTATATCCAGTGTAATGTCAGGGAATCACCCATGTGTGGGGCAATGTGCCTGGATGTGGATATACACCCAGAGGACAATACAGACTGTATTCTGCGTGCTCTGTTTGGTGACATTGTAGATATTATTAATAAATTGGATGATATTGCTGAAATTAAAGGTAAGATCCTAACTGGAGATTCTCTGAATGAGCATATCAAGAAGAAAATTGAGTGCACCTTTCCAATGTGTGCCAACATAATTAATTGCAATCAGCAAGGCTATGCCATACTTTGTAGCATGTTTGTCCATATAATTATGTCCATCTATGCCAATAAAACCATATATGGCCACATGCTATTTAAATGCACAAGAAATAAAAAATATGACACCATTGCCAAGAAAATTAGAGAGAAATGGATGTATTTAGAATAAATAAAAAAAGTGTTCTACTGCGGCACGATGAGCTCCTGATTGACCTGTTTCTACCAGAACACTTTTTAGCCATTTATGGCATAACACCCAACAGGAACTTTGTTTATACCTCTTCTGTGTGTGACTATCAATCTGGGCATGTCATACCATATAGAAGAGTTTGGGGAAAATTTATAAAGGCTGGTGAACCCGATGCCCCCGTTGGAAGCCCGGGCCTGTGTGTCTCTATCATTGTTAGGGTTAATCAGAATATATCTTGCCTGGATATGGCCCTGTTAAAAGTTTCAAAGTGGGAAGATGGCTTCTTTAGAATAATTAAATTTTCATTACTCAATCTTCTCAGAATGTTCTATACCACCCCCACCCCACCCATCAGCAGCGTCAAAAAATCTGCCTTTGAGGAGCTCTGCAACCAAGTCACCATTGACAAGCCCCCTACCCACGCAGCCGCATCTTTTCTCTTGTCTTTGTTACCCCCCACTGTCTGTGAGGCTACCAAGACACACTGTGCACTGGAGAACCCTGGCTATGTCAGAGGCTCAAAACCAGCTATCTCCCACCCACTGCCAGACACGGCGACCATGCCATGTAATAACAAACGGAAAGATCGACATCCTAGGACGGAGTACAGGTGGAAATTGCTCCATAACATAGAGACTGGCGCCCCTTACTATGTTGAAGACACTCCTGACCCTACAGTGGCGCCACAAATTAATCAGAAATTAATGACAGTCATGATAGAAGAGCCCCACGCTAAAGCCCCAACTGAGATTTTTTTAATGGACTCTGACTTCCTCCACACTGTTCAAAATAATTTCCTAGACTCAATCGCTCTTCCTGGTGACAAAAATCCTGGGTTGAAAATTTTTCAGAACTTTCCCATATTTATAACAAGTGATGAAACCACGCAGCATCTCTATGAAATTTTCTTAGACTCTTTAATCACCCTCCGAAGCAGGAGCTCCAAATATCCTGCTTGGCTCATGGCATCCTACCACGGCCCGTCCTATCAGGGGGTGTGGTTAGACATTGTAAATGCCACTGCTACAGGAGAGGTTTTCAAGGGGGATTCCATATATTTAGGTAAATGTCACGAGGGACTTTCTCCCACCTCAATAGATAAGCTATTGAAAGAGCGTGGGATATTTTATAATAATTTGGTCCTTCTTTTGGTACACTCTGACCTGACAGCTTGGCTACTTCTTCCTGGAGGATTTGCTATTAAAGGAACATACATTCTAGATTCTCAGGCCAAGGCCTTTATTGGCAGGTATTATGGCGACCAGAGAAGATATAATTCAGACTTTTCTGAATAAAGAGTGTATATGGATTGTAAATAAAGCATCATGTTGCAGAAAGAAGGTGTTTACATCCACTACCGCCCTCTCACCCCGCCTGAGGCACCACTTTGGTGTGCCAGGCGATGGTGCCTGGTGCATAAATGTCACTGTCTTGATTCTGAAACCTAAACAATCTCCATTTTCTGTTACAGTGTTTATCAATGGGAAACCCATACTCTGCTCAGATGCAAAATTAATTTCTATTCAGAGGATATCTGGCAAAGAACGTATGGCGGTGATATATTTTGGAAAATTTACTGGAAAGTCGCCCATTCCAGTACCTATGGACCCCACAATTCTAGATCCTGGTACTGGAAGTGCACAGATTTTGTGTCCAGAGGTCATGGATTCCTCAACCTTGGCTGAACTTCCTGTTAGTGGGGCCAGTAAGCAAGTGGGATATACTGCCTGGCTTGCAAATAACAGCATTTATGAATACATGTTGAGTACAGAACATCAGATGATGTGCCCCTCTCTGCCAGTGTTCCCCTCCCTTTCTAAGATCCTTAATATCATGACGTCCTGTACAAGTCCAACATGTAAAAAATGTACTGGGTATCGCAGACACTGTAATGTATGCAGTGGATATACTGCTCTCGATGAAGATGGATACTCTCCCTCGTGTCCCTGCACAACATCCTGCGCCATCAAGCCAGGCGACCCTGTTCCCATAACTGGACACCACACGCTGTTACCATTGTTGTTTGATCCAGTCAATGCCCACCGTGTCAAAAGTCTCAGTATTACACCTGCCAGTTCACCTCAGCCTTTGGATCAAATTATTACTGGACTAACAGAGGCTGGGGACAGGCTTCCAATTACCCTGGTAGCGTGGAAACTTGTGAGACTATCTGACTTTTACTCCCATGTCTATGTTACATCCTGCAAAAAACTAAAATCACACTCACATTCTTGTTGAAGCACGTGGCACACATCAAGGTGCTGGATTTTTTCCCTGGATGCGAATACAGGATGACCCCATTTTCTTTTTTGATATCAATATTCTTCCTGGGGAACCATGTCAAGAGAATGTTTGAGATTTCTAGGAAAACTGCCAAAGACACGTGTTTTTGGTGTGCCACATAGCCAATATGTAAATCATCCACTGATGTCAGAAGCATGCTTATGATTGCTGTCACGATCCAGGTTTTGCCATGGCGACGGGGAATCAAGAAGGCTGGTGATTTTTGTAGAAATGTTAATAGGTCTGTATTGTCAAAATATAGCATGTCTAATAAAAATTTGAATTCATCAAAAAGCTTTGTGGTGGTTTCTGGACACTTGATGGAGGCAACAAACATAAAACTGTGTAAAATCAATTGTTTTTGAAATGGTTCTAGAAATGCCTGTTTAGATTTGTAGTGTCCCTTCAGAAACCAGGAAAGGTTACTTAAAAACACTTTTAGCACCTTGTGACTCATGGCCTCTTTAAAAGATCTGGTAGCTTCTTTGCACACCTCATATTCAGTTCTCTCTGTGTTAGAGAAGGAAGACCCAACCAGTGTCTTAGCAGAACACTGTAGTCCGGGATCGAGGTATGGTACAGAATACTCACATGGATTTCCTTCATTAAACACAGATTGTGGAAAATCTAGTGGAGAGTTTGAAAACTTTGCCACAAATTGTCTGAAATTTTCACTGTACTTGCTAGCAGCATGTAGTGTACCCAGATAGGCATTTGGTAGCCTGTTGCACTGTTTTTTGTAGTGGGTAAAGTAGACTGGATCATCAGACTTCCAAAAATCCTCACTGTGACTGGAAACTGTGCTGCGATATATAGCTTCAAAGTGAGATTTTTTTGAAGTTATGAACATGGCTACATTAAGTGATTTTTTCCCTGAAGCAGATCCTGTTCTGGAAAAAAATTACAGGAGGTGTGTGGATTTGGCAATTAATATGAGCTGGAATGTACCAGGCCAATTTAAACTTGTTGAGACACCAATCAACAGTTTTCTCCTGGTGGGGGATGTTCTTCCCAACGATATGATAGAGGGTAAATCTGTCAGCTCTTCCAATCTAGTTAATATACCCTTTCCACCGTCTGCTCTTGGTGTTTCTGCCACTAAAAATCCTGGAGAGTTTAACTCATATGTATCAGAGACTGACAAATTTCAGGAGGTTGTATCTCTCAGTGATCATAGCATACGTGGCAGCATAGTTTATGAAGGACTTACGTGGATTACAGCCATGGGCTATAATGTGACTGAGTTCCTAGTGCATATGTTGGAGCAAATGAGGTGCCCAGAAAATTGGAGTGGTCTCCATCCCGTGGATCCGTTGGCCTGTACGTGGCTCCTATACTTTGGACCCAAATCTCGATGCTCTGAGATAGCCTGTGTCTCTGAACTGTTCATTGGCAAAAAGGGGCCAATCTTGTTACCACCCCATATGTACAGGGGGGACACATCAGTCAACTCTTTTGCCCACCACCTGTGTCAGTATGTGAAATATTTATATGCTGACTATGAAACAGAAAATTTTCCCTGCCCTCTTGATATCACAAGAGTTAAGGGCTGTTTAAGTGATTTATGTCAGGTGGCAGAGTCCTGTGTATTCCTGAGCCAAAGATGTTTACTATGTCATCTATATAAGCAAAACGCTGCTGTTTCAAAGAATATTTTAACAGCCTCTGACTGCCTGATCCTTGGGGGGCCAGGAAAATCTTTGCTGGGCACATATATGAAGAGCTATAAGGACCCTTCCACTCACGACAGCATTCTTCTCCCCACATATAATCTAGAAGCCATAGTTAACTATATTCTGGAACATTATGGACACGAAACAGCTGGCCAAGAAATTAATTGGGACTAGTTTAAGGGCAGACATTGAAAAGAGGGCGGCGGTGTCCCTCACTGACAGATTTGGAAAATCCCACAGTCTTACTCAGTTTCAATACTCTAGGGCCAAGAGGGCGGAGCGTGGTATTTCAAGTGTCAGGGAACATTGCAATAGATTAGAAAATATGGTCAGTGCAAAAAGAGAGTTGAGTGAGTGTATGACCGAGCTGACTCATCTTAAAGGAGTATGCCAAAATTTTTCAGTGGAAGATGCTGAAAAGCTAATCGAGGAGACCACAGTTTTAAAAGAGGAGCTGGAAGATACTGTAAACGCAGTATCTACAGCTCTCCAAAAGGAGGAATCTCTCCTTACTGAACCAGGGCAAGAAGATAGTGATATTCTTTGTTGGAGACTCGATGGATTACCGACTGTTACCGCGCGTCTTGGATGAAACTGGGCAAGACACAGCAGCCTCTAGTTGGAATACATTTCTACTCATGCAGAGCATAGAAGGGGCGCAAGTTATTCCTTATGAAAAGTTCCCCACAATGGTATCATACATGATGTATGCAGCCAACCACGTTTCCTGTGAAGAGGTAAATGGAAGGCCTGCTTTTATCGCACCCCCCATATGGGAAAGGTGCTTCCATACACAATTTACACCAGGTGAGCCCATCGGGGAAGGAGGATTCGGGCATGTCTCCACCATGGCTTCAGATGAGTCTCTCTGCATAAAATATGTACCCAAGCTAACAGCACTTTTTAAGGAGGCAGTAATCATGGATATTGTTCATCTTACCAGCTTATTCAAGCCACACGGGGCCTCGAATAAGGTATTGCAGATGATGTTTGCATGCATAGACTGTCAGTGTATCGTGCTTCCAAAAATGAGGTGTTCCCTGGATAATTATCCTGAATGGTCACCAAACAGTGTTGTGGATACCCTCATTGGCTTTAGGGGTCTAATAGATGGTCTTCTGTTCCTGAACTTTACCTGTGGCATAACACACTGTGATGTGAGTCCATCTAATATTTTGGTAGGGGCTGCTGGACTTTCAGACTTGGTTCTTTCTGACCTAGGAATTGCCACAATCATTTGTAATCATGGGATGCCTGGAGAAATACCCATATACTCAAAAACTCTGGGCAGGGTGACCAGCTTGTATTCTTCATCCTGCCCTATGTTCTTTGCCAAGAGAGAGTATAGGCCATCTACTTGTCTGTTTATCTGCTATAAGGCTATAAAGGAGCAAAAAAATCCAGAATCTGTCCCAATGTACTGGCGAACGCCTCAGGAGGGGCTAAGACTGGACCTGTGTAGCCTATATTACTCTTTTCAGGATAGCCTACTTTGCATGGCCGGGTTCACACAGCGCCGCCTGGATGTTCTCAAGGTTTCTCCGCCCCCTCCTGACAGGGCTGGGAAATATTTAGCATATATGATGCAGAGGACTGTTGTAACTCACTTCATGTGCGAGGTGTGGGGATTGAGTGTTGAAACAGGCTTAGACATAGACGGTGGGAGCAGCAACATTCACATTCCAAGAACTCATCGGTCATATTTTAAAGCTGTAGCAGAGAAGGCTCTGTGTTTGGTCCGGCAGCAGTTCACACCAGATAAAAGGATAACAATTTTATCTGAAAGTGTTCAAGCTTTTATTGTGCCTTTTCTAAGATTGGACTCCTTTAATCACTGCCATGGAAAGGTCGATTACTCTGGATTTTTTTGCTAAGGATGATTTGTTGGAACTTCTGGGAAACATGGCACGGGAAGATCAGCTGGAATCGCTTGCCACCCTAAATTTTTCAGCATTTATAAGATCACCCCAAGTTCAAGATCTCCTGGCAACATCAGAAACTCATGTACGTATTGCAGATATGCGGTTGACGTACTATTACTTCCTGTTTCTCAGGCTTAATGAATATATTGGGAATACTGCCATAATGGGGGTTTTTAAGGATATGATGCACCTGTCAGACAACAGTGCTGTGGCTGCCGTGTATGCTGCGTGTCGGGAGGTGACCCCAGATATAAAGTATGCAGTGTGCCAGAGAATAGAAGCCCTGACTAGGGGGCAGCAAGATAATGAATTGTGGGACATTCTTCGCGATGGGATGATTTCATCATCTAAATTTCAGTGGGCTGTTAAACAACAGAGTATCAACAAGAAACTGTTTAATCCTCAGCCTATAAAGGTTAATCACTATTTTGCTGGTCCTCTAGCATTTGGTATAAGATGTGAACAGACTGTTAAAAAGATTTTGAGTGAGCTTATACATCCAAGCCTGCCAAGATTTCATGATTGTGGATTCTTGCCCAGTGCAATTGATGGAATTTTTGGAGTTTCCCTGGACACTGCTTTTAATGTGTTCACAGACAGCTGCGGACTTGTACATTTTGAACCAGATAGCATTGTCTATGAAATCAAATCCAGATATAAGTACCAGTTTTCAAAATCAGAATTTGATGGCCTTTCCAAGAAATATGTGGACCTCTACAAAAATCCTTCTGAAGCAACCTTTATCAAATTTATAAACTGTATTTCAAGACCTGCTGTTGAATATGTTCCATCTGGAAAACTTCCTTCAGAAAGTGACTATTTGATCACCCATTCAACTAACTGGAAAACAAACAATAAGAGAAAGCGCAATATAACCGATAGTCATATTTGTCTGAAAAAATGTCTACTTCACAACATGTATCAGCAATCAACTGTCTATATCCTGTCAGACCCTTCTGAGACTTCTGGCAAAATCACTGTTAAGGCATCTTTTCCCATTGATGTGTTTGTGAATCCTAACCACAACTACTTTTACCAGGTGGCGTTACAGAACATGGTTGTTCAAGATTACATTGAATTTGGTCAGGGTGTATATAAAAGACTGGGTCATCAGAAGAATTTCATAGCATCTGGATTTTTCAGGAAGAGACACTTTTCTGACCCCCCTGTTTGCACTATTGGTGAATGTGTAAAGTTGGATACTACAGACGAGATACCAGTGGCGCTTATCATCACTCCTGTTAGGATTCCATCCACTGTGCTCAACGAATATATCAGAAAAGCAATTGATTTTTGGAATAAGTGTGCTGAGGAAAACTTTGAGCATAGCCCATGGGGTCGGCTTTCGGATGTTGCAAGAAAAGCAATAACCCCCTAAAAGATGTTAAGGGACAGCTCATTGACCTAACAAAAGATTTTGAACTAATTTCTGAAAAAACTGGACTTTTGGTTGAGGAGCCCTCTGTTGGTGATGGTCATTTAAAACTTAAACCCCAAGCTTATGCCTCAGACACTGATAGTGATACAGACATTGATTATGAAGCAGTCAAACGCACTTAATTTGTTTTAATTTCTTTAATAAAATGTTTATATTTCATCTTCTGAGTCTGTCTCCAAATCTGTATATTTGGCTTTGGGAGGTTCTGGGATAGACTGGAAAGGTTGGGATTCCATATTGCCGCCAATGTCCAATTTTTTATATGTCACCTTGGAGCTGGTCTGTGTCCTGAGTCTGATTATTCTTACAACAATTATTATCAGACATATTATGGGGATTATTGTCATATTAATAGTAATTGGTTTGTGAAGGCGAGAGGTAACAAAGATGGCATCATATCTTATAACAGGGAGGAGCATGATAACATATGCCACAAACAACCCAATGTAGAATCCAACATGGTGTTTTAGGTACTTGGCCAAGAATACTTCTGCCCCAATATGCCAAACCAGGGATATGATTAGGAATAGATTGACAGCCCCAAACACTGCATCTGATACCAAAATGTAGAAAGAGTTGCAAACTGCCATCATAACACTCATGGAGAATACCAGCATTTCCAGGGCCAGTAGGGACATTTGTATATTGGCCAAAATTGGTCTGTAGAACAAGACCAGTTTTTCTAGAGAACTGCCATCGGGTATCTTTTGTTCCATGTCATTTGCTTGCCATTGGGGCATATACCTAGATATGAACAAGTGGACGTGGATATATGACAAGATAAAATGAAACAGGTAAACAAATGCTGCTAGAAATATCTGCTTAAAGCTCAAAACATGCACAAACAACTGCAGGGTCCATAGCCTGGCGATAGATAGGTAAAGCGTGGAATGTCCTCCAATAAGGGTGAGCCACACCTGTATTGCATTCAGGGAGGGCATAAAGATTCTCTTCAGACGGTACACAGTTACTGCCCCAAAAATAAAATAAATTATGTTGAGAGCTTCTGTTAGAAATGACCAAACTATGTACACATACATTTCTGGCCCTTCTAGAAACAGTGTAGGTGTTAAGTGTTTTGCAGAGTTTCTCACTGTTAGATTCAAAGTACTATAATCCACCAAGTTGACAAAATAACATGGGAATCCAACCCCCTTGATAGAGGCCAATATGGGTACTGTGGAACTTGTCACAAATAGTAGTGTGAGAAAGGCTAGGAGGTTGGTCCATGACTTCAACAGGAAGGAGTCACTCCTAGACAGTTCCAACTTCTTTATCTGTGGTACTTTAAGGGCAGGCATTTGAAAATTGAGTGGCCACACCTCCCACACAGTCCTATATTCAGTAGCTGGTGGTACAGGTGCTTTTTAATAATCGTGCCTCTGGCGCTGGTAAAATGTGCAGACTTCAATGGCATGATGTTCAGCTGTTGAATGTCAGCCTTTATAATATTTCAATGCCACATAAAATTGGTATATGGGTAATTACCACCCTGAAAACCTCTACCTGGGATTTGTGTGTGTTCTTCAGAATAGAACAACTTTCAGCAACTGTGCCACATATTCCTGGAGAACTGGACACCAGTCCAATGTCTCCATTTATGCACAATGAAAATATCTGCCTTTTTGATTTGTTAATGAGAGACCAGTCACCGGTGCTGAGAAAAATTAGTAACCTTGGAAGAGTAAAGTTGGGTACTTCGGGCAAAGAGATACTGGCTGTGGAGGAAGTTGAAAATGGACTGACTCATCAGCTCACAGGAGGTTATTTGATGTGTTTTGGTACTTCTGTCTGTCGGGAGGAAGCCTGTGGGACGCTTACATCATGGAAAGAACACTTACTTAAGGATTTCAACCTCTGCCAGCCTCAAGTTTATTTGAAGACCAGCCGGGGCGTCTATGTATATGATTCCAGAGACACATCACCCAAGAAGGCGAGGTTGGACAGTTTGACAATAGAAGAAATATTCAGTCCTGTTGATACCATTTTACACGTTGCCGGCAGCCCCATCACAGTAAGAACCTTCAAGACCCCATTTCATATTTTATGGGTAGATAATGACAGTGTATGGAACGGGTATCTTTCAGAATTTTTCAGAGCCCTATATGTGAAACTATATGGTAATTTTTTTGGCCTGAAACCTATACTTGCATATGTTTTCCCAGCAGCTGTCGAGTCCCCCACTTTCTTCACCACCATTTTTACCAGCTTCCCTTTCCTGTGTTTGAGATTTGGCAAGCCTGTAAAAACCAGCTGTGTCCATTTACAGAGGGATTGTTTAAAGATACTTGCAAAACTACCTAATGTCATAAGGTCTCCTCTAGCAGACAAAGTTTTGGATATAAAGGTTCTGAAGAAGCCAATCACCAATATGTGGCCTTTGCTTACCAGAGAATTAAATGGAAGTCTTGCAGGAGATAACAAGGTTATAATTATAAAGGAATGTAATGTAGTTGAAATTGACTTTACAAAGGCTTTCCTTATATCTTGTAACATGCCTTATGCAGTGTATTGGCACGAACAGATGTTGGAAATTGTTAATGTAATCACAGATGAAATGAAGGATTCCTTGGTGTCCAAATATAATGAGTTTCTATATGCTATCATCTCAAGTGGGAATAGACATAGCTTCACCTGGGCGAGTATAAGCAAATGTATAGTCCACATGGTGGGACCTGAACTGGTGAATAATACACAGTTTCTGGAAGAAATTCTCCACAGACTTTCAGCAGTTTACAGTGGAAACCAGAGAGATATCACAGTATCTACACAAAACCTCAAAGTTGGAATGTTTACTGATATTCTGGAGGAAATAAAACTGATTAAACCACTCTGTCTTGAAGAAAACAGACAGCCAGTGACCTTTCAAGGTGTGTGCGAAGATCTTCTAAGCTATTCACTCTGTCTGTGTGGACATTCAAAAAATGACATACTCTGGAAAATCCTCTTAGCCATGTGGCAACAAAGGAGAAATACCTCTTTCTGGCTCAAAGAAACAATGAATATAGAATATCCCACCATCAGACCCAAGGGACTTTTCTTTACCATAGCTCCTGCCTTTTACCTCCACACGAAGCATGGCATGTCTTTTTGGCTACAGGACAAACCACTCCCAAGTTGCTTTGATTATACCCCCTACATTATGGAACTGTGTGACCTGCTACAAATGAATGATGAAGAAAGAGATCTGGTATTGTCACAATATGAAACTTTATTAAATTTATCATAAACAAATATTGTCTATGGCCTCATACATTAACCCTGCGCGTTTTACCAGGATTAGAACATTTGGGACGGTGAGATGCTTAGTGAAAATGGTGGGTAGGCACAGAAGCGTGAAGGCACCCGCGGGGTTTGGAAAATCATCTATGTTGTTGTCCATTCTGTAGGAATCCAAGTAAATTGCTTTCAGGAGTCCCTTAGATACTGTATCAATACCCTCAATAGTTGAGTGCATCTTGTAAGTCAAAAGGGGAGGCAGTAGAAGTTCATCATTTACCGTGAAATTTGGATGATAAACAGCAAAATGGGTAGATATCAAAGTAGACAGTCCCTTAAAAAGAAAACAGGAATCTTTACCAGGATTCTTCTGAAATAATCTTTTACCCCGCATATAAATAGATAATGGGAATTTAGGGTCACAGTCCATCAAGTTTTCCACCATGGAAATCAGTGCACATAACTCCTTGTTACATGTATTTCTTGGGTTGTATAAAACCAGCCTTTTCTCAAAAACATGTGGGTGCATATCCAAGGTGGTGACATGATCCTCTGTTTCACACAAGGTTGCAAAAAGAAATCCTTTAAACATTTTTCCAGTTAGTTTGGTTTTCAGATGGTTTGTGAGGCTGGGTAGATCCAGGAGAGATGATTTCTGAAAAATTGGGGTATGTGAGGCCACCGTGAGTGTTCCATTGGATGTTATTTCCAGCATCAGCCTGGGAAGGATCACAGTTCTTGCTTCTCTTATGTTTGTTGAAATCATGGTGGTGTAGCCTCTGCTCCGTCCGTGGATAACTGGACTTCTGTACCCAACTTGGAGCCAATGTCAGTTATATAGACTAGCAGCCGGCTTTCCTTATACACTATATCAACCAATCCATGGACTGATTGTGATGTCATATCATCTCTAATCAATTCCATGCTTGTAAGCTTGGTTATTACATAAGTGAATGGGCCAAGTAATAGTGAAACTGTATCTGGAGTGTACCTAACACAGATCATCTTTCCCTGGGGATCCACCTCGGGAACAAGTTTAAAGGTACTCATTAGTTCACTCTCCCATAGGTTTGCTAGGTCTTTTCCAAGCTCTCTAAAGGGGGGGACATATTGAGAAAAGAAGCTATTTAGAACACTTTTTCCATTAGGTACTTCTGTTGTTGATGACAACAAATTCAAGTCTCTCACCTCAGAGAGACTTTCCATAGTGTCTGCCGTGAGAAGGTTGACATCCACATCATGAATACTCTTTTCGTTGCGAGCTATTCTTAGGAGGTGTGACTCAACAGTCTGGAGTCTTGCCAGATACAGCTCTCGTTCCTTTTTAAGGTCAGCTATTGTGTCAAATTGCTCATTTATCTGCTTAGTCAAGCATTTGAAAACAGAGTTGGAGACCTGTTTTTTTAAGCCAGCACATGTGGTCTCACTACTGGTGCCAAACAGTTTATTCCTGTCAATTAAATTATTTGATACGTCACTGATAAAATCCTCAACCACATCTGTGACTCCTGAGACTGTTTTATTTTCTGCCAAATTAATTAAAAGGTTCAACAGTTCCTTTTTAGGGTCTGTTTTACTGTTGGACTTTTCCAAATGTTCCAGGATATCCTTGTACCCAGGAGATTGCGTGTTTCCCACAATTGTTTTAACGGGAATAGTGTTTAGCAGTTGGCACAGTTTCGCATGTTCCTGCGTCCGGTAACACTGCATAACCGTGGGAAAAACCCTTTGGACACAGCTGTCAAACATATATCCCTCTTTACAAAGAACTGGAGCGGCCATTACTTCCACTGGTATTCTTTTGGATTTGTATATTCCAAACCACTCACCAGATTCCAAGTTTTTATGTATTGAGACTTCTGAATAATCAGGTATGTAAAGAGAACTTAATGTTTTGAGAATCACCTTCATCTCCTGTATCAGGCTAGAGATCATTTCGGTTATGACTTTGTCACCAGGGCCTGAGGTATTCACTAGAACCTTTAGGTTGTCCTCCAAATTTTGAATTGTTGTTTTGTTTTCAGGAATCTGTGCTACTGGGACCACTCCGAGGGCTGTAACCCAGTCTATGTATCTCTCATAAGATATGAGGTTTCTAGAATACTGAAGTTGATTGATTAATGGCAGAGCTAGCCTCTCCAGGGTTAACTTTAGGGTCGCAACCCATGAAGCATATGATGAGTTTAGAAATTCCTCTGAAGTAGCTCCCCTTTTCCATTTTTTTCTCATGGTTGTGTGAAAGTTGGCCCAACTGGTAAACAGTGTCTCATATGTGCATGAGTTTAGAGCAAATTTATACAGGTGAAGAAACAATTGTTTGGAAAACATCCCTGATGACCTTAAGCTGGTATACACAGACTGTCCATTCACATAAACATATTTTCCTTTCAGGGATTCAAACAGCTGCATTGAATTTTTGGTTGGGTGGACCAACATGGCACTCTCAGAAAGATTCATCATGAACATGACATCAGATGCAAAAATTCGCCAGATAGTCACCAGAATTGAAGACCTATCTAATACTGTTACAACAAATATCCCTGATATGTGTTGGTATGACTCTCAATACGATCCTCTGGATGAAGAGTGTATGAATCTGCTGCCATTCACTTCATTTATAATCACAGGGACTGCGGGGGCGGGAAAAAGCACTAGCATCTCTGCCATTCATCAGCAGCTAAATTGCCTGATCACTGGAGCTACAGTGGCCGCGTCTCAGAACCTGTCTTCAATGCTCAAGTCATATTGCCCCACAATTTTTCAGGCATTTGGATTCAAGAGCAGACACATCAATATGCTATGCAGGCAAGTCCCCAAAACTTCCATCACCTCAATAGAACAACTTCAGCAATATGAACTCGCCAAGTATTGGAGTGTTGTGGCAGACATTATCCAAGAAACCACTCAGAAGAAAAAGATCCACCAATATCAGAACATGTCTGAAGAACTCTATGAGCTCATGTGTCTGTCCTGTCAGCCAGAGTTGTGGACAACTAATATAATTATTATAGATGAAGCTGGGACACTACCCTCCTACATGTTGACAACAGTTGTTTTCTTTTATTGGTTCTACAATAGCTGGCTTTCCACCCCACTGTACAGACAAGGAAAGGTTCCCTGTATAGTTTGTGTGGGCTCTCCAACGCAGACCTCGGCCATCCAAAGCATCTTTAACCATAGTCTTCAGAGGAATGAGATCCAAAAATGTGACAATGTACTATCAGTGTTAATGGAGAATCAAGTTTTGAGGAGATACATCGATATTGACCACAACTGGGCTCTGTTTATAAACAACAAGCGCTGCCTGGATACTGAGTTCTCCCATATGTTAAAGGTGATGGAATATGGCCTGCCTGTAACAGATGAGGTGTTGCATTATATTGATAGATTTGTTGTTCCATATGCTAAAATCTGCGACCCGCTGGAGTATGTTGGCTGGACTCGCCTGTTTGTATCACACCAGGAAGTGAAAACATTTTTGAGTAGCCTGCATCTGGCCCTGACTGCTAAATCTCACAGGCTGCCTCATGAGGTCAAGTTGTTTACATGTCCAATTGTCTGTGAGGTTTATAATCAGACATTCCAAAAATATAAAGAAAAAGTTAATCTTACAGAAATTACTATTATGGACTGGTTGAAGAAAAATATGTTTAAGGCAAGTAACTATTCTCAGTTTGTAGACCAGGATATGACCATCATAAATACAGACATTACTGAGGAGTGTACAAGAATAACTTATCAGGCAAAATATGTAAAAAACAGTTTTATCAGCCTGAATGGGAAAACCAAAAGGTGCATCTGTGGATATTCTGGTACCTATGCTTCCTTTAAACAGGTGCTGGACTCTGATTGCTTTCTAGAAGCACACACCAGGGACAATATAAAGTATGTGTACAATTTCCTGTCAACACTAATTTTTAATTCCCTCTACCAGTTTTATGCTCATGGTATCCAGTCTGGAAACAAAAAATATTTGGTAGATATTCAAGAACAAACTATCCCTCCAATACTTTTGTCAGATGAAGAGGCAGTAGAGGCTTTAACAGAGGACACTTTTTACTTACTGGCGACCCCACCTCCCCAGCCCAGTCAGAGTACAATTACAGAAATAATTAATTGGTACTCAGCTGTTAAACAGGTTTATTTAGACAGGCTCCAGGTGGCCACAAACCACTTTGGTGAGGAGTTCCTTTCTCAGCCCTTCAGCACATATACTACTAATATTCATATAAGGGATGATGTTGAATTTACCTCGACAGAGACAGTTATAACTGGATTGTTAGATTATGCCTCTACTGTTGAGTCTTATCAATTAAAAGGGTACACCTTTGTGTCAGTAGGTTTTGGAAAACAGTTCTCTCAGAGAAGTGACTATATGTCAAAAACTATGCCCATGATCATTGTTCAGGACTCTATGGGCTTCATATCCTGTCTGAATACCAACTTTAACAAAATAACAGAAATATTGGAAGATGGCTCATCGATGGTTCTGGGATGTACTGGGGACTATGGAATAAGTTCAAAGTTGGCTATGACAATTGTCAAGGCACAAGGCATGTCTCTGAGCAAGGTTGCTGTAGCATTTGGAAAATATAAAACCCTTCAGCATAGCCATGCTTATGTAGCTATCTCACGCGCCACCAACCCCAAATACCTGGTGATTGACAGAAACCCCATGAGAAGCAGTGAACTAACAATGGATACAAAATCTGCTGGATATATAATCAAAGCACTACACAACCCAAAAACATTACTTGTATATTAATTTTATTTAATAAAGTTTCAATCCAACCATGGCCAATTATATCTTCCATTACCAGAAATGGGGGCTGGGGTTTTCAGGATGCGACTACTATCTTCTTCACTTACTCGCCTTTTTTTATGGGAGTTTCCTGCACTGTCACTGGAGCTACTTCTTTGTTTGTCGCGCGCAGCCCTGAGGATGGCAGGGAGGTCATCTTCAGAATCAGAGGGTGACCTGTCCTGTTCACCCTGTGGCTTTGACTCAAAAAGTTCATCATTGTCTTCCTCACCAGAAGAGCTGGTGGACTCATCGTCCAGGAAAGTCTGCTGGGTGTCACCACATGAGCTGTCAGAGTCTGAATCAGAGTCTTCACTAGTACTTGACTCGCTGACCTGGTCATTGGGGGTCATGCCATCCGCATGTTCTGGGCCTTCATCATCAGAGTCCTCACTGCTCTCATAATCATATGGTAGGATCAGGGCGGGAGTTGCAGGAGTTCTTGCAGGGCTGGTTTCCTCCTCAAACACTGAGTCTGGTGTGGATGACCCATCAGACTCTTCCGGGTGTTGAAACAGGTCGAATGTAAAAACAGTTACTGGTCGAGAGATCGGGGCTCCCTTTATGGGCAGCATTCTTACTGGTTTCTTGAAGGCGTCCATTATAAGTTCCAAGAAATTAAGGGTCTGTTGTGCCGCGTTAAATATGTATTGGCGATTGAAAAGTGATCGCAGCCCAAAAAAGGCGACTGCTTTGATGAGTAGCCCCCAAGAGATGCCAGGGGAGAAGGATGTTGCGCCTTTAATACAAGATGCTTGCTGCCGTTGATCAGAACTTCTTTTTCTATGGCCTTGTTTCCCCACAACATGAAAACACACTTATCATTTTTTTCAGAGATGGTAGAAATGACATAGTCTGTGAACCACCCCCATCCTAGTTTGTGGTGAGAGCCAGGCCGTCCCTTGTCGACAGTCAGTATACAATTAAGTAAAAGAACTCCCTGTTCTGCCCACTTATCAAGGCAGCCTGAAGGGGGAATTTTAAAATCAGGTACTGACCTTTTAAGTTCCTGGAAAATGTTGTGTAAGCTCGGGGGGACTGGAAAGTTTTCATGAACACTAAAGGCCAAGCCAGTGGCCTGTCCCCCATGATAAGGATCCTGTCCAAGAATAACAACCTGAACATTTTCAGGCTGGCAGGAAAATGCCCATCGCATAACATCCTCGCTAGCAGGATAGACAATAGTTTGCTTTCTCCTGTTTTCTACAGCAGCCATAATTTGCTCGAGCTTTTTGGATGAAAATGTAGAGAGTTGTAAGTAGTCTATCCAGGACTGAGGCAGAAAATCCATAACTGAGTCTCTCTGCATCCAATTCTGAGACCACACATGCATTTTTAGCCAATCATCCATGGTTATTTACTGGCGAACTTAAATGAGGAGCTGTTGGCAGTGTTGGCTGAAAATACCTCATCAAACTGTTCGTGCAACTCTTTAAGTTTGTTAAGGAACTCAACGTCATCGGGGGTGGGGTCTGGATACCTGCTGACCACGGTTTCTAGAAAGCCCATTAGTCCAAAACCATTTGCACATTCTAAAGTGTGCCCAGTCGGGGTTTTCAATTTTATCTGGGCCACATTTATATTGCTACATGACGATGGACTACTGAGATACATTTCTGTTATGGAGGACAAAAAATTCCACGATTTTTTATCAGCGGGGGTACCAGGAATGTGACAACAGTGCATTGGTAAAATCTTTGATTTGCAGGTGGACCAAGACACAAACAATAGAGTCAATAGCACAGTTTTTATTATGCATCCAGACATGATAATTAGGTGGTGTTGGGTTAGTACAGCAAAATTCCTTTCAAGCAACACACCTGGATACATAAACATATCTGCATTAATACACAAAAGGACCACAATATCCCCCATATTATATGATGACTCATCAAAGAAGCATGACCTGTGTCATGCTTTACCTGTCACTATGGTGTCTGTCAGAAACCCATCTAACCAACTATGATTCTGCCCAAGGACCATAGCAACTAGTCTTTTTAATCCTATATGGAGATCTTCCCTAAATGCTTCTGTGTAGAATTCCTGATCATGACTTCTAGTCATATCCTGTACACAAACACTCATGGTATGTTCTGTGACTTCCTTTTCAACAATACGTGCAGCTGGCCACGTCCAGGTACTGGAAGTGGCCAGCTGAAGGCCACTATTCTTTGCACCCCTCTGAATACAGTCCCGAAGCACAGATGTAGGCTGAGATAGACAGTCCAAGATTATCTTCACAGTCCAACACATGTTCAGACACGTGACATGCTCAGCGAATTCTCTTCTAATGCCACTTTCATAGCCTTTAAAGACGACGGGGTCCTCTACCAGGTCGTCAAGGGTCCAAATACTCAGGGTCTCTGGGTTGGCCAGCATGGCAGTCCGCAGCCTCTGGAGCGTTTTCAGCGACACGCAGGTATCGGTGTGTGGCCTGATCTTTATGGGCACCAGAGAAAACTTGTAGTTTGCCAGGGATTCAGCCAACAAGTCACAGTCCTGACAGTCACACGAATATTCTATCAAATCCTTCAGTCTAGCCGCCACAGTGGCAAACATTTCATCCACTGTAAAAGCTGATGATGCAGGGAAATTATGAAAAAATAAAAGCTGGCACACAAAGAAGGCAGCACTGAGCACCTCTGCACAGTTTTCATTTTCTGGCCATTTATGCACAGAAGGTAGCTTCTTGTATAGAGTTAGAAGGGCAGGCACATAACAAAATTCTCTGGAATCATATATCTTTTTGGCATCATTAACAACCTGTGATATATCTGTACAACATGTAATATTCTTAATTGTGTTCATAAATTCCTGAAACTGCTCCTTCTCTCTGTCAGATGTGACCATGAGAATTGAAACCGGCTGGTAAGCACCACCTTCATGGGTTTCACGGTCCATTTTTGAACACATTATTCCTCAATGTGCTGCAGTCTGCAAGAAGTATTAGCCTCCCACTTTTATGGAAATCTGTTAGCTCCTCCTCCATGAGTCATGAGATGTCCCTTCAAAGGCTGAAAAGAGAGCACAACTCTTTTCACTCTACACTCAAAAATACAACTCCAGCACTACGAGGGAATTTCTGCAGCGATGGCTTCTGACTCGGACAGCTCCTCAGCCGAAAAGGTAGGCCAGCATTTGATATAAATTTGAAGACCACGCAGGCAATGCATTATTTCCTCAAAAATTAAAGTGTTGGTACTGGTCTGAAGCTTATGGAGCAGCTGTTTAAGAGCGGACAATTTTGTCCAGACAACAGATGTGCTATAACAGATCTTGGTTGTATCAGCTTCTAAAGTTGCTTCTAACTCTTTTACATGATTTTGGAAAAGGGCATTAAATGCCACAAGGCTGTCTAACAGAAACTGACTCTGGACACAAACACTGAAGAGTTTAATGGTGCTTACCCAAAACACAAGAATGTTGAGGCCACTTGATAAGTCAAAATCTGTAGCTGTTTCTAACTCTAATGAATACTTTAAAAATGTTTTAAAGTTGTACATATAAGAAAACTGTTTATTGTCAAACAGAGAAGATATTTTTTTCCTGACTTCCTCGTCCACTGAAGTGAGAAAACATGTGCACCATTCATGAACAGGTTGATCTTTATCATATGGGATAGACAAGATTTCTGGATTTTGACACCCCAGTAAGTTAACAGTGCCTATAGCCAGGTCCTGTAACAAATTTGAATCATTTGCCTCTAGGGAGAGTTTCATATAATCCAGAATGCGTTGAAATTTGGAGGTGGTAGGAAACCTCCCCAATATTGTGAGTTGTCTGCTAAGTAGTTCCCTTAAGTGAGACAACAAAAATGGCTCCGTATCCAAGTTGTGGCGCAGAGTCTGACAGATTTTACACAGAACCTGAAGTTTACACAAGCAGGCACTGAGTCTATTATTTTCTCTAAAATCTATGGCACAAAATGTGTGTATTACACTTTCCAGAGAAGGATAATAAAATTCACCCCCCATGTCTCTGTTCTTCTAGGACTGGCACGGATCGAAACAGGTCTACTTAAGTCAGTTGATTGGAGTCTCTGCTGAAACAAAAGAGGAATTTCAGCAACTGGTAGATCTGTTTATATGTTTCCTACAACACCCTGAAGAAGGATTGAATGCTCTGCAATATGTTAAGAATTTAGAGCTTGCTCTTCGTCACTTGCAGGCAAACAGTCTAAAACACGGGCCCCTGTCTGGGTTAATATTTGACTTGAACTTTTACAATGTCTGGGTAATGTTTAGAAACCAGAAGGTGAGGTTCAATGCCAAAGTCCACAACAGACACCCATGTGGATATATGTCTCACCACCTAATAAAATATGCCATAGAAAGAGTGGTCTATACCACAGACAGACTGTTCCTGATGGCCCCATGTTCTGGGATACAACTACCTCAACCTCTGGCCTGCAGTCTGTTTGAGATACTCAAGGATGTCAGAGGCAAATGCACAACTGCCTGGAGACGCTTGGGGGCCGGCCGTAGACATTTAATGACATTTGGACGCAATGTGTTGGATGAGTTCAATGCTCAAAAGAAATCTCCTGGAGGAGTATCGAGAGATGTTGAGGCATTTCTAAAGATATGCTTCCCACAAATGGACTTGAACAAAATTTTAATACCAATTTATCAACATGCCATCAACATTCCCCCAGACTGTGTACCCAGCTGTACTATTGGAGATGGAAACCGTAAACGGGCTCCTCACGGATCACTCTACAGTAAAGACATTTCCTCACAAAAGTTTTGTATACCAGACCCACTGTTTGCTTCCCCTACAGAACCAGGGTTGGGAGAGCTACACCGGGGTAACATGGCACACTTGCTACAGAACCCAGAGGAGATAATCAACATGGACCCGCTACACAACACCACTGAAGCCTGCTTGTACCAAATGTTTTCAGAGACAATAACAAACCCCTCTAAAAAAAGGTGGCTTTCTTCTTTCAATATGGTCTTCACAGGTCTACAGCCAAAATCCAGAACAGAGTCCACTTACGAACCACTGGGGCCCTTCTCACCCATTAGTCCAGGACCTTCCTCAGCCCCAGAAGAGTTCCAGTTTGAATTCAGCCCTTCTCCACAGACTTCCCCAGAAACAAGCGACCAGAGCTACATACCTACGCCCAACTCAGCTATGGGCAGATCCTTTGGGTACACAGACGCCGTCCAACCGCAACAAATCCCAGTTAATCACACCTGCGGCACAAAGAGAGTAAGGGACTGCAATGAGGCGGAAAATTATTATTCAGACGGTAGTCCAAACAAGAAACCCACACCTCACACTTCTGGTCACGAAGAGGCTTATGGTTTTCTGGCTGAGTTGCTTTCCAGCCACAGGGAAACGCCTATCCAACATATTGCGCAACTTGGCTCAACATCCTCGGCGCCAGATGTTGAGCCCCCGGGAGAGCATTCTGTGGAAAAACAGGATGAGGCGTGTTGCAACATGTTCCCAGAACAAATTGCGCAGGACACTTGCACCGGGTCATCCGAGGACGCGTTCATAGATGATGCTATAAAGGAAATATTTGCGTCTCTGGACTCTATGGCAAACCAGGACACTGTTGACAGTGATGTGTGTTCCACTCTTGAACCCCAATCACCAGCCCCTCCACCATCAGTTCCTCCAATAACTACACTATCGTTGTATGACATTTATGCCAGCATACTTAGTCCTCTTGACCTAAACAGCCTAGATTCTTGATCAGGGCACTGGCAGGACATTTCTCAATCCTTAACTATAATGTTTATATTTAACTGAATAAAATAATTGAAGATTTACAACCCTCAACATGTGTGGCGTTAAACCCATAGTAAAGTGTTTTCTGCTGTTTCACATAATTAATTTTCTGGGGACTTACAACGTAGGGTGGGTGCCTGGGACGCCCTTGTGCGCCGCACAGGCCGTGGATGGTATAACAAGTAGAGAGATGGAAATAAATGCTACACTAGCACCATCTAGCGGTGCAACGTTGTCATTACTGGTAACTCTCTCGAACAACAACCCCCCTACAGCTATGCGCCCCCCAGTGGCCCAAAATGGCGAGAGCGTGTCCATAGACAATAGTAGCGCGCCAGCGTCAGACCCCACTACCTCAAACCCATCTTCTCCCGAAGAGGCGCCAACAGCAGCCCCCATAACGCCTATCCCAACTTCCACTGCAGCACAGTCTGCTGAACATGTGGGGGAGACCGACTCCGAGGCTCCAACCCCTCTACCTACAACCCCTAAACCCTCCTCCCAGGAAGATGAACCAACCATGACTTCCCCTACAGAGACCCCTCCTACCACCACGGCGGCCATATCTACTGAACAAGATGATGAAACAGAACCCGAGTCCCCCGCCCCGCCCCCAGCTACCCCTGAACCAGAAACCACCACACCTACCAAAAATCAGGAAGACGAACCCACCATAAATACATCCGACCAGGGAGATGATTCTTCGTCCGATATCCCTGCAGGCACACCAGGTCCCACTACTCCCCCCAAACAGGAGACTGAAACAACTAAACCTGTGGATTCTAAGCCCCAAGTCGAACCAAATGACAGTGCTCCCTCAGATATACCAGAAACATCAGACTCTACTCCCACCCCAGTGACAGACCCAACCTCCCCCCCTTCTGTGGAAGAGACCTCTCCTGCTGAACCTTCTACTCCAGATTCCACGCCCCCAGCTGATCCTCCTGCTCCCCAACCAACACCCCCAGCTGAACCTTCTACTCCAGATTCCACGCCCCAAGATGAACCTTCTACTCCAGATTCCACGCCTCCAGCTGATCCTCCTGCTCCCCAACCAACACCCCCAGCTGAACCTTCTACTCCAGAATCCACACCCCCAGCTGATCCTCCTGCTGCCCAACCAACACCCCAAGCTGAACCTTCTACTCCAGATTCCACATCCCCATCTGATCCCCCCGCTTCTCAACCAACTCTCCCAGAGAAGCCTCCTAGTCCTGAGCCCATGACCCCACAGAGTGGTCCAGCTATAACACCAGAGATTGCAACCCCCTCTACAACTGAGCCTGGTGCAGGAAAAGATGCGTCAATGGGGGCTACTACCACACAGGCCGCCTCTGCCCTCACTACAAAGCCCATGCGTGTTGTTCCAGATGTCTCTACCATGCTTTGGATTAGACCCACGGTTGCCATAGTTTTAATCTTTCTACTTATGTCCATATTTCATATCATGTATTGCGTGTGTTTGCATGAATAAAAATATGACACTAAATTATAGATTCAATGGTTTCTTTATTCATGATCATGTCTGTGTCTTGATTTGGATCTTGGCTTTCTTTTTTTAGTCTCGGTGTTTGATGATGGGCCAATCCCTCCAGTAGCCCCCATAGTAGTTTCTTCCATAGACACGTCCACTCTTAGAGTCAATGACTGGAGCATAGTAGTAAGTTCCTGCTCTGTAACAGCTTTGGCCGCCCGGGATCTGACTTTAGCTTCGATTTTTCTACTCGCCACCGCCCCCAGTGCTCTGGAGGATGATACAATGATACTTTCTCTCTTGGCAGCCGTAAGGATGCTGTCGTCTGATGGTACAGCTCCAGATGACTTAACTTTTTGTTTAAGCGATTTATTCTCCAGCTTAAGCCTCTCTACTTCCTTGACCATCTCTTCATAGGTTTTATCAGGCTTTTTGGACGCCATCGCTCAGGTAGAATCACAACAAGTTAGGCGAGGGTGCAGGTTGCCCATGGGGCATTGCTTAAATATTATCCTGTCCACATTATGAGGTCATGGTAGTAAGAAATTTTGAAAAGCATGCGTAGATCAAAAAGATGCCACTAGACACCGTGACAATAGAGCCATTAATTATTGCCAGCACACTGGAGACACTCCCCCACTGAGGGACATAGGTGTCAGCATTACAGCTGTGACCATAAAAGTCAGATGAGTCATCAGGTTTTGAAGTGGGTGTGGTTTCTTGGGTAAGTCCATTGACAAAGGCACACATCAAAAAAAGAACCACGGCCAGGACTTGCATTTTGAACAGCTATAAAAACAGGTGGTACAAGACCCAAGACTTTACCAAGAAAAGTCTTCTCTCATCTTATATATTGGAGATCATTTACAAAGCAATTATTTGCCATGAAGGTGGAATATTCCTTTGTGCCCAAGCACTTTTTAGAGTGCACTCATGGATGGGCCCTGACAACACAAGGCACAGACCTTACTCCTGGAACCAGACTGAAATTTCAGAACGTCTCCCCTATAATTGTCCAACCTAGCGAGGGAACAAAAGTGCCTCTTGGTCTGTTTATCCAAAAAACAAGCGGATTTCCCTTGATCCTGAATGCAATCTGTGCCAACAGCCTAATCGCTGGCCACACGGGACTGATTGACCCTGGCTACCGGGGCGAGGTCTCTGTTATCCTGGCCACGGCGTCTAAGAGCACAGTGGAGATTGCCCCGGGCCACCTAACTGTCTACATTCTGCCTGTGAGCTACACAGTTCCTGTAATAACAGACGACCACCTACTGAAGAACCCAGTGTATGACGAGGATGCCGGATTTGATTTCAGAGCCTCTGAGGACTTGTGTCTACTGCCAAAGACTCGGCACACCTTCCAGTTTGATTTGACCCACTTATCTGGCATTGCTCCAGAATTTACTCCCGTGGTGCTTGGCCGGTCAGGCATTGCCTGCAGAGGGATACTGGTGACACCTACCGGCATCAACATGGCTGAAAAGTTTTCATTGACACTCCATAACCTGACAACTGAACCCATAATTATCCCCCAGGGTATCAGAATTGCCCAGATAGTCTTTGTTTCCAAGTCATACAGCCCCTCCCTCTTACAGCTACTAGCAAACAAAGAAACCGTGATGGACATACCGGACTTAACTGCTGTACAGTTTATTAGGGTTCCTCACGAATCTGCTCAGAAGGCTGAAAATGTTCAAGAAAAGAACAGGCGATACAGCAGACAGAGACCAGCAAAGCCCTCGAGGGAGGGGCGGGGGTTCGGGTCAAGTGGGGTGAATTAATAAAACTCCACACAAAGTGATGTGTGTGACTAGTTTCAATAAACAGTATTTGAAAGCTGTGTGGCGTTTTTCTGTGATTTGTGGTCTGGTGACTCACTTGGGGGTGTGGCCAGAGGTTGGCTGGTTACAATACCAGCAATATCAGTGGCCCATGAGGCCGTCTCATCCAGTTTGACTGCCGTGGCTATTTTCTCCATTTCCAGAAGGGCAACTGTTTCCTCAGCCCTCTTGTCCAGCAAGGCTGGAAGTGTAGCCTCGTCTACACTTATTGCCCCCGCGGCCAATGATATCATTGTGTTCCAAATTATGTGTTGGACAGATTTTAATTTGTCCAATTGAGATTTGGTAACATTTTTACATTCTTCTGGTATCTCACCCAAGGTAAAGCGATTGATGTGCTCTGTTAAATTATTTGCCTGTACAGCCAGAAGATAGAGTTGCTCCAGGACCTGCTTATCCTTGGTGCTCCTAATAAGGTCAGCCGCCAACACCCCGGGGGGCATACCCAGCTTGATCTCCATCTCCATTCTCTCATCTGTTTCAACATCAACGAGCCTCTTGTAAGGTACACCGGGTTTCCCAAATGGCCAGATACCACAGCAGCTCATGGCCTGTATCAGCAGGTACTGTCAGGTGTATCTTTTCAACAGATATTGATGTGATAGACGCTGTTGTGAATTTAATCACACATGAGGACGTAACTGAATATAAATTTACCTCTCTGATCCATGACTGCTTTAGTATTTCTGGTCTAAAAAACATTAGCAGCATCTCTATGTGCTTACCCCTTAACAGGCCTACTAAGGACAAAAAATACTTTGAACTGTTTAAAGTTTACATTTCCTGTGAGGATGCCAAACAGTTTTTGTTTAATGGCAAACCTCTAACCAGTGGACAGGTAGTATCATGCCTGGATTATTCTCACCTTGAAGGCCAGCTCCTCCCAATTTTAAATTTGATCAAGGGCCTAGATAACAAGGGAGAAAAAGATGGCACCTTTCTGGAAATGATTAGATGGTACCAGTCAAAGTTCATTACCTTCTTGAGAAAGATGTTAAAGACCACCTCTTCTACCCAATGGTTCATTACAAACTTTGGGCAAGATGACCTGACATTTACCCTGGTTATTGCCTCTTATTATTTTTATGAACATGCTTGTACAATTGAGACCCTCATGCATCTAGCCAGACTTTTCTGTGGGGAGGTTGGGTACTCTTTAATTGATGTTTCAAATCTTCAAGAACTTGGGCTGTTCTTTTCCTCAAGCTCTATCCTGGAGAGTGTACCCCCATTTGCAGAATATGTAACAACTAAACTCACTATAGACACGCTGGAAAATGAAAAGATTGACCAGATGATTAATGAGATTAGAGGAGGTCTGCTACTATCAAACAAGGATATTGTCCAATTTGTGTACTTGGCATTTTATGCATGTTTTAACAAAACCACCTTCCTGGAATTTATTGGAAAGACCTCACCAGACAATATCAGCTCCTACACCTCTGAAATTCTTCATCTGAAGCTCTGTGATGATTTTTTGGATAAAATGTCTAGCTACTATAACAAGGAAAAGTATATTCACACCCATCTGCTAACAAAGATGGTCTGCGTGCCTGGAGCCAGTCTGAGATCCTATGGAGATACCCCAGGAACCCTACAAGCCTGGTACGGGCAAACCTCGGACCTGACAGCCCTGTTTGATTCCATCAATGAGGATTTTCCTTTTTATAGCCCAGACTCCAACCTGAAGGAACTATTGAAACTGGCATCATTAGCTCCACAGGAACCTGACAACCCAAAAGACATTATCTTTTCTGCCAAGCCAATTTGTCCCACATACAGAAGTGAATTTAAAAACAAGACTTACTTTGCAATGGTGGCTACAGATTCTATAGAGGAGTACTGGAAGAAAAATATCATCTTGCCCCCCTCCATAAATTTAGATGAATTAACAGATGTGAGAATAACTGAACTTTTAACCTACTGTGTAAATGGCTGTACCAGCAGCTCGATAGATGAGCATCTCATGGTTTCCAGACACGAATACTTCAATCCCCATCTACCAATCTATAATGTCATTCTGGACTTTGATCTGCCTGTGGATACTCCAGGGTACAAAATTGAAGACATCTATAATCTATGTCTCCAAATTCGCCAGGACATAATTACTGTCCTAAGCACAATCTTAAACCTGGAGATGGACCAGGCCCACCCAGTCTATTTTTTTAAGTCAGAGTGCGATTCTGACACATATGTTGAACCCAGACCATTTTGTACCTGCAGTAAAAAAATTGGACTAAGGATAATTACACCTTTACCCAGGAAACACGCTATAGTTGGTGCCACACCATTAATAACTCTAGCAAGAGTGGTAAATAGAACTATCAGACTGAACAGAAGGGTGTGTGAACTATTCCCCTCCATCTCAGCAACAGAGTTTTTGTTTGACACTGGAATCTACAGCCAAGGTCGATGCATACGCCTGCCACACACCTATAAATTTACATCCACAGGATTGCCAGAAAGACTGCTAAAATTATTTGTTTGTCACCCCTATCCTGACAAGACTTCTTATGTCAAGAACAGTTTTATCATAAAAAACCTCTTATATCACAGTACCTGTGAGGACCTCGACTCTGGTGATTATACTTTAATTTTGGATATTCGTGATAAAGATGAGGATTTTCTATCCTGTAAGACGGTGGCAAGTCTGCCAAAAAATTCTCTAGACATTGACAAATTGGAAGATATTTTGGGATGCCCAATACAGTCCTGGATAGACACCACCCTCTGGCCACTGTTTTGTGATCAGTTAGTCAGATACCTGCCTCAGAAAAATGCAAATGAACTAAACAACGTTTCATTTAATGTGGTGTCGAACAACATGTTACAACTGAAACCTCGAAGAGGTCCCGGGTTCTCCTGTCTGACTCATCAACACAGATCAAAATCACACAATGTAAGGCTTTTCATAACCCTGGGAAAATTCTCACGTGACGTCATAACTGCCACACTTATGAGTCAGTGCTTTGCCAATAAGTGCAACAACAATAAGCCTGTCACACATTGCACCGTGCATGCTCGAGTGTAGAGGTCTCTCCGAACCTGGGCACAGTTTTAGGAACTTCTGACTTCCAGAATGGCACAGCAGATGCTGGAGGCTGGCGCGCTGGACCACATGATGGAAGGTATGTCTTTTCAAAATAAGGGCTTATACATAACATCTTTTTAAAGTTGGGGCCTGGCTTGATTTTAAACTCTCCTGCTTCTCTCTTCTCCGTCAGGACTACCATCTGATTTTGACTTTGATACCTCTGACGAAGAGGGTGAACTCTCAGATTCTCCACCCGCTGAAGAATCAACGGGACCAGTCCGTGATGTGGTCTACGAACCTGACCCCATGTTCGACGACCCACCACCAACACCGTCTCCGGACATCAGATCACCTTCTCCAAAGGCTAGAAAGCGTGCCCTCTCTCCTGAAATTATCCACAACTCCCCTCTCCTCAGAGATACCACAAAGTATGAGCCTGCCACCAAAAGGAGCTATTCTTACCACCCGAGACGCAGCCCACAGCGAGAAAATCCTCGTCAGAAGCTGAAAAGGGGCACGGACTCCAGAAGACCTAACAGATGGAACCAGAAAAACCCAAAACAGTATTGGTCTCTGAAGCCTCTCCTGGACTACAGTAAAATTCCCAGAGCGGAGTACAAAAATGCAAAACTGTTGGTGCCTACAACTGGTAAACTGCGCCCAGAGTTCTACACTGACCGATTTGTGGATGCTATAATTCAGAACGCTGCTAGAAATTGTCCAGTGTCTGAAAAGGCAGTATCACTAAAAAACATTGAAGAGTCCTTCAAACTGCTTCACTCTTTCTTTAACAGTGGAATAAACAAGGAACCCTGGCTATCTACAAGATATTTTGCAATCTTCAACAACGGTCTGGTGGTCCTGACTCATATGCTAGACGAACAGATGGCCTGGGCTTATGCTTGCTTAAAACACGGTAGAGAGTTGCCTACAGATGACATACTCATGTCCACCTCAGAAAAATTGTCCCAGCAGCTTGTGATAAAACTCATGGAGGTGATAAAATGTATAGAAAAGGATGGGATCTTCAGCAGAATTCTAAAGGGTGTGGCAGATGCAGTATGTCTGAAAGCCCAGTTCTTACGTGGTATGATCACTTTGAAGAGAACGCCGTGCAGTCTTCCCATGTATACCCTGTTTGTTTATGTACTGACTATTCCCACTCTACGAACAAGGGTCATCAGGGACCCTCTGCTGACACAATGTAAGGACGTGGTCCTAAAGTATCAGCCAGGTGACTGTATAACCCTTCTGAAAGCTGCATTAAATTGCCACCAGTGTAACAAGGACTGTGATAAATGTAAATATATTTTGGATCCCCTCTTGGGACAGACGCACCGCACGAAGGGGGTATTTTTTGTCTGTGAATAATAGCTAATAAACACACTGGAACTGGATATTTGTTTGATTTCATTTATTTATTATATGCTCACAGCGATCATGATCAGAGCCACTAGCAGGTTGTATAAAACAGTTGCTAGGTACACAAAATATACACCATTTATGGCCCTCCTTAGTTTGCAACGCATACATTCCAAAAAACACCCAGCAGCAAAGTTGGCCAACATCAATGAGATGAGAAAAGTCCTTTCTGCAGTAAGGGGAAACCAGACAGGTGCCATTCCAGCAAAAATCATAGTCACAAAGGACAAAATCATAAAAAGAGTGCCCACAATCTTACTGTCAAAAATAAGGCCCCCAACCATGGGTCCCAACATCAGGAACATGTAGAAGTATTGCATGCCTTGAACAATCTTCACATAATATGCTAGGATGGGGGATCCTATGGCCAACATCATAATCAGAATAATCATCAAAGAAATTTCAGGGCTACACATCCTCATGATGGTCTCACAGGGAAAGACAGTATACTTGTGATTGCCAAAGTAATAGATGCTATGTCTTTTTTCAACAGAGTGCAAAAAGCAAGGCCGGGTTCTAAAATGCAGAAGGGCATACACTCCTCCAATATGTAACACTGGTATGGGAATCCAGAATGCAGGAGACTCTTGGGCCCCAATTTGCAACATCACATAATAACATATGATTGCAGTCAAAAATCCCAGCTCCAAGAGGCGCGCATATATTCTGTTGCACATATATGTTGAAATAAGTGCCATGGGAACCCAGATGGAAAGCAAAACTATATTTATTATAAATATAACAGGAACAATGTATATTTCATATGAACAGTATTGTTCTAAAAGAGCCAAAACTATAACCAGAAATATGGCAATCGCGCTACACAGCTTAAACCAGCCAATCATCCCATGTTTATGTTTAAAGAGTAGTGACAAGAACATGGTTATATGCCAAAGCAATGATCCATAGACAAAAATCCAGCATCTCCAGTCACATTCTATTGGTAGGTAAAGGGTTCTAAAAATTAGACACCAGATAAAGGGAACAGCAGACATCCCCCCCACAATAAGTGGGAGGAACACATCTGACCAGTGATTATTCATTTATGGGAAATGGTTAAAGTGTAGCTTTGGGCGCTTAGGGGTAGGTTCTTTTTCTTTCTTAGGGGGCGGCCTTTTAAGAAACTGCTGTCCCCCACACCCTGGTCTAATATCACTCGAAAATGTATCTGAAGGGGTGCGTGTAAGAGAAGAAAGGTCAGAACTTCGCGGTCCAGGAACTGAAGAATCTGAGTCGCTGGTGAGGGATCCTTGGTGATGATCTTGTATTGGGGGGCTACTGGCAGCGTCTTCTGACTTCGAAGCCGAAGCCACTCTGTCTTTACTTGATCCAGTCACTACAGGTTCCTTCAAAACTTTACCAGTTGTACAGTCCACATTCAGCAGGGCCACTGACAATTTTACCTGAGTCAACTCTCCCTGTTTCACAGGGGCGCCGTCCACCTCTAATATGCCACAGGCATGAAACTTTACTCTTGGAGTTGTACAGCCAGGAACTTTACATACAACCAAAGATCTGATCAAGCAATGCCCATTAACATGCACCGTAGCGTCTGCAGAGATCGACCCAGAGTCACTCGCCCGATTCCCACCCCGTGTCTTCTTGCCAGATGACACATTCACTGGCGCCACATCAACAGTCATGCTAGCATCCCCCACTGAAACAACCATGACACTCAGGATTTCACTGATAGAAACCTTAACTGGCGACTGGCAGGTTTTTGTATGCTGTTTCAACCACTTCACCAGCGCGGCTGCAGTTTTTGTTGACATGGTCACTATGCCTCTGGCCTCTCGATCATCAAACGCGCACGAGGGGGGTATGGTGATAGGCTGCATAGCAGCAGTATGTACAGTCTTGCTGCTACTGTCATGCACAAATTGTGCCTCCACATATCTTACTCCATGATGGCCATAAAAGGACAAGGAGGCAGATTCCATTTTGGGGCCAAATAGTTCTCCTCCATGAGTAAATTCTCTCCCGAGAGAGCTGGAGTTACGAAAGCTGTAGATGGCAGACTTGGAACTTTCCTTAGATGAATGCAGCCTGGCGGCCTCCAAAAGTTCCAACCTCAGGATAGCACAGCCTCCAATAGATCCCAGTATAGATAGTGACATATTATTGCACGAGCCTGAAAGCTGGATCATGCCATTCACACCAAAGTCAGACTTGGTGTGTTGGTACAGCTTAGCTGCCTGCCAGAGCCGGTCAGTGTCAAGCTGGAAGGTCTGCATTGTCAATTGTTAAAGTAATGATCTCCTCAGAAGCAGACAGAATGAATGCACTACTCAAAGATCTCCCCTCTTAAATAGGCTGGAATGAGAGCACACACATCACTTTCCAAACCGCGCTACTCACAAATCATTAGTCACCTTGGTTGAGTAATCTGTCCCCTCCCTCTCAAAAAAGTTAACACTTTTTATACAGCCATTGTAGCTCAGTGGACATGTGACAGGGGCGTGGGAACCATATAGCGCCCCAACTCCGATGCTCTGTAAAATTCTATCACATGTGGCCTGGAGAAACCTTTTAATTTCTCCAGGCACCACCAGTGTCACATTCTTGCTCTTGGCAGCAATAAAGGCATATTCCACCTCCACAGCTTCCTGAAACAATCTCTTGATCCAGGCAGGATCTGGGCGTTCTTTGGCTGGGATTAAAGTATTGTATAAGACGGCAGCGGCTCGTGTATGCAACAGTTCATCCTTAGAAATGTAATCATTGGCTAAACAGATCCCATTAAGCATGCCTCTCACCCTGAAGAGACTGATGCTATAAAATGAGGATATAAAAAAGATTCCTTCGATCAATAGAAATATCAGGACCTTCTCAGCCCTAGTTTTTGTGTTCTTAACCCGAGTATGTAGCCAGTCAAGTTTGGCTTTCAGGGTAGGGTCGGCCACCACCTTAACAGCATACTCTTTGAGCTTCATCATGTCACCATTAAAAAATAATTGTAGAATATTGGCATAGACCTTTCCATGAATATTCTCCATGGCCATCTGCTCTGCATAGTAATGTGTAGCATCGTGGCAATTAAACTCCTTGACCAGGTCCTCTATGTTAAAATTGACAAGCTTCTCAGCTAATCCCAGGAATACAAACAGAAATTTATAAAATTCTCTGTCTGTAGCATTAAGCTGGGCAATCCCCGCCACATCCGAACTCAGGGGTATCTGAGATGGAAACCACCTGTTCTTCCATGTTTCAGTTGTCAGTTCAAGGAACCCAGCGTGGTCAGACACATAAAGAAATTCTTTGACAAAATCCATGGTAAAGTTTACTGATTTTATTGAGAACAATCAGTTATTGACAGTGCAGGCAAGAGGCACCAGACGACAGTGAACACATGGCACCCTCAACCTTTATACAATTGTCAGACGGCTCCTCCCCCTCAGCACCTTCCCCACCAGCACAGTTTACATATTTCTGTTGTGAATTTCTTCTGACACATTCAAATTCATTGGAGGTGGCAGTTTTACGTATTCTGCAGTAGTACATCAAGGTTTTCAACCCACACTCCCACCCATACATCAACAAATTCTTTATATTTGAAGCACTACTGGCATAATCTTCATTTAGAAACAGGGTCATAGACTGGCTCTGATCAATGAATGGCGCCCTAAGCATCGCCCGGCGCACGTATAGGCTGGGGTCATAATCAAAGGCTGACAGGAAAATTCTGTATTTCTGAAGCAGGGGCTCTGGGAGTTTGGCAATATCCCAATTACACTCTCTAAGTAGCTGAACCTCACGGTCAGACATTCTGCTCATCAGGGTCATGTTGGGTCTCAATATTTCCTCCTTGTTGGACACTTTGGATGACATGGATGAATAAAAGGGGTAAAAGGAATCTGAGTACCCTGTAATTTGTCCAGTGCCAGCAGTAGGCATATAGGCCACAAACTGGGAATTGTATACTCCATGTACCTCACAGGATCTTGCCAAATCTTCCCACTCATCTCTGGTATAGACCATGGGGCTACACATGTCCCAATCGTGCCAATGTAGAACCCCAATGGCATGCTTACTCTCCTCATAATTAGCATAGGGTTCCCCCTTGCCTATCTTGACCAAGTTGATACTGGTGTTGAGTGCATTGAAATACAGGGTCTCTGCTATCTTCTGGTCCAGGATCTCACTCCCCCCATCAAAATACCCCAAGCCCATCAAAGCAAAGGTATCAGCTAACCCTTGGACTCCTATGCCCATAGACCGGTCACTCTGGCCACGCCTCGCCCTCTGTGTTGGTAGAGTGCCACCATAGATACAGGCATTGATGATGAACACTGCAGCCTCTGTCGCCCTCTCCAACTTCTCAATGGAAAACTCACGCTCGTATGTGAGCAGACAGCTTTTCCCTGATGTATATTTGTCATCCTCCAAACATTTGGGAAGACATATGTTGGCAAGATTACAGGTGGACACGTTGTCTCCTGGGTACTGAATAACCTCTGCACATAGATTGGCACAATTAATAGCCCTGCTCTGGTGACTGGACCATTCATGCCAGTCATGGCGGTTTATAGCCTTTTTGTTTAGGACGTAGGGCCCCCCTGTTTTTATTATACAGGAAACAAGAGCAAACATCACACTCTTAATTGGGACCACTGCTTCATATGCCCCCTGCTCCACTAGTCCCGCATAGGCTATACTAAACATATACCCATAGCTGTGAGTCAGAATTTCAGCCTTGCTGGGATCAAACAAGTACCAGTTGGACTCTGGATCATTTTTGTAGGTTCTGAAGAAAATCTCTGGGATGCACACTCCTTGAAAAATGTTGCTGCAACGTTCTGGGTTTTCTGGAAGCTTCGCAGTGAGAAAGTCCATGATGTTAGTGTGCCAGATTTCCATATATGCAGCCACGCTGACGGGCCTGATATTGTGATCATTAAAGTAACAAATCTGTCCATCCATGGCCTTCAGGAGGGCATGTAGGTTCTTACCATGGGAGTATGTAGTTAGATCCATGCCCACTCCCGACTTACATGCCAACAGCTTTGTTAGTTCTGAAAACACCGCCTCCACTGTTTTTTCCTCAGAGTCCAGGGTGGGAGCTAGGATGAAGCAGCTACTCAAATTGGCATCCCTCAGCCCCGCCGATCTCATCACGGGCGTGGCACAGCACACCTGCTGCGAAGCAACCATCTCAAAGAAATAAGTAATCAAATCTATGGCATTTTCCACAACATTCCCCCTGTCTAATTCCATATGTTTCAGGGTCTTGAAAAGACATTCATTCTGTATGCAATAATAAGCACAAAAGGTGGCAATGCGCATAAACATGTGGGGAACACTCTCATAAATGTCTTCATTTCTAAGCACATAGGTGTCATAAAACCTAGCAGCTGCCAGATAACCATTTTCCTTCACAGCGGCAAAGCCTCCAGACACATACCGCTGAACCATCTCATCCAAACTCTGACTGTAGTTTCCAATAAAGGCACACAGCCCCTCATCCAACACACGGGCAAAGACATCCAGATACTGTGACACACTCTGGGTACAAACTTCTCTCATCTTAAAATGCAGCAGCCTCCCCGCCAGCAAATTGGCCTCATGGCTGTGACCGGCCATCAGCTTCAGCTCCGCGATGGCAGCATCAATGGGGCTCACGGTCTGAACAGTTTCCACCTCCATGTTTTGGGTCTCCATTATCAGATAAACTGCCACGGTCCTCTAGACACTGTAAAATCAGGAATTTCAATTAAAGAGAGCCCACCACCCTTGATGGAAACTCTGGTTCTTGTCAGCAACGAATCCTCTGGAAAATGCCCACACCTACAGACTGCGCCAAACATTAAAAAATTGCCCTGCTCAAAGTCATTGTCACCTAGAAAAAAGTTCCTAATCTCCCCGGCAAAATAATCTCTTACCAAGCGAGTAAATTCTGGTCCCTCTACTGAGGTTCGAAAAAATTTTTGGAGAAGGCTCTGTGTCCCGTCTGCGGTAAGCACATAGCCCAAAGCATAATAAATATAGCCTCGGTGAGTCATTGGCAACCTGCCGGTGTAGTGAAAAGTGTTGGTAGTTTCAAAATCCATAAACTGTTCTACAGGAAGTTTCAAAACCAGGCCGTGGGAGCGTGAGTCATTCAGGACAGTATCTCCCTTGATAGCAGTAGTTATCTTATTGACAAATGAGCTATTTATGTTCTTTACCAGCGGTCCCACAAAAACAAGTGCTTCATGCAGATTTCTCTCCCTCAGTCTTGTTTTGAGCGTGGGAATTATATCAAACAGGCCAGATTCCTCGCTGTAGATTATGTTGCCTATTCTAAAAACATCAGAATTTTCATTATTGGGCACAGTCAGCCTGGTAAGGGAGATAGGTGTCAACAATCTGTCAATCTCTGGGTTAGAAAGACCATCCTTGTAACAAAACATGGGGGTCCCATAGACTTCCTGATCACTGACAGTGCCAGCATGCACCAAAAAGGACCCCTGAAGACTCCTGTTGTGTTTTAAGTGATGAAAGGAATCCAACATCATATTTCGAGGGTCAACCAGCGTGGATACATATTTACCAACTTCTGACATGACCCCCTCTCTAAATTTGTTACCATCGGTGAGCGACAGAGGAGTCTGAACAGGCGGCACTGCTCTGAGAAATCCTCCAAGAAGACCTCCATAATTCTCCATAGCAATGACCACTCTAGTAAATCTTGCCACAGATATCAAATATGGGAGCACTCTCTTGGGCAGAATAAAGACAGTTCTAGATGCAAGTGTGGCCCAGCTAACAGTGGCTGATATGACTGCTGATGATGTAGGCAACTTTTTAAATAGTTTGAAAGGCGTAGATCATGAACTATTTTCCTTCATCAGAACCTACCCAGTATTCTTTATCATGCACCTAACCACCCTGGAAAAGACACAGACCTACACTTCAGGACAGGTCATCAAAACAATAAAGCAACTCATCAACACATTCCACGAGGCACTGTGTGAAGACATGTTTCCTGACACCGAGTCAGTCCTGTCAAATTCCAACATCCTAAAGGATTGTTCTTGGTATCTCACAAAATTAGAAACTGAACAAATGTCCACAACTATACCCAACCTGCCCAAGTCTTGTATAACCTTCCCTTGCATGGAACAACTTCATCATCTGGTCCATAATGCTACCCTAGCCACATTGCCCACAAGTTGGACCTCGCCCCTCCCATCTCTTAACAGTGTGTATGTTCAGTGGTTTGTCCTGTCCTATAAGCACAGCGTTTTCCCAAAGGAGGTCCCTGAAGCTAACCTGCAAGACCTTGCAGACAAAGTAACCAACATTTACAAGCACCTATTCGTTGCCCATACCCCACAACTAACAGGTGCCAGTATCATTCTGGCAAGATCCCTGGACATTCTTTCACAGTTTACACCCCTGGAAAAGATTCCATCCAACGGTCCTGCGCTGGCCTTTGGTGATGATGAATTGAGCAGCATCCCAGCCAATTGTCACCTGATGTTTGGACACTTAATTGAAAGCATCTATGTGGGAATGACTTACACCTGTACCCTGGGAGCAATTGAGCAATTCATTAGGGAGGCTTTTGACGTGGTGGTATGCGTGGCATCAGAGGTCAAGCGAGTGGCGGGATCATCCGACCAGTCTACCGTCACCAAACTAGTCAGTATAAAAAGGACACTTATAGAATATGGTCTGTCTGAAAACAGGTGTGAAGAGTACGCCCAGTCATTACCAAAATGGGACCATCGGGAGGGAATCTATCCATTTGAAGAAACCCTGGACCAGTTTCACCAAAAGCTTTCTACATTGGTAAAATTCTGCCTGGATTTCTACAACATGCTAATGCTAGTCAGTCCCACAAGCATCTCCCACTCCTATCTGAGGGAAAATGATTATCTACTGCAGTTGGATAGAAAATCTAGCCATCGGACAGGACAAGGTCTGGATGAAATCAATCTATTAGAAAAAGTGTTCACCTTTGTTTATCCTAAGATACCAGAGCAGGACTTACAAAGAATACACGATGCCATAGAGTCAGATATCATGAGAACTTTATTATTTTCATGGGTAAACAGAAACTGGGGCATTGTCCTAGGCACTCAGATCCCAATGGTGGAATCCTCCTGTGATCAGCAGGTCTCAGAGGAGAGGGTCGCGGCCTACTGTAAAAGAATGCCTGTTGGAGACTTATCCTACGAGCCTGCCATGGTCTCCCATAAAATGTTTTACAAATATTTCATAAGACACATTATTGCACCCACCATACATGGGATTTTTTCAAGGAAAACATCAAGGAACCGGGCTCTCTTTCAAATAAGATGGCTTCTAAGCTTTGCCATCACAGACACGCCACAATTGCAGGAAATCCGAAGGCCGCTGGGCATGCTCTACTTTGAGTTACTGGACATTATCAACGGAGCCAATAAACCTTCTGCCTTGAAGAATCTCCTGGATCATACCCTGGATATAAGAAAAAAGATCAACAAAATTAACCATGCATTCTCCATACCCCAGGATCTAATTCTCTACTTATTTGTCCTGGATGCTGGAGCCTCCTATGTCAACTCTGTGGATTATATCACAGACATCACACCCAAGGTCGAACAACTGTTGGGGCGTGGCAGGAACATCCTTCGTCTAGGCACAATTTTATGTCACACCAAATATAACTACCACCCCCTCAGTCATAACTTCACCATAATGTCCTCCAGTGGGCAGTCTCTGGACATTCACGTGGAGACCCTCAAGAGTCTGTTAGGTCAGGTGGAAAAGGACCACGGTCAGCTCCTCGAGGAGATAACAGCTCTAGAGGAAGAACTCCGGGGGGAATACAACACTGTGCTCTCACACCTTCAAGATCTAGAGACATATAAACAGCATGAACTGGGAGTAGCATTTGACACAGAACCCTGGACCCAACTCAAACAGTCATTCAGCGGTCTCCTCTCCAGGATCAGCTCCGGTCTATCCCTCCTCTCCAAGGGCTGTTCCAGTTTTTTAAGGAAAAGATTTCATGACATCTTTACCCAGGAGATCATCACTCCAGCACTTTTAAAGGCAGCTGCAGCTGGAGATGTGGATATAATAAAAACTCTTCAAGAAATTCCAGTAACTCTTATTACTCCACCCACGGATACCCAAACTACCCAGTCTGGGGGGAATCCCACAGATGAAGAACTGGCCATGCTATATTCTACTTATTCCCACATTTTTAGCCAAAACGCGGCCATTGATGTGAAAGATCCACCCCAGTTAAAAAAATATTCCAGCACTTATGACAGAATACCCCTGGATATTAACTGGCAAATATTTACACAACAAACCTACACCGCTGAGCACATAGAGTGCCCCTACACTATTGTAAAAATTCATGACATAATAAAATTGTTATCATAATGGCACTGCCTGCAGCGTTGGCTGGTTTTCATATAGAGGGTACTGCCTCCACCAATCAAGCAGATTGTAAATTTGGGGAAAATGCAGGAGCCCAGTGTCTTAGCAACTGTATCATATACCTGATGTCATCCTACTTCAACCATGAAACCCCCATAACTGAAACCCACGATCTAAATAAAGTTTTAAAGTTTGGGGCAGAATTAGACAACAATCTGAGAAAATTGGGCCTCTTGTCTCCTGGCCAATATGCCCAGTTGGACCACATTCCTTGCTATGTCCAAACAAAGAAATGGTCTGGTTTCATTTACACTTCGGCTGAAATGTTTGGCCTGCTTGGCATGCCAGCGGACATTTCAGACTCCTGTATCACATCCCTGCGTGACCTGCTCACAGCCAACTACTCCAACACTATCCAGTATATCCTGTACATCTGTGGGCAAAAATCTGGGGCCATCATCATCCAGGGAGACAGATATACTATGTTTGATCCACACTGTCTAAAGGACCTTCCAGAAAGCCCAGCCCACGTTCTCAGCACGTCTGATACAACTGCCCTGATTAGGTATATTGGGGGAGTATCCCGCGAATATACGGCCTGCTTCCTATATTTTGTACCAGGACACATCTCTCCTAAAAATTACATAATGTCTCACTATAAAGTCATCTCTTTTTCTGAACTGCATGGCTCAAAAATAATCTTAGAAGATGATGACCTTCCAACTACCACTCAGAGCTACTGTCCGCCACTGCCGCGGCCACCGTCCCCTGGCCCAGAAGTTGACTCTCTCCTAAAATACATATCAAAAGCCAAGAGGAAAAGGTATCCCATAAGTTGTGGAGAGGAGTCTACTGATGCACATAAAAGGAGGAAGGAATCACAGAGTACTCCTCCACAAAAAATAGCAACCCCTCTACCATCTCCAGATATTATTGATCTGACCATTGATGATGACGTCATAGATTTGACTGGAGATGATGATATGGAAGAGAGTGCGGGCGAGGAAGAGTTCGAGCCCGATCTGTCTGGGACGTCACTCCCCAGCGTCACCCTCCCAAACTTGGCCACAGTGGATAATCTCTTAGCTTCCCTGGCCCTGTCTAGCCATGTGCCATCCTTTCCCATGTTATTGGACACCGATACTGGCGAATCATATCACCTGACCAGGGCACTACATCAGCTCAAGAATGTCCTTCAGCAAGTACTCGAGAATGGAGTGGTTTCAGACAGCGACTACACACCCACCGAAGCCCTGAATGTTTTGAATTATCTAATGGCATGGTCCAAACAGCTACACATAAAAAATGATGATATAAAACTGTTAATTAATTCAAATCTACAGATCGAGAAGCTGTTCACCTTGCTAAAACACAATCTGATATCAGACCCAAACCTCGCAGACCATGTCCAAGCCAAAGTGTGTGCCTGCCTACCCGCCATACACGCTACCCGCGCGTCAGATCTCCAAAAAATCTTACTCCATTGTAAAAACCTGACCCGTTCCCTGGAGATAAGTAAAAGTAGCTTGGACATGAAAGATGTCATCACTACCTTCACTGACTCATTCCCCCAAGATTTTTATTGTGTGTGCTCGGTAGAAGAGGCCAACCACCTGGTCTCTGCGGTACAGGCTCTAAAAAGGGTGGTATCAAACAATATGGCTCTAACAGGTGAACAAGATGCCAGGTTCAAGGCTTTAATGCTTTCAATTTTAAATAACACCGATCCACCCGCCTCCCTGGGGCCAATTTATCTAGAAACAGAAACCCGCACACCACTACTTTCAAGTGCCATCCAGGAGGCTGTAAAGACCATTGAAAAGGTCGTGGTAGAGACCCTCTCGGAATTAATCAGCAACATTTCCTCCCAAAATGCTATAGAAACCACCTTCGTGCCCCCCGTGAGAGCCATGCTGAAAAAGGTCACCACCTTGCTCGGTGTCATCAGCGCCTGCGTGGAGAAGGCAGAAATCAGAACCCCTGAAATTGACAGCAGTCAACAACAAATGTCCTACATTGGCAGAGAGTTGTCAAAAATCATAGATGAAACGTGGCCCGAACACACAGTTAGTGAGCCGGTGCAGGCCCTGGATATCTTCCAGAAAGCCTCCAGTCACTTACAGGCCCTCAAACAGAAAATGGCAGACTCTGAGGCCCTGGACAAGATTCTGAATGAAATTAACCTGACGCTCAAAACAATACAGGACAAGGCTGCCTCACCAACTCTCATAAACACCTTAGCAGATTACATAAAAAATGCTACTGTCTTGGCCCCGTCTTCAGACCCTCGGTTGGCGGAAATTCAATCCCAGGTAACGTCTCTGACAACATCAACATCATACATAGAGTCACTCCTCCAGAAAATAAACATCAGGTCCTTGCCAGAAGTGATCCCCCAACTGCAAGCTGCTACCAAAACAGAACAGGGGCAGCTCTCCCTCGCTGCGGTGAACCTCTCTTTAACACAAATCACCACCTCCTTAATCAATGAAGCACTGAGCAGCATCCATGCCAGGTCTCATACCCACCTCACAAGCACCTTTTTCAACTCCCTAAACAGTCTCATGGGACTATCTGACCTCCCTGGACGAGAAGACCTGATAAAAACCATGGAAACCATCATGACAGTTCAAGAAGATCTCATAGACTGTGATGATGTGGAGTGCGTTGAAAAGGGCCTCACCACCTTCAGATATATCAAATCATCAATCAGACAATACAAGTTTGATAAATCATTCAAAACCAAAATCTACTTGATTATAACATCTGAGATGAGAGACTTGACAAAAATCAAAACTGATAAACAACTAGAAGTTTGGAAGCAGGACGTGGCCGATTTCACTCCTACTTCAATAGATGATCTTAATCTTTTTCTGGACAAGGCCCCTACCAAAACTGCCAGATCCTATGCTACACGCCATCTTAAACATTTCAGAGATGACCTAATCAAGGACCAAGAAATGGAAACAGAAACAACGCCATTACCATCCACTGCAGAAATTGAACGCGCCATTGACTTCAAGATCAAAACCATCTGGGACAAAATTCTCACCAGCCTGCGGGACCTCACATTTCATCACATTTCCCCAGCCGACTGGCAAGTACTCCTTACGGTCTTCAATGATCACAGCTCTGCCCTGTTCACCAAAATGGGAGGGGAGCTGTTAAAGGCTCTGCAAGGCTTGACCGCCTACGTGGATTCCATCCTCTCACCCCTATTGGCATCTCTGTTGCCACTGGGGCCACACTACAGCGCCCCAAATGTTGACTGGATCGATGCATTTGACCAGAATGTGAAGTACTACCTGCGCACCTTCCACCTACCCAGGGTCAGCGAACAGCTTGATGACCTGGAGAAAAAAACACTTTTGTTGGTGCAGCTCACTAAGTTCCCAGACCTATCACAGGCCCTGATAGGCACCCACCTGGAGACAGACTGGTCTACTTATCAAAAAGTGTATAATTCTATTGTGACAGTGTATAATGATCACCTGATTAAAACAAAAACAGAGGTACATGCCTTTTTAGATAACATAGCTTCTGATCCTCTGCTGGAACCCCAGACCCATCCTGACCTGCAAAAAATCACTCAACTGTTTACAGAACAAGAAACCATGGAAATAAACACCTTATCTGCCATCTTCAAGGAGTCCATAAAAAACAATGAAAAACACTACATTGCCTCCTACCAAACAGAGATGAAAGTTTTTACCAGCATGGTAGACGCTGCCCTGGCCAAAAAAACGCAGTCAACTACAGAATACAACACCCACCTCCTGAAGATTCTTAATAACATGCTTCCCCAAGCTCCCCCTTACGCCGCATCCCATCCAATCTCTAGTGACGCCATCAGCTACATCACCTCTCTTGCCAGAGACAAACACCTATTGGAAAAACTCTCATATACTGAGAGCTTACAAAATTTCAATTGGTTGAGCAGACTCCTCACAATAATTCTCACCAACTGTCATCCATCGCACAAGCACCATCTCCAGACACTGCTGGATGAAATTACCACCAGAGAACAATCCTTGACCCCGCTGGTAGCTATAGAAGACAGCGCTAACCAGTCCCCGACTGAAAGAACTCTTCAAACAGCCCTAACCACCCTTAATGTGGAGAGAATTACAGGTCGGGCCACCACCTTTCAAAAGTGGAAATCACAGTTACAGGAACTTGAAGAGGCGGTCAGGACTACTACCCAGGTGTCATCACTCATCCAAACAATTTCATCCCTCCACGATAAAACCGTGACTGAAATGAATCCTACCATCCTCTCATCACACTCTCAAGCCATTTCAGAAAAACTGAAAGAGCTGTTGGCTCTTAAACCGTCCCTAGATGAAACCACTCTGTCTCTGTTCCATGGCATGAAAGCCTATGCGCAGTTCAAACATAATTTTCTTCAGCACTACGTGCTAACTCAACCCAGGATCTTCGACGCCTATCCACTTTCACATCACAGCCCCCTCACTAGCGGGGGACAGCATCTCACCAAATTCAACCCTCTTCTGAGATTGAAGGTCTATTCCCTAATGGATGATGCTAAGAAGATGTCTATGTGGCGAGAAATTACCACACCCATCGACCCCACCTGGCACACCTTTATACCAGCGCCCCCAACCCCGGCTATTGCACCAATCCACTACACTGTTCTCTTCTCCTCATTTCTGCAGGCCGAGGCCATAAACCTGACCATAAACTCAAAACAGACCCAAACAAAAACATTTGGACTGCTGCCAGGTATAGTTGATGCCAAAGTGGGAGTCCAAGGCGCCATGCTTCTAGATAATCAGTGGAATGATGTCTCCACGAATGCTGCCAAGCTTCTAGCCCACTACATTCGGTCTGAGCTCACACCTACTTCTCTCACTCATTCCCAGTTCGCTGCAATGACCGTGTTTGCCCACACGATGGCGATGGTGACTCCACATATCAGTTCCACGCGGGCAACCGTCTTTCCCAGCAAGGCAATCGTCCTAAATCAGCTGCAATTTCTTAAGCTGTGCCTGACCATGTGGCCAAGGTTCTCTGGGGGTCTCCTCAGAGCCCCATCCTTCGAAAGGGCTGTCCAACTGGCTCGAACAACATTGCCAACCTTATTGTCATCGGTCACAGTCAACACCCTGGCACACTTCATGACAAACAATCACAGACCAACCAACACCCTCCCTAACACGGAGGCACTTGTCTTCTACCCAAACCAACACCCGTTGGCGAATGTGGAAAAGATGCTAGTAACTTCTTCCCCCTTCCATGTGTTATCAGCCTCTGTACCCCGCACTAGGATTTCAATGCTGGTCTGGGGACTCCTAACACTTAGCGAGGCAGTCTTACAACAGCTGTGGGACAGTCTGTGCCCAGAGACGGCCAAATTTACTACCTATATGGACCTACTGCGTCATCTAACCGCCATAAACCATAAAAACTCAACCCTAACCACTTCAACTTCGCTGCCACAAAATAATGGCCCAGTGGTCTACACTTATGGTCATACAGCTGGGACCACTGTGGCCACACTTGAAGCATCCCATGCATTGCCAGAAGGAGGGGAAAGCACCCCAATGACATTGTTTGAATTTGTGATCATGGCCATAATATTCAGACTCAAGTTTCACATCTTCTACAGCCAGGAAAAGCCCCTCATCAACACTGAACTGGGCCCTCTACATCTCATCACCCACGCACTGGATGGTACTGGAGACGCTGAGCCCTTTAAGACATATGTCTCTATCCCCCCTCAGCCATATACCGGGTTGGGCAATCTACAACAGTTCTGCAGCCAGGATGAACTTCAGGTATTCCACAGACAGCACGAATGGTTGGTAGGGGCTACAAAACCAACAGCCTCTTCTACTGAGGACATCTTTATAGTCATTGCCTCTGCTGATAATAAGATATTGACAGTGCACACATTCAACCATGCCACAAACAGTCTGAAAGACGAGACACCAGAAATTATGCCCGGCCCTCTTCCAGAGTCCTGGCCCAAAGAGATCACCACAGCCGGCTTCTGGGACAAGCCAGAGCCAGAGAAATCGCCCCAAGAACTAATCACAGAGGTGATCTCAACAGCAAAAATCTCCAGTGGAGCATCCATCTTCAATACATTCCCTCCCAGTTATAAAACACCTTCATCCAAGCCTTCTCTGCACGTGGAAACCCAACAACAGGACACCACCTCCATTACAGAGAGAACTCCACCAACGTCCCCGCAATTTCCCGATTCTACCACCCAAGACCACTCATATGAACAATGGGACAAACAGGAGAAGCCACTAACCGAGGGGTCGACTCTTATCAAAGACAATAGCTCACCATCTGGACGCCCACCCCGTCCCATATCGCCTTCCCCCCCAGTACTAACTCCCATAAAACCCCTGATACCAATTTCCCAAGCAACACCTACTATGCCAATTCTCTCACCGTTCACCCCACGGCTCCTACTTGATCCTGGGAAAAAAGGCAGAGTCTGGACAGAGTTTGGGTCATCAGGGTCTATCCCACCCAACCCTATACAATCCACGACTCCAGGTCCTGCCCCAAACACCGGCGACCTTGGCAGGCAACACATTGTTTCTCCAATCATAACCATCAAGTCGGGGGAAAGAACTGGAACTACCTCAGCTAAACCCAAGTCGCCCCTGAACGACAATTCTGCTTCTATAATGCCGCCCACCTCTCAAAACCAGGCCAGACCAGCACAGATTCACGCCAGTTCTCCACTTCCAGCAAAAACCAAAATTGTGACACCCCGACCCGTTGCCAAAACAGATACAGACACCTTTGGCACACTAATGGGTCATGAAAAGGCCCCCACTCCAGACTTAACAGCGCCCATCGAGCCTGCCCACCCACCAAAGGTGTCTCCCATTATACATTTTAAATCCCCACCAGCCAAGGAGCGTGCCCCACCCACCATTGAAGAAGATGAGCACACCAAGCCGCCCTCCAGTGCAGACACTTCTAAGAACAAGGTGTTCCCCAAATGGCAAGCCCCCACACAACCACCCCGAACTATCTCTCCACCCCAGAAACACGAAGATTGGTCGCCTGTCGCACCTACTCCCGACTCTGGTCGAAAGCTAGTCTTCGGGGGGCATCGGCTCCCGTCACTCGTCTACTACCCGCCCACCCTCCATGATATAAAGTATGGGGCAACAACCAGCAAAAAGGATGGCCCCTATGTTGAAGAAAACCCACCCGGCGTCACCCACGACCCACCCCCCCGCATCAAGCATATGGAACAAATAGTCAACTCCAGCAAATATAATGTATTATTGTTTATTGAAAAGATAATCAAAAGTGTACACGAGCATTCAACATACATGCTGTCTGCTCTTAAAAGAATAAAACAGCTGTACATTTAACCGGCCTGGTGCATGTTTTACTTTTTCTTTCCAGTGCCGCTCCGGGTTTTGGTAGATTCTCCCAAACTCTGATCATCCTTGTCTGTGAGAGAAGAGGCATCTGGAATAACACTAAAACTGTTCCCATCAGATCCAAACTTTCCAGTGTCTAGTCCTGACCCAGGATCGGAGGGGAGCACGTATCCAAGTCCAGACTTGTCAGGGCCCAGTCCATACCACAGACCTCCCCCCCTTTGAGAAAGATCAACAGAAGGCATAGATCCAACGTGGCTGCCACCGTCCAATGTTCCAGATGAGCCCTGCTTCTTTCCTGAGTGATACACCCCCAAAACCGGGTCCATCATTTTGGTATCCCCCGAAAATCCTTTCTTGTTAACCAGCGTAGGCAACGTACTGTCACGGGTCATTTCCTTGTACTCTTCATAGAATCTAGCTGCACAAGTGTGAATCAATAGGGGAATTGGTGCTTCCTTTGGGTCTGTGCCAATACTGTCCTTTCCATAGACCGCCTTGAGTCTGTCCAATAGCTTATCATGAAGATCTGGGTGAAAAGCCGGCGCTTTGACCCTGTCTTTATTCATCACCCTTATTGGAACACTTTTGACAAATAAAATTATCAACAGACGCTGTCAAATAAAGCAGCTCCCTAAATGTCACCCTTAGCTTAATACTGCAAGACCTAGATTTGCCAAAACAAGGGATCAGCATATCACACTCCTGTTCACTGTTCTCTAAAATACTGAGTGAGTTTGCTGAGGATACCGCCCTGATAAAGGGCTCTCCCGTGCTATACCTTCCCACCATATCATACACTGTGAACTCCGTGGCCCCACAATATGAACAATATATCCTGCCAGTTGTAGCACAAATGTTAAATTGCTTCTCCTTTTGATCCCTGCAGTAAAACATACTTGTGGGGGAAAAATTTACTGCCAGAAATTTATCCCTGCCCAAATTTAAACAGTGACCACATTCTTTACACACTGTTATTTGATGACCGTGCCCAGCCAGTGCCAGTTCTGCTAACGCCCTGGATAAAATGGGCAATCTCACTATCGGGCTCAATATCCTAGAACCTATAAATCTTATAGCCACATCATACACACTCTGCTTACTTGAGCTGGTAACTGGCACTATTCCTCCTCTGCCATGCATAAGCCCATACAAGCAAAGTCTGGTCATCATGTAATACAAGGGATTCCCACACTGGACAGTTTTGGTACTTGAATGTAAAGCTTTCACCAGAGATTGTTCCTCAGAAGCCAGGGACGTAGCAGCAGCAAACCTCACAGGATCAGGCCGGGAGGACGGAGCTGGGACCTCGATTGGTTGGTCAGAGACCACACTAGACAGATATTTCTTCTTGGTAAACGCCAGAAGAGTAGGATTCACAGTAGAGATTTTAATTATGGGAAACTTGCAGGAGATGGAAAATTGTGAAAGATACAAATCTAGGGCCTTCAGAAAGGGCACAGTGAGAATTTTGGTCAGTGGAAAACACTTCAATTCAAGACTATCATGCATAAAATATTTGTGTGAGAAGACACATTCATGGAGGACCATCCTAAAAAGGGTCAGTAGGGACACTGCGCTGTTTGCCACCAACACCTTGTTTGTCCACCTCTTCTTAGTCTCACACTGGATTTTCAGTATATGGCACACTGCCCTTTTAAGTGAAAGATTGCTTAATAACAGCTCAGCCCATCCACGCTGCCCGCAGAGGTGACCATAGATACAGAAACTTCTAAACTCATCCACAGAAATATTCATCAAGCGCAGATACTCCAACGCCCCCATCACCATACTAGTCTACTCGCCAGTGCCACTATGGCAACACACAGGAACAGGGTAAGACCAGCCCCTACCATCTTATACCACAGTCCACCATAAAAACACAACTGTTGAGGGGTTTCGGGTATCTCCTCAATACTCTCCAACATATGCACAATTTTTTTCCTGTTTCCCGGCTTGACCACAAAAAACTGCACTGCGTTTCTCATATCAGTGATGTAGGTTCTGCATACCACCATGGAATTATAGATTGGCACGTCCTTGGGAAACACGTGGTAGCTTTTAAACCTCAAGAAATCCTCATCCTCTATGATAACACAAGAGTTTTTTTCCAGGTTCACATCACAGGCCATATTGACCCTGTTACCATACTGAAAGTCTATGTCCCTGGGCGGGCTCATAAAACATTTCAAGGTAGTGGCCAAGCCATTGTTTGTCAGAATAAAGCACGGCTGCAAGGGCAAGCGAAGCTGACCCAATATATGCTGCCAGAACTTGTACACAAATTCAATATGATAGGTGTGACCATGCTGGAGCCTCACTGTGCACACAGGTTTAGTTCCACCTTTAGAAAAATGGGTTAGCTTGGTGGAACATTTTTCAATTTCTGGCACCATCCCCTGAGGACATAGAAAAGAAGTGACAATCCCACATAGTTCATCTATCAGTTTCTTCTGATTAGCCATGGCCGTCTATGATCCGATCAGTGTCCACCAGGGTCAATATGGTATCCCTGACTGCTGATAGCTTCCTGTCAAATATAAGACCGTGGACACATCCCTTTTCAGAGTGTCTGTGACTAATAAACCAGGTCAAATAGATGCAGTAATTCAAAAAGTGAAACTTTACATAGGTTGTAGAAAAGTATGATTCTATGTCCTCTGTAAATATGTCATCAAAATCTAACAGCTGGGAATATGCAAAATTGTCACTTTTTCCTCCCATGACTCAGTGGGTATTTAACACCGGCATCCATCCTCTCAAATACACTGTCTGTCATCGAGTGGTGAAGATGTACGTGCCATGGTCTCTAGAGACAGTCTCCGCCCATGAGCCAATAATGCAGAGACTACTTTCCAAGTCCTACCTACCAGCCACCCCAGAAACTGGATTCAATGATCCCACACTCACTCATCTCTCAAGCACGCTGTTGCCCACCTCTAAGTGTAAAATATGCAACATGCTATTCGAGACCGTGCTGGAGAACAGCCCCCCTGATTCATTTTTTAGTGAATATGCAACCCTCTGCTTCTACGTGCTACACGCCCCAGTGACCTGGTCCTCAACCTACATAACAATCTGTGATGTGGTGCAAATCTTCTCCAACGCGGGGCTAAAGCCTTTGATAACAGAGAAAATAGACTCTGGCAAGATCATGGGCATAGACTTTTATCTTCATTTTTTTGCCAGACAGTGCTTCAGGCACACCACGCCAGACCAGGTAGCCCAGCTGGAAAACCTACACCAGGTCCGCCTGAGCTTGCTATCTAACACCATCTGTAATGTCCAGTCGGCTGCTCACATACAAGGCATCTGGTCCAGCTCTCTGGAAACTTCCCATAAGAAGGGAGTCCAAAATCCAGAGCCCCCCGCCTGCCATTCTGCAAAGGCTGTGCCACACCGTGAGTTCTTTTCAGACACTAACAGGCCAAGTCTTCTCAAGATCTTTAAAGAGGCCTGGAAGAGGTCCCTGTTGATGGACCCCGACTATGCCGAGCCAGACACTCCAGTAGATACTGTGGATACCTCCCAAGGACCGTGCCTACTCTCCTTCCCCTTCTCCCTAAAATGTAGGGGCAACACTAATTCGGTGTGCGTGTTGTGTGAATGTCTAGCATGTCATCCAGAAGCGGCCAGAACCCTCCAGGAAATCAAAACCACCATACTTACCTGCCTAGAGAATAACTCCTCTCTACTTGACAGAACCGCCTACACCCTCATGATGTACACCAACTCTAAACTCATAGATGATCCAGACCTGGCCGAAATCATCACCAGTCGGGGGCCTAATGTGCTACACAAACACCTATTCTGTGATCCATTCTGTGCCATAAACAGCCTGAAAACTGACCCTCTAGTGCTATTTAAATATCCCAGCGGCCCCAAATTTCAAATTTTTACAAAAGCCCTCGCGTCTGGAAAATTTCTGGCGGAGAACGCACTATTTGATCAACCAGAAACAGAGTTGTTGGTATTGGCGCTGAAGGCCTGTCAGCTGGCACAGTTTCCAAAAAAGTTTGAAGCAGAAGTTTTAAAGGGAGTTACCAAGTTGGGGACTACACTCACCACTGTCAGTCCCGTGCATTTTTTTTCTGTTTATACCTAATTTTTCACCATCATGCGTTCAACAGACTCTGCACTTTCCTGCTCTGGTGAGAGCGCCAGGACGCATCGCAAGAGGATGCGCGCCATGTCTATTCGCAGCTCTCGTACCAAGCACACGACCGCCCCAAAAGGGCTGCCCCGCAGACGAGTCTCCCTGGCGGCGTTCTTTAACCTGATCTACAAGCGGCAGGATCTGGGCCTGGACTTCCTGCGGGAAATGTCAGAGCCCCTCTGTACGTCCAGACCCGTGCTATTGCCACTCAATCTCAAGGACATCGCTCCTGGGCGCTGCATTTCACTGACCCCCTTTGGCCACACAGACAATCTGGGCTTTCAGTGTGAAACCTGCACAGATCCCAATCTCAACAAATCAATCCCCCCCAAGTTGGACGATCCTGCGTTCAGCAAGAACGAACTCTGCTCGGTTACCCTTACATTTTATCAACAGGCGGAACAGGTGATACAGCACAAGCAATTTTATTTGTCTCTCTTAAACTTGTCCATGGATGCTGTCAGAAACAGCCTAACCCAACCCGGGCTCCTATACTGCTACCTGGTCACAAAGGCCTTTATGCTGGAGGGTTTCCCAGTGTTCTTTGAAGAAACAAATGGAATGCTTGGGCTCTACTTGGTCTTCAGACGCGATCTGCTTCACCTGCACGAGTCCTACCTACGCCTCCTCATCGATAACCTGGGCAATTATGACATTTCAGTGGACAGTGTGGGGAGATCTTACATCATCAAAGTGTGTCCTGTGGGCAACGTGTCCAGAATACCTACCATTCCTGTCGATAATGTTTGCTTAGCTGTTAACAATCTAGATTATGGGGATGATGTCAAGGCATCTTGGCTTGAATGCTTCAACATTGTATCTCGTCTTTCTCAGCAATAAAAATGTTTTTTTTTCCTTTATAATAACTTGCTCAATTCCTGGGGAACCGGGGGGACGGGGCCCCAGAGCGGGGGAGCGGGGTGCCCGGCCCGGGGTGCGGGTCCCCCGGCCCGGGGTGCGGGTCCCCCGGCCGGGGGAAGCGGTCCCCCCCGGCGGGATGGGGGGGAACCGGGGGAGCGGGGCCCCGGCCCGGGGTGCGGGTCCCCCGGCCGGGGGAAGCGGTCCCCCCCGGCGGGATGGGGGGGAACCGGGGGGACGGGGCCCCGGAGCGGGGGAGCGGGGTGCCCGGCCCGGGGTGCGGGTCCCCCGGCCGGGGGAAGCGGTCCCCCCCGGCGGGATGGGGGGGAACCGGGGGAACGGGGCCCCGGCCCGGGGTGCGGGTCCCCCGGCCTGGGGAAGCGGTCCCCCCCGGCGGGATGGGGGGGAACCGGGGGGACGGGGCCCCGGAGCGGGGGAGCGGGGTGCCCGGCCCGGGGTGCGGGTCCCCCGGCCGGGGGAAGCGGTCCCCCCCGGCGGGATGGGGGGGAACCGGGGGGACGGGGCCCCGGAGCGGGGGAGCGGGGTGCCCGGCCCGGGGTGCGGGTCCCCCGGCCTGGGGAAGCGGTCCCCCCCCGGCGGGATGGGGGGGAACCGGGGGGACGGGGCCCCGGAGCGGGGGAGCGGGGTGCCCGGCCCGGGGTGCGGGTCCCCCGGCCGGGGGAAGCGGTCCCCCCCGGCGGGATGGGGGGGAACCGGGGGGACGGGGCCCCGGAGCGGGGGAGCGGGGTGCCCGGCCCGGGGTGCGGGTCCCCCGGCCGGGGGAAGCGGTCCCCCCCGGCGGGATGGGGGGGAACCGGGGGGACGGGGCCCCGGAGCGGGGGAGCGGGGTGCCCGGCCCGGGGTGCGGGTCCCCCGGCCGGGGGAAGCGGTCCCCCCCGGCGGGATGGGGGGGAACCGGGGGGACGGGGCCCCGGAGCGGGGGAGCGGGGTGCCCGGCCCGGGGTGCGGGTCCCCCGGCCGGGGGAAGCGGTCCCCCCCGGCGGGATGGGGGGGAACCGGGGGGACGGGGCCCCGGAGCGGGGGAGCGGGGTGCCCGGCCCGGGGTGCGGGTCCCCCGGCCGGGGGAAGCGGTCCCCCCCCGGCGGGATGGGGGGGAACCGGGGGGACGGGGCCCCGGAGCGGGGGAGCGGGGTGCCCGGCCCGGGGTGCGGGTCCCCCGGCCGGGGGAAGCGGTCCCCCCCGGCGGGATGGGGGGGAACCGGGGGGACGGGGCCCCGGAGCGGGGGAGCGGGGTGCCCGGCCCGGGGTGCGGGTCCCCCGGCCGGGGGAAGCGGTCCCCCCCGGCGGGATGGGGGGGAACCGGGGGGACGGGGCCCCGGAGCGGGGGAGCGGGGTGCCCGGCCCGGGGTGCGGGTCCCCCGGCCGGGGGAAGCGGTCCCCCCCGGCGGGATGGGGGGGAACCGGGGGGACGGGGCCCCGGAGCGGGGGAGCGGGGTGCCCGGCCCGGGGTGCGGGTCCCCCGGCCGGGGGAAGCGGTCCCCCCCGGCGGGATGGGGGGGAACCGGGGGGACGGGGCCCCGGAGCGGGGGAGCGGGGTGCCCGGCCCGGGGTGCGGGTCCCCCGGCCGGGGGAAGCGGTCCCCCCCGGCGGGATGGGGGGGAACCGGGGGAACGGGGCCCCGGCCCGGGGTGCGGGTCCCCCGGCCTGGGGAAGCGGTCCCCCCCGGCGGGATGGGGGGGAACCGGGGGGACGGGGCCCCGGAGCGGGGGAGCGGGGTGCCCGGCCCGGGGTGCGGGTCCCCCGGCCGGGGGAAGCGGTCCCCCCCGGCGGGATGGGGGGGAACCGGGGGAACGGGGCCCCGGCCCGGGGTGCGGGTCCCCCGGCCTGGGGAAGCGGTCCCCCCCGGCGGGATGGGGGGGAACCGGGGGGACGGGGCCCCGGAGCGGGGGAGCGGGGTGCCCGGCCCGGGGTGCGGGTCCCCCGGCCGGGGGAAGCGGTCCCCCCCCGGCGGGATGGGGGGGAACCGGGGGAACGGGGCCCCGGCCCGGGGTGCGCCCCCCCCCCCCCGGCGGGAGGGAGCGCGACACAGCAGACGTCCGTCCAGTAACGTGGCAGGGCGCAGAATGACACTCCAAGGAGTTCAGGGTCTATATATCACCTCGGTTCAAAAAAACACATCAAAAAGTATATCGTCATAATAAGGTGAATGAATCATCAAAACCGCAAAAAAATACACACTGGTAAAAAGCAAAACAACTCAGGTACAGGGTTGCCATGGAAACAGCAAACAAAAGTAAAAAGGGGGAGAGGCTTCATGCCAGGTATAGCCAATATGGTTGATTACCAGCTAGGAACCCACCCACATGCTATTCCAAAACAGTGGAAGGTTAATTTGAGTGGGATGGGTTATAATTTAGGGTCCCACCATACTGGTCCTGCCCTTTTGCCCTGCACTCTTGGCTTATTGCCAACCTGTCGCTCCATTAATATATCGTGTTATGTGCGTAACATACAGGTTGGTCCCACCTGTAGGTTCCACCTATTAATAAATAATACTATATATTATAGGGATCCGCCTCCCATCTGATTGGCTACTGCGTTTTGACCAATGACAGGGTCGGATTTTTGGCTCTAGCCAATCCCCTTGCCGGATTCTTTGATTGATTTTTTGACAGGCCAATCAGCACATTGTTAGTGGTGAGCCACGCCCCTTGTCTGCGGCAACAAACCACTCCCACCCAACAGGTTATCACTTTTTGATGTGTTTTTTTTGGACTGGCGAATGATGTTTTTTACGCGGCGCGCCGCGCCCGCAGTTTAAAAAGTTACTTTTTGTTGGGTTTTTTTGGAAACGATCCGCGGTTCGTTGCCAGGGGCAGGGCTCTGCGCGGCGGCCGCCGTTCGGTCACACGCATCCGGCGCCGGCTGATGACGTAGATGTCAACATCCGTTCCGCGAGCGGCGAGCTGGGTCGCGAACGGACCCAGATCATTTTACACCGTTTCCCGGGCCCGGGAAACGGGCACGCGGATCGGGAGCGCGCGGCATACGGGGGCGCGCAGGAGCCCCGCAAGACCCATCGCCCACGGTCGCGGGTGGGGTGTGTGGCGCGCCGGCACGCAACGGGACGGCCACTAGATGGCGGCATGGGTCAGGATAGGCTGACGGCGATCGGGGGTGGGAGGGGCGGTACGCAGGAGAGTGAAGGTAAACAAGAGGCTGGCCAGAGGCGAAACTGGGGAAGAGGACCGAAATAGCTTCTAGGCCGTAGGCAAATATCGCCCCTAAAAAAAGAAATGTGAAACCATGGCAACAGGGACAGGGAACAGTTAGGCATTTATTTTGAAATAGTTCTCATCGAAAGAGACATTGGCAATATCCACCAGGTCACAACACTCATGTAGCTCGTCCTTGCTTATACCCAGGCTTCTGCAAGCACCTTCTAGCGTGTTTTTATAGTAATCATACTTTTGGTACATAGTTAAGTGCATACAGGCCAGGGTGATCAAGACTGGGCGTTTCATGGCTGTCCTACCATCGCACAGGGCGCAGAAGATTTTTGGGTGGCAGAGGTTATAGATGTTTAGGTAGTCCTGCCTGGGGGCCTGCATTATATGCAGGATGTAACATATGAGATCCGTACTCAGGCACCTGTCTGCTATCCACGAGAGGGTGTCCAGGCTTTTCACTTCCAGGGTCAGGAGTTTGGCAGCGGTTGTTTCTCCCCCACAGAGGTATGCCAGTTGGGTGGCCTTGATGGGCATGTAGGCTCTGACCTTTCCTGCTATATGGAGGGCCACGGCAGCGGTGGCCTGGTAGTTTTCCCGATCTATCTGTGTTCTGAGGAACAGTTCATCAAGTATGGTGACCGCCAGGGGGAAGACGTTGCTATCCTGGCGGAGGTCTTTGCACACACAAAACATCCAGGTGGTTAGGACTTTCCTATATTGGGAATTAAAGTACTGGTCCACGTTGCAGTTCACCATTCGTGCGTTGTGTTCTCTCTCGCTGCGCCAGATCATCTGTCTGCAGTCTTCCTCATTTAACAGGGAACTATCGAGAAATCCTTGGAATTCTTGACCAGCCATTGAAGCTGCAGGCTGTAGGGTGCTGAAAATCTTGGGCACGGGTGGGATAGAAAAGGCTTGCATCTGGATGATGTAATAAGTTTCATATATCAAAAAGTGGTGTGTTTTGCGCGCGCAGCTATTTTAAGTGGTACATATCTGAATATCTAGTTGGCAGAGTTAGCCTGTTGCCACAGACTTTCTAAATCATCAAGCATGAGTCATAAGAGGACTGGGACTTATTGGGCAACCATAATTACTGCCTTTTTGAAGTCTGTTTCTAAGGTGGAAGAACTGGATTGCTATGATTCGGATGTGTTGGATGATGTCTCGAAAATCATAACATTGACTCAAGAGTTCAGAAGTCACTATGACAGTGTCTTCCATATGGATTATGGCCCTGCCCTTCAAAACTGGAAAGGGGGCCTGGCTAGACTTTTTACCTCATTGTTTGGAGATGCCATCAATAGGGGGAGAATTGTTGGATTTTTTGATGTTGGAAGATATGTGTGTGAAGAGCTACTGTGTCCAGGCAGTTGGACGGAGGAACATGATTTATTGAACGAATACATGACACAGTTTTTTATTGAAAACAATTTAATGAACTATTTTTCCCTTGAAGACACATTTTGTACACAGACAAAATTCCATAACATGGGATTTAGCCTTGCATTGAGTATCCTGTGTCGGGCGCTGACCAGGATATATTCTGGTGATGTGATCTATGTCTGAGACACTAGATACATCTGGTATCTCTTATATCAGAACCCGACTATACCGTGGCAGGTTGTTCTGTACTAGCCTCCGGAGATGCTGCGGGGCTTTGTGTTGTACCTGAAACTTGTGCGCTGGTGGATGGCTGCTCGGGGTCCGTAGGGGTGCCGGGTAAAGGAAACCATGGTTTTGCCTTCACTATGGTACCATCTATGTTACTGTGGAATTTTGCACAGTAGGTCAAGACAACCTTTCGCAGCATTTTAGCTAATTTTTTGTTTTCAACAAATGAAAGTATAAAGTATTTTACAAGTGTGGGTTGTCCACCTGGAACAAATGGTAAACAGCTAACTGTACTAGTGACCACTTGTTTGCTTTGGAGAACCTTGTGAAGTTTAGTCAGACTGTAGGGTTTAGTGCATGAAAACATAACAGCCGACTTAAAATGGGTGGGGGCTGGACGCTCTGGATCAAATAATCTGGGGGCAGCGATAACCATATGATTTCTCATCCCTCTATATTTTGCTGGCAATGTACTTTTTTCATTATATGGTTTTTGGTACCTGGGATATGATGGAGCTTTTTTGGCTGGAGGGGGACCATCATCTCCACCCTGTTCATCTAACCCTTCTACGTCAACATCACTTGACGGATCTGGCGAGGGTGGGGCAGGAATTGGAGATGGCGATTGCGGTGGAGGTACTGGTGTTGACGGGGGTGCTGGGGGGGAAGGGGGGTCTGATGTGGGAGTTTCCTTTAAGGGTGTAGTAGGGGATGGTTCTGGGGGGATTGGCTGCTTTGGCGGAGATTGTCTCTCCTCGGACTGCTCTGGACGTTCTTCGGTGTGGCTGGATTCTCCTAACAAGGACTCTTCATCCTGGTCTCCGGGGGGTGATGGAGGTGGTGGAGGTGCTGGCCGCTTTACTGGTCGGCGTTTTTTAGACGGCATGCTTGCTTGTGGCTTTTTGTAGCACCTACGTTTACACCCTGATCTGGTTTTACCTGATGTTGTGTTGCGTGTAGTCGGTGGGGATGTGGGCATTATCTGAAAAAGATAAAGTACAAAGTCACAACCTCTGACACAGGAAGGGTGTGGGTTCGGTGTTTATGCTTTAAGTTCTGTATGTAGGTGTGTCACAGTTCTCCTTAAAGGGGACCTTCTTCCTGTTTCTCTACTTCTGACTCTGTAAGAAAGACAGACCGGGTATCACCACTTTGGAGCTGCGATGTTTGTCCTACGGGACCTGGACCTGGAAGATCTTCAGGCATTCTTGGAAAATTCATCTTTGTCATATGACTATTATGACAATGTTACTTGGGTTCCTGATTTGGCGACCCCGTGTGCGGTATCCATCAATTATTGGGTACTGTTTGCCTTGGCCCTGTTTATGTTTTTGCTGTCTGTGTTGGGGAATCTGACGGTGGTGTGCGTGTTTTGTGCATATAGGGGAGCATGTAAGGGGGCAGATGTCTTGATGTTAGTATTTTGTTTTGTGTGCATGTTGGCCTCTTTGGCTCATGTTCTAGAAATAGCCCATGCATTGTATACCATGCCAGGATCTATGTTATTGTGTGTTGTATTCACCCTTTTTGTAAGCGCTACTGACTTTAGCATTGTGTTTATGTTGATGATTATCTCTATACACAGATGTTTACTAGTGATGACTCCAAATAGATTGGCCTTGAATAGTAGATGCTTTGGAGTGTGTCTGGCATGTTTTGCAGTTATGTTGGCCATTGGGGCGGCTGTGGGGGAGACAGTATTTGTCAAGACATTAGATATGTCCCAGATCATATCACAAGGTGCATTTATTTGTGCTATGGAGGTGGGAGGGTCCACTAGGGTAAGTGTCAGGATGGCCCAACAGTTTCTGGGAATTTGGTTGCCAGTCTTGGTGATCATTGTATGTTTCATTCTGGTAGTATGTCGCGTGCGGCGCATGCGGATGGGAAGGAAATACAGGATATATTTTTCATTCATTTGTACAACAATTTTATTTTTGACATTTTGTGTGCCAGGTAAACTTGTAGCATTGGCTGACGAGGCTGTTAGGGTAGGCTGGACTCAAGAAACCTGTGAGATTAGAACTAGGTTGGCAACTCTAAAAACGGCAGGAGTGATTATGGAATCACTCTTCTGTGCATTGGTGACACTTATCACCAGCCTTTTTGGGTCCCTTTTTAAGAAAAGAATGAGTGAATCTGTCAGGAGAGCAGTTTGCAGGCTAAGCTCCTAATCCCTAGATGCCAATGACCACAACAGTAATCTAAAAAAGCATATTTGCCAAGGGGTGCACTGTAGGTTTTCTGCATCATATTGCCACTGCCAAGGGAAAAAGCTTTGGGATGGGTCAATTAGCATAGCGGTGGCCCTGCCATCAGGAGAACAGAATGCTGCCACGTTGGAGACGCCGGAGGGGTTCCTTGGGTAATGTTCAGCTTCTAGGTTTCGCCCAGGCTCTGGTCCATGGAAAGTTGCTGATATTTGTCCCGAAGACATGAGTCTCTGCACAGCGCCGTCGTGGTTGAAGTTGATGCCCAAATGTGTACCGACTGCCCACGCTGGAGCAACACTTCCGCTGATTGGAGCCAAGAAAACGCTTCTGGATTGGCGCACATAAAAATTCAACCAGAGACATTCCAAGAGCGCGGAGGCATTAGGTTCTAAAGCCCCATGCTGAAACAGTTCTCGCTCCTCTGTTCTGCTGATAAAACGTGGGTTGGACTGGTCAAGGTTTATTATGTCCAGTGCCAGCAGCAGCTGTGTTCCTAGTTCACCAAAACCAAGAATAAAGGTGTGACTTTTATTGTAGAATCTTGTCAGTGTCTCTGTAAAATCCTGATCAGTGACAAGAGAGTTGGCCAATATAGATGCAGCTGTCACATTCTTTTCTGCTCCAGAATGTCCACTGAAAATAATGCCAGAGTATTCTCTTAAGTCAGTGTGTGCCAATTCCAGGATGTTACAGGGGACCGGATCAAAGCCAGAGTTGGCCAGGGCTGCCATCAGAGAGTGAGGGGGTGGTTGACCAGGGGCACAGGCAACACAGACATATGCTCCAAAGTCTTCATCCACACATTTAACAGGCCTTAGATGCCTGGAGCGCATTGCAGGTCCCATAAGTCCAAGATCGGTTTTATTGTTTCCATAGTCAAGCACATAAAGCTTTTCTTTAGCAGACAATGTAGAGCACTGTTGTGTTACATGCGTTGAGTAGGCGTGTCTCCACCATCGCATAGTGGTTGAAAGGTGGGCTTTAAAGAGTTGTTTTCCACCATGTGATATTTCAATCACAGGCTCTTCACCATGTTTTACAACCTGGCCTATTTTGTAGTAGATGAGAGATTTAAACTTCAAAATTGCTTTCACCATCTCCATCAATTTTTTATCTACTTCCAGAACCATGCCAGGAGTTTCTGATATTAGCATATCGAAGGGTCTTGTTATGTATGATGGTATTTCTATGGAACATCCCTTATTTCCAGCCATGGCCATCTCCAAAATGGCAGTTACTAGCCCACCGTCGCTCACGTCATGCATACTTAGTATGGCAGTACGTGATGTCAACATCTCTAGAGCATGGGCAAGATTTAAAATGTACTCTGGTGGAAGCTTATGCAATTTATTTGCCTTCAGTTTTGAGATTTGCTGAAAAATGGTGCCAGCCAAAGTCAATTTCTGACTCATTGGCACCCAGATGATGTAACTGCCGTGACTTTTAAAGTCTGGGGTGGTCTTTCTAAAGGTGCCCATTATTCCAGGACATTGGGCTGTAAATGCTATGGAATTTGTAGTGGGAATTGGCTGTGGTCCAGTAATCTGGGTCTGGCCACTTGTAGCATTGGTGTAGGTTATAGGTATAGATAAAGAGTAACAGAAATCCTTGCAAGCCATCAATGTTTGGTAAAGGAGGGCGTAATTGGGATCATCCGATGACCATGATATGGAGCCAGTTATGGACATTTTCTTCCATTCATGAATGCAGTTGGAGGTCAACATGTTCAGAATGGCCTCCACCAAGCCATAGATCGCCCCATGGACAGGATCTACCTGCATTTTGTAGTATTGTTCCCCCACACCTGTTACCACACATGGAAATACCTCAGGGGTGGAATATTCCTTATTACTCAGCCAGCAGGTAGGTGAGTTGATCAGATCCATGGCACTGTCACTGGTGACCCGCAGTGTGGTGAAGGTGTCACGTGGTCCACTGGTCCCCACCGGTTGTGGTGTGGTTTTAAGTGCAGTGCACATCATAATACTGTGATCACATACTGGTAGATCCAGCGGTCCACATCCCTGCTGTTGCCCCACAGTATATTGCCCCAGTCTGTCTATGTGTTTGACAATATATTCTTTACTTTCAACTGCAGGGTGTTTTAAAATGGCTTCAACTGATTCATTAAAATGTTCTGGGGTCCATAGAAAGCTCTGGTCAAACTTCATTGGTTTATGCCTGCGAAAGGACTTTGATCTTGGTAGGCGTCCTCTAGGGATGGTTGCTTCTTGGGCTGTGAATTCTACCTTGGTGGGAAATCCCCCTTCAAACAGTTCTTTGCAGAAATAGATTCCACGTTCATCTACCAATGTTCCAATAACCCCACAGGGTAGCTTATGATTTTCAGCAAAGGTTAAGACCATGTCCAAAGGGTTGTGCGTTGCGTCACTGTCGGCTGCATCTTCTAGGCCAAGGTCTTGACTGACCACGAGTAGATAGACTGGACAGTGAACACTTAGAAAGTGATGTTTTACAATTTCTTCATGTAATGCTGGAGGGCTGGAATTTAGGGCAGAGACGATGGGCTGTGGCAGGTTATTCAAATCTAGATATGCACCAAATGGATGTATCAACTCAGTAAGGGCCTCCAACATGCTGGGGTGTCCAAAGGGTCGTATGGTCTTGGTGATACAACTTTGAGTTGTTGTATCACTCAGCTGCTTCACTACTGCCATGATTTTATTCAGCTCGAGCGGACTGTGGGTGTATAGATAAGGGGCAGATTCCTGATGAAGGGTTGGAACAAAGTCTCCAAGAAAAACAATTAGATCCCCTGGCCTAGGGTCTTGAGTTGATAGGCGATTTTTTGGTACAATGCCAGTGATACTGGCATTGATCAACACATCCTGACCACTTTTAAGTGCATGGGTTGTTTTAAGAGGCCTGGAAAACCCACCACATATTGGTAGACCCATGGCACGCATCAGAGACGAATATTTTTGAAGAACAGCCCTACTACTCTTGTTATGGAATTGGAAGGGTTCTTGGTCCTCTGGCGTGTGTAAGGTGTAGAGACCCAGAGCAGAATGTTGAAAATCTATACCAGTCATCCAAGATGATGCAAAGTAGATATTTTCCAGGAACCAGCCAGGGTTGGAAAACAAGGAACATGTGTGCCAATAGGCAGCATGTACATCTGAATACTGACCCAGGAACATTGGGAATTTGGTGGCAATAGTCTCGTGAAGCATGGTTGGATAAAGGTTTTCCCTGTGATAGGTTCCAAGTGAACAGTGATTTAACACAGAGTCCAGTGGCGTGGTATTTGGGTAAGTAATTTTCATAGTCAATGGATCTGGTGGGGGGGCTGGTGCGGATACGAGTACAGAATGAGTAAATGTATCATAGTTTTCCATAGCAGACTCTGGTCTCATGATGCTCAGAACTGTATTGGATGTAAAATGGTCTTCTAGGAAATTATATGCAGCTTCCAATAGTCTGACGTTGTTAGAATTTCGTGGGGTGTCCTCCAAAGTGCACAGTACCCGTCTAAAGGATTCTATTCTTATGCTGTATTCTGGAATTAGGTCATGAAGATAGGCTGCCAGTTCCCTGGCAACAGTTGTAGGTCGCCATCTGGTGTTCGGACCATATGTGATAGCAACAGCACTGGGGCTGTTAGATTTGTCTATTGGGTCTGTATAGAGAGGCAATCTGGGACATTCAGCAGAAAGTGCATGTTGAATTATCTTTTTATAGATATGTAGATGATCAGGATTAACATGATTTTGCTCCGAGGGTACCAGGCTTCCACATACTATGTTGATAGATCTGTGCTCCGAGGTGTCTACGGTGGCTCTCCCAGACTCTGTTGCATTGATAAGTTCTTTTTCTGCATCATTGTATTGGCTGTCACCAAAGTAAATGAAGGTGAAGTGTCTGGACATTGTGAATCTGGACAGACCTTTCTGGTGGTTTTGTTATAATATTCTATCCATGAATCACCAGACTCCAAACTGGTTGGAAGACTAAAGGTTACTTGTTGACAATGTCCAGATTAGTAGTTGCTGAAAGCACAGTTGCCAAGGCGTAGAGGCTAGAGTCCTGTTGCCTGGCACAAATTGCCATGTCCAAGGGAAGAAGGATTCAGCTGGGTCTATCAGACATCCTGTTATACGTCCATCCAAGCTGCATATTCCAGCCACTGGGCAACCAGCTACTGGGTTTCTTGGGTAATTTATTGCTGCTATTCTTGGAGTGGGTTGTTCTGTTTGGTAATATGTGCAAATTTGTCTAGTGTTCCTCCAAAAAGATTCTTGATGTTGATCTAGTGACAGTCCCAAGTTGCTGCCCTGTATCCAAGATGGAAACACATTTTCTTGTATTGGTTTAAAAAACAGGCTGTTAGAATCTGGTATGTAAAAATTTAGCCACCTTGATTCAAATGTCCCAGAGGCGTTCTTCTTAAGTGGCATGGACTGTAGGGGATCAATCTTGCAGTCATACATGGTTTTGTCTGCAGTAATGTTCAGTATATTAAGATTTAACAAAATCTGCATACCAAGCTGGTCAAATCCAAGCATGAAAGTGTCTGGTCGCCTACAGAAGGCAGACAACTTACTGACCACGGTGTGACTTTCAGTAAAGCGGGTGGCCACAGCCATTACACCCCCATGTTCATGAAGTGTACACATAGAGCCAGTAAAGACTATGCCACAGAATCTATCTAAGGATGTTTCAAAATCATGCAAGGATGATGAGTGGACAACTTCTGGAACAAATCCAGCATATTGTAACATAAACAGTGTCCCCTCTAGCGATGTTTGTCCATTGAATTCCACCACACACACGTGTTTCTGTGCATGGGGTGGTGCTCTGAAAGACCTCACTGGTGATGTTAAGAAGTTCCTAGAGACCCCAGGAAAATTAAACTGATTGTGTCCATATTCAACTGAATAAATTGACTTGTGGGGTCCAAGGTGAGTACACAACAGGGTTGATTCATCAATATGTCTTCTGCGCCAACGGCCAACTACATTGAAAAATGGGACAGATAGGAGATTTTCTGACTTGTGGAAAACAGCAATGGTGGATGATTCAGTCAGTGGGACAACATGTCCTATTGGCATGGCGGCACATTCGTTTTCCTGAAGAAATTTTAAAATGGAGTCCGCATCGTTCCTGAACACTTCGATCACATATCCTGGCGTTTCAGAAAGCAGCATGGCTTTGGGGTTAACTACATGGTCTGGTAGGGTAATTACTACAGATTTCCCCCCAGACATAGCCATTTCTGCTACACAGGTTAAAAGTCCCCCATCACTGACATCATGGATGCTAAGAATTTTACCAGCTTCAAAAAGTTTTTGGGTATTTGAAAGCAACTTGAATAAGGTGGTTATAGGTATTTGTGGTAGGTTGTGAAGTGGCACGTGAGGATGAAAAGTCTTGAAAATAGAACCGGCCAGTGTTGGTTGGTTGTGTACTGGCAGCCACAACAATGTGTTGTGAGGCTCTTTTAAATTTGGTCCGATTCTTCCTCTCCAGGGAACATTCACTATGCATTTAGCAGAAAACACGATGAGGGGAGTGTTTATGTCACAGTTTCGGGGATTCTTGGCAGCCATGTCACACATGAAAGTACACCCTATCATTGTGCACATGTTTTTACATTCTGCAATGGCATCATATAGTTCTGGTCGGGCCATGTCAGCCTGACTGCAGGTAATTGAGCAAGTTATTATTGTTCTTTCCAGTTTTATGCCAGGACAAGTGTTCAAATTTAGCAAGGCCTCCACCAAGCCGTATGTTGACCCTAAGAAGAGATCCTCTTTAACCTTATAATGCTGTTCTCCTATGGCAGAAGCTACACATTCCAGTATTGGAACTTCAGACTCTGATGGATCGCAGAACCATGTGTCTGGATCAGACATTACCCTGTTGACCATTTCTGATGTAGTAAGAACTCTTAGGTCGGAGATCCAACTTTTAGTGTTATGGATACTGTTTAGGGATACAAGTGAATGATCTGCTACTGGAAAGTCAAAAGGGCCACACCCTGGTTGTTGAACAACTCTTCCATTAGCAACCCTTCTGGTATGTGTTATAATGTATTCCTTGCTTTCCACTGCAGGGTGAGTAATGATGTCTGACCACACCTGTCTCATGTTTAGAGAAGTCCAGTTAACTGCTCCATCTTCTCTGGAGGGGCGGGGTGCTGCCACATCAAGGCTTCCTGTATGACCATGATCATAGTCTAGTGGAATGGTTAACATAATGTCAGCAGTATCATAGGTCACGGCAACTGGATTTGATGTGGATGATATTATATGTAGATTAGGTTCAGCGCAACACTTGCCCAGGAGGGAACATGCAACCTCATATTTTGTACAAAGGTTAATAAGGTGTTCTATGATGCCAACAGACTCTCCTGTTTCCAGAAGGGTTCCAGTTTCATTCTGGACAAGTAAAAATACCTGGTCTGTTGTCACATTAAGGAACTTAGTTCTGATTCCTCTTTCTAGCTCCTCCTGCGTTCTGTTTCTCAGACCATGAGAAACAGGATCTGGCAAATCATTGATGTCAATTAATGCTCCCAGGGGAGATACCAGTTCAGTGAGGATTTCTTGTATGGAGCACCGTACTTGTGGCCTCATGGCCCTGACGTAGCAGGCTTGAGAGAGGTCTTGGGTCCATTGTTGTAATACTCTTGTGAGCTTTCTAACAGTCAATGGGCTGCTGTCGTAGCCATACGGGGGGCCATCTGGTCTATACAGAGGACAGAAAGTTCCAACAGCAACAATGAAGGTATTGCCTGGGTCGATGGGCCGGGTGTGGGACGCATAGTCGTCTTTGGCCAATTTACTTACAAAAGTGACAACATTGACTTCTGTTGGGAATGTGAGATGATTTGAAGATATTGGGCGAATAAATCCTCCAGTGACAGGAACACCAGATGCTCGCAGATGATCTGATCTTGCCCTGAGGAGCATGGTAAGTATGCATGGTGCCAGTGGATTATCCCCCACTGTCTGATTACAACAGAGGTAGGAACCACCGTTCACTGCCACAGGTATGACTCCGGGCATGTTACTGACAGCTGACAGATTTGCATGTAAGAAATTTCCCGGCCCAGTAATTGTGGTGTGGTGGCAGGTAATCATTTCACTTCCTGTTAGCTTTATCATGGTAGGTACAGGTTCTGGAAAAGTTGAGAGACTGTTAGCGTAGGATGCACTCCCAGGTCCCCTGGCCAACATGATGTTCAAGTGGACAGCATCTGGTTCTGAGGACAAGACGGTGGGGCTGGTCAGGCGGTTGGAGGGTTCAAATGTAGATAAATGGTCATAGTCCAGCTGTGCTCGCTCTCTGCCATAGATGAACCAATACAGGAGTTCCAACACCACAACTATGGCCGCGTTTGGGTGGGTGTAGATTCCACATATCCTTCTAGAATAGTCCATTCGCGTGTTTTCCATGGGAAGAATGAATGCCAGAAGTTCTGTCAGTTCATTGCACCAGGTTAGGGGCCGCTGGCCAGGGAACGGTCCATAAATAAAGTCTAGTCTCTGGGTATTATCCTGCCCAGCATCTGGTGGCTCTCTGGTGCTATCCAGTGTGAGATCGCTGCAGGTGAGGCGCGCCGCCGCCTGTACCCATCGCCTGATTCTTCTTGAGCTTGCCCGCCCATTCCTGGTCCGGCTGTTCCTTATGGTCAGGGTGAGGACACCACATATGCTGGTGCTTTGGAGAGGAAAGTGAATTGTTCTCGACAGTATTAATCTGTTAAGGACATGCTCCTCCAAGGTGGTTCTGGCTCTGGAATATACCTGGATTGCCCAGACGTCCTCATCCATTTCTGGAGTGTTTAATGCTTAGCCGTAAAGGTATGAGTCTTGGAAAGTCCTGCCTAAGACGAAGAGGGTCAGAGAATATTGATTTTTCCAGACTCTAATATTGCAAATCCAACACAGGTTGTCCTTATCAGGTTTCTCTTGTTGCCAGCACCCATAAGAGCAGGTGGTGTAGACACTGTCTCCAGGGACTCTCTTGGGCCTCGCGGTCGTCCAGATGTTGCCATTGGTGCAAGTAGACTGCGTCTGTGGGGTTAAACACCATGGAGCACGCCCTTCCATCTTCGCTGCATAGTGCTGCTATGTTGGTGCCACCAGAGGGGTTTCTAGGATAGTGTGTGGCGGGGGCGGTTCCGTCTGCGGTTGAAAACCTGGCAGCAATCAAACGAGGGTTGAGTGCGCCGCCTGAGGTCGCTGAGGAAATGTCTATCCCCAAGTGGGACCCACACGCCCACGCCGGACAAGCAGAGCCATGCAAGGGTTTGAAGAAGAGGCTGTTCGAGGGAGGCAATAACACGTTCAGCCAGAAACTCTGTAGAAGAGGAACTTTGTTTGGTGCGAGACGAGGCCTGTCAACCATGTCGACCAGCTCAGCAGTTCTGAAGGGCCTCTCACCCCTCCATTCTGTTAAGTTTAGAGCAAGTAATACTTGGGTGGCAAATTCTCCAAACCCCAGAATGAAACTATGTCTCTGATGATAAAATGTATTCATCCAGTCGAGGAATGGCTGATTTTGTATCAGTGTTGAGGCAGTGAGCCAGCCTGCTGGCTCTGGCAAGAGAGTTCCCCGCTGGCCTGCTATGACACACCCAGAAACAGTCAGTGGATCCGTCATGCACAGTTCTGTTATATTGATCGGACTCATGCAAAACCCTATACTGGCAAAGGCTGCCAAGGTGCCCCGATGTATTGGCTGGCCGGGAAAGACAATCAGGAGAACTTTTGGGGTGGGTGTCTCTGGGGCTATAGAAAGATTGCAAAGCTTGGAACTTGGGGGCTGTGGAAGATTATAAGTTCTGTTGTAGCCGAGGGATAGAGATTCTTGTTGTTCATGGGGGGCCAGGTTGCCTACTTTCATCATATGTTCTCTGAGGAAACCGGACCTCCAGTACATAGTGGCATGGGCCAGGCTTTCCTGGTAGATGACATTTCCGTGATGGGTGCATCTTATGCTTGAAGAGGGTGCGCCTCCTGACACATAGCCGATCGTGGCAAAACACAGCTCTTGTATTGTTAGGTGATGGGTAATATCTCTGACTCGCAGTGGATCAACCTCACATATGAACCCAGGGGTTTCTGACAGCAGAAACTGGTAGGGGCATGAGACCCAAGCTGGGATTAAAATGTCAGCGCCTCGCTGACCGCTTATAGCCATTTCCAGAAGACAAGTGATTGTTCCACCATCACTAATGTCATGGATGCTTAAGATGTTTCCTCCTGTGAGATGATAATTAATTGTTTTAAGGGTCCTCCAAACAAGGTTGGGGTCAAATGTTAGCAAATTGGTGCATGCCAGTCCCAGTAGTGTCGCTGCTATGGAGCCGGAGAGGGTACACTTGTGATGTAAAGATACCCATATGAGGTGACTTCCAGTGCTTTTGAAATCTGGGGTGGGTTTGGGGGCGAGGTAGAGTGGACCAGTAGCTTGTGCTGTGAAAACAATAGTCATAAATGGGGCTGTTGAGGTAGATCCGTCTGGCGTGCTCTCACTGGCGGATGTGGTGGAAAAACAGATGCCAGCCTCCTCACAGAACTCCTTGCAACACCTGAGACAGTAGTTGACTAACTCATAATGTCTGGACCTTGGGCTGCAGGTCACGGCGGCAACTATGCTGATGTCAACCACCAGTATGTGGGGGGAGCAGAATAGATTGGTGAGGCTCTCTAGGAGGGCATACATGACCCCTCTTCTTGGATCAATGTTGAGTTTTCTACACTGTTCTCCAAGGGCCGTGGTGATGCAGATGCAGTCATGGTTTGTCTGGTGCGGGGGTCTACCTGGATCGAACCACGCCTCTACATCCAATATCAGCCTCTTGGCGACCCTGGCGTCGACCTTGGTAGTTTTTGTCCCTGATTGGTAGACCCCAGAGTAGACTGTGGCATAATCACTCACTGGAAAGTCCAAAGGGCCGCAGCCTTGTTGTTGAACAACCTGACCCTGTCCACATCTGTCCAGATACCTTACAATACCCTCCTTGCTTTCTACATCCGGATGAGATAGGAGGAACTCCATAAAGGAATTAAAATTTATGCTCTGCCAGGAAAATCTGCCATGGTGGGGTATTGTTCTCCCGCGGTTGGAGGGTTCTGGCCCCCGTGGGTAATATGCCCTATGAGAGAGGTTGCCCTGGAGGGAAAAGTCAGCCGGGCCGTCTGTGGCGCCTGTCCTAATATCAGACACTACAACACTTGGCGGGCCAGAACAGACCTGCCCAAGAAATAACATGGTGAGGCCACACCTGCTACAAATCTGAGCAAGCAGATCTCGAGGTAGAACAGCCTCTCTAGTGTTATGGTCGAGGCAGGGTGTATTGGAGACAATCAGGGGGAGCACGCAGCAGACTTTGTTGAATAAAACTTCTCTACAGGCATCTTCATAAGTGTCACATGTACTTGTTAACAGCTCATCAAGCAGATCCTGGCTCAGGTGTGAGAGGTCAATTGTGGCATGGAGGGGAAACAATAGTTCCAGGAGCAGTTCCTCTATTGAACTCAAGTGAGGTGGTCTTATGCTTTTCACGATGACTTCGGGGCCCAAAGCACCCACAAGACTGGCAATAGCCTGGGATATCCCATTTGCTATTAAGGGGCTTTGGACATTGGTGTGGGGTGGCACGGTAGCCAGAGGGGTATCCTCTAGTGATCCGATGAGCACAATGTCGCCACCTGAGGGATGTGTGGCGCCAACCCAAGTCTCGTGGAGATCTCCAGAAATTGAGGAAGTGGTTGAGGTGTGAATGAGCACCGCGCCCAACCCTTGGTCCGCTTGAGTGATGTGCCTAATGAACCCGACGCCCACACCCAGGCCACAGGCATATAGAGACCCAGTCTGGTCCTGGACCGCATAGGTGGCTTGAAGGCTTGAAAAGGGAGTGGCCTGAGAAGGAGCGAGAATGAACAGGCCCAGGGTTGACTGGATGGGTCTGGACCCCGGGAGCCAGGCTTGAATAAAGAGCAGTGGTTCCACGGCGTGGCCAGGACCCTGGATTCGGGAATGCACGTGCAGGTAGGTGTGGCGAACATGTAGGCTGTTAGGATCTCGGTGGTTGCGATTCAGTTCTGGGTGGCCGGTAAGAAAGAGGGGATATCCAGTGGCATAAACCAGTGGTGGCGACGTAGAGCCCAGGCAGACCGAAGTTCTGTCTGCGGCCCTCGGCAAAAAGATCCCAGAGCTCACTGGGTCGGGAGTAGGTGGGTGGGGACGACGGTAGACAGTAGGCAAGAGTTCACTCTCTGGGTCAGACCCCAGCGGCCAATTAATGCATTGGCGGGACCGGTGCTCGACATTCCACGCATGAAAATATGATAGGACACGGCGAGCGACTTCTTCAGCTGTCTCAGAGCCCTCGCAAATCAAAGAAACTAAACGGTGATGAATGAGGTCTAGGCGAAGGTTTGAGTGACGTAGGCACGTGCCAACGATGGCAGGGTTGAGTAATTCATGTAGGCCTGTGGCTGGTGGTAAGTTTCGAAAGTGAGAGTATGCAAAATCCAAGAGGTCTGGTCTTCCGGGGAACCCCCTGGGACGCATGCCCAGGTGAAGTCTTGGGAGGTTGTGGGTCAAGGCAGCCGCCAGGCGACTGAACAGGTCAGCTAATCTGGACCTGTCATCGTCCTCGGCAGAGGGAAGCAAGGCCCTGCACTCCAAGACACGCGTTGGCAGGAAGCGACCTATACCAGGATTCTGTCCCCACGCGAAAGGCAACCCTCGCTGGGCGGCCAGATCTTCCACGCTTGGGGCACATGGGTAGAAGACCCTCAATGTCCAAATAAAATCGTCTGACATGGTCCTGGCTCAAACTCAGTGTTCTTGGTTAAAGGGGAATGCGTGTGGCGGCGGAGGGTGGCATGTGTGTTAGTGTGACATGTGCATCATGGGGGAAAGAATGTCAGAAAGCAGGTCTGCCCTCGGCAGAGTGGTGTGGTGCGACGCGAAGACATACCTAGATGGCGCTACTCACGAGTTGTTAGTCGCGTAAGAGGGAGGGCAGGAAGATACTCAGACCCAATCCATCTTCGCTGGCCACGGGACGAGGAAGAATCAGAACCTGGAGGGCGTGGAAAAATGCCTCGCCTGGGACTCAGCCCCCCTCTCCCCTCGCCTGGGACTCAGCCCCCCACCCCCCTTGAAGAGGGGGGGGGTGTCTGCCAGCAGTTAGGGTCCTGGGCCCAGGCCCCGGCCCCCGCCCCCTCCCCGGGCCCCCAGCCAGAACACACCAGTAGGGGGCGCCAGGGGCCCCCTGGGGAGGCGGGGGGCCTGTCCGGGGGGAGACCCTGGCCAGGAGTCCCCTCTCCTCCCCACCCCCACCCCCTGCCCCCAGAGCCTAAGTCCAGCAGGGCCTGCAGTTCCCCGTCCCTCCAGGGTGGCGCTGCCTCCCCACGGTGCGGACTCTGGCTCTCCCCGAGCCCCGGGCGGCCAGCTCCGGGCCCGCGGACCTCCCCTCCCCCAACACCCCGACCCCCACCCCCTCAGCGGCTCCCCTACCTGTTTCTGGCCGCGGCAGGGGTTCGGGGCCTGTGGGCGGGCCTGGGAGGGGCGGGGCTCCGGGGGGGCGGGGGTCTCAGGCAGGGGACCTCCTGTGGGGGCGAGGGGGCCGGTCAGTGGGGACCCCAGACCCCCGGGGGCGGCCCCGGGGCTTACTTTCACTTTAAACTTTGGCGGCCCGTAGCGGGGTCCCCGGAGGGGCTAGACCCGATCCGAGGGCACCCCCCGGCAGGGCTCGAGCTCCCCTTCCCCCTGGGGGGGTCGAGGTCCCCCGCCCCCGACCCCCGGCGAACCCGGTCTCGGGGCCGCGGGGGAGGCTTGTGGGGACCCCGGGCCCGGGGAGGGGGGGCTGGCGGGGGGAGTGCCCCCCTGGGGGAGGGGACCCTTGCCCCTACCCCCCACCCCCGGCGGAGGGGGTCCAGCCCCCGGCAGGGGGGCGCCAGGGGCCCCGGTTCCCCCCGGGCGCGTGGCGGGGCGGGCCTGTCCCCATGCGCAGGCGGTACCGGCCGCGCTAGAGGCGCGTGGAGGCCGCGCCTGGGGCCCGGGGCGGCGCGGCCTGGGGAAGGGGGGCTGGGGGCGCCCAGGGACCCTACCGGGCTGCCGGAACCCCCGGGGATGCCTCAGAGGGAGTCCCTGAGCAGATCTGGCGCAGGTAAAGAGCTCCGGCAGCGGCCGGGCGCGGGCTAGGGCCTGAACAGTTGTGGGCCAGCTACTCGACCTCAGGTCTTCCGGCCAGCTAGGCCAGCGCGGCCACCCTGCCCCAGGCACAACAGTAGGGGGCGGTAAGGGGGCCTAGGCCACGCCCATTTGGAGTTTTCCCCCTCTCC